GGATACGCGCCGAGCATTGCCGCTTCCGATTTTGTCGGGTGTATCCGCATCCTTCCGCCGACCATCACGGGGAGTTTGAGCTCAACGGGGTAACCATCTACGAGTCTGTAGTAACGTTCTGTCATGGGGTAGAACCTCACTTGATGGGTTCGTGGTTAGTGGATAGGTGTCGGGGTTAGCCGACCCCTGTAACTGCGTCGAGGTCCTGGCGGACGATCTTCACGACAGGGAGGTTGGAGGATGTCTCAGGCGTGTCCGTGATGTACAGGTCGCACCTGGCCCCCGCGTCGAACGCCGTCATTTCGGCGAGATCCTCGCCGTCCGGAACGCGCACCGCGTATGACACGCCAAGGCCCGCAAGCTCGATCGAGGCGGATGCCCCTGACGTATTGGAGACGCAGACGTACAGATCCCTCGCGTAGCCGCTGACGGGAGCGGGCAGGGACACCTCTGTCGAAGCGACGGCGAGGTCGAGAAACTGGACCGATCGGTCCTTGAGACCGAGGACGGGCTGCATGGAATCCCCGACGGCAGGGGTGATCGTCCCGAATTTCAGATCCGTTATCTCCTGGTTTATGCTGGAGATGAGGCCAGTTGACACGTCGAAAAACGCGACGAATACTCCGTCGAGGTGGATGTACCCATAATCGTCGATCTGGAGTTCTGAGCCCTGGTCGGAGGAGTCGTAGTCGGTCCCGTCGTAGGTGAAGGTCACGGGTGTTTCAGGCACATCCCACCCTGAACGCTCGATCGTGTCCAGCGTGTAGCGGATAGACTTCATCTCCTCATCGAGTTCATCACCCTCGACCAACCCCTCAAGGTTGACGCTGGTGACTACGGAGGGGTTCTCGTCGAGGTCCATGTGGGCGAGTTTGGCGTCCTGTATACGCGAGGATTCTCGTTTGGTGGCCATGTCTTTCTCCTACTGCCTACTGGCCCTGCTGGTCGTTCTGCTGGCTAACGATATTTGCCCCAAGCATGTCGCCGAAGATGGCTACTGCCTGCTTCAGACCGTCAATCGTGTTGACTGCGATGTCCACGCCGTCGAGGGCGTCCTTTGAAACCTTCCCGTCGACGTCCTGCTTGATTTCGTCTATCTCCTGCTGGATGGGATCCTCGTGCGGCGGGTTGCCTGGGCCGTCTGCCGTAACGGACCCTCCGGAGAACTCGACGTCCGTCTGGAGGGTGAAGTCGTTCGCGCTGTTGAGGACGTCGTATCCGCGCTGGAGCGCGCCGATGTCATCAACGAGGAGCTGCTTGGCCTCGGCGAGGTCGTCCGCGTTCCTGAGCCAGATTGTGCAGACGGACGTGCGGTACCATGGAACAATCTCTGATGCGGCGTCCTCCGGTATCTCCTGGAAATCGACCGGGGTGGCGACATGGTCGAACTCGGAGAAAGTGTTTCCGTCAAGCCCGGCGGGGAACTGGTGGTAGACGAAGATCTTGGAGGGGATGCGGTCGGAGGAGACGACCTCCGCCCTGAGGGCGTAGCCGAAAACACCTCTTATCTCGGGTGACTGCGTAAACCTGACCTTCAGACCGCACATCGCTATACCCTATTTGCCAATGAGTTTTAACAGAACGTTGAAATGCCCGGATACGAAAATTACGACGATGAAGAATACGAAAGTGTAGAACGAGAGGAGAGGATGGTCAGATATAACCTTGGCGACGATGTTAGCGTGTGCGATGTCCACTGACGGGAATGGCCCTTTATCAGGCGTTCCGCCACTTCCTTCATGGGCTAATACTGGCTTTCCTCCGCCATGCCCTGAGTCGATCTTCCTGATGATGTCCGCAAGGCCCTCTCCGAGTTCCTTCCTGAGCAGGTCGAACTCCCCGTTGTTCTCTTCCCTCAGGTTCCTGATCTCCTTTCTGACAGAGTCGAATGTCCTCTCCTGGGCGCATGTGAGCTCGAACAGGTTTTCGGCAGTCTTCTGGATCTTGTCCTCGCCAGAGAGTCCGTTGCATCCCTCCATGGCTGACTCGATCCTGGCTATCCTGTGTTCCTTCTCCTCGGCGTCCTCGTGATCCTCGCCGTATTTCTCGTAATAGCGTACGATCCCGTCGATCGTCCGCTTAGCCTCAGCCCTTATCCTGTCAGAAATCGCCATTTCGGATAAATCCCCTTTTATCGAAAACCTAAAAAATTATACCGAACTAGAGCCTTCCGCGCAATGTCTCAATGACGCGGGCCCTCATGGCGCCTGTGTTTACGGAACCGCGTCTTTCGCAGGCCTGCGCGAGCGGCGATCCGGAACGTATTGTCGCCAGCCTTTCCGCCCCGATGTTCACCTGTCCGACGGAGCCTGCGCCTACGTTGCTGAACCGCACCGTGCGCATTCCCGCCTGGTCGGAAAGGTACGCGCTGATGACGGACGCGGCATCTGGCGACCTTTTGGACTCAACGGGGTTCTTGTTCCTCCCGTTCGCGGTTGCGGACGACCACCTTCCGATGATGTCCCTCCACACGGTCCTCCATCCCGGTACGCCGAACAGGCGGAGCTCCTCGGCCCTTGAGATCTCGCCGAGAAGTCCGTGCCACACCGGCGTGTCGCGGACCATGCCGGCCACGCGGAGTATCTCCATGGACTCCGATGGGGATGCGGGGGAAGGGTCGCCGGGAAGTCCGCATGACGTCCTGGCGTCCGCCCTGCGCAGCGGATCCGGACGGAAGTCTGGTTTCGGCTCATGGGCTTTTCCGTACATCGACGCTGCTATCCTTGACGCGTTCGCCCCCGTTCCCTTGGCGTACCTGCCGATGGATGGTATGGCCAGCATGGGGTCGCGCGGAACGACGTCGAGTGTCTCGAACCTGCTCGGATCGGGGAACAGGCGCTTGAGTATGGAGAGGGCGTTGCGGTAGCTCCCGTCGTTGTAGCCAACATGCGTGGCTGACGGGATCTCCCTGTCGTACGGCGAGAGGAAGACGTGGTCGTAGTCCTGCACGCCGACCACGCCGGCGAAGTTGAAGTAGCCGGAGGCGATGATCGTGTCGCACCGGCTCTCGTACCCGCTCCATCTCGCGTAGTCGAGGAAGGTGTCGCGGTCGATCTGCATCCACATGTGCGGCTGGAAGTAGCGGGCGGCGTCGGTGACGCCTTCGGACCTCCTCCGATCCGTCTCCCTCACGAGGGTGTCGCGAAGTCTGGAGTGCCAGACCCTTCCCATGTCCGCGTAGAACCCGTCGGACGGGTCGAACATCCTGATCCAGCGCGGCGTGAAGTCGTCCCACGTGCATTGTCGGGTCTGGAACTGGTCGTCGGAGCAGAAGAGGATGCGTTTCGCGATTCCCCTCTGCTCGCAGGCGTGGCGGAGCTTGTCGATGATGTTCGCGTCCTTGGCGTGTGAGAAGCGGTCCGGCCACTGGAGGTGGATGACCTTCGAGCGGTCGACCCACGGCGGGCAGAAGCCGCAGATGTAGACGTTGCGGACGAATGGGCAGTTTTTCTCGACGCTTCTGAGGGCGTACCGGAGCTCTGTGTTGTTGTCGGCCGAACCAGTGCCGATGACGAACACGGCGTCAACGGCATTCATGGCCAAGCCGGCCTCGAAGGGGGCAGGCGGAAGTTTGTCGGCCTTCGCCGCCCAGTACCTCTTCACCTCCCTTCCATGCGCGTTGCCTGTGTAGTGCAGTATTTTTCCGTTCCAAGACGACGGCATGTCGGCGAGGCGCGTAAAGCTCGTCTGCCATCCTTTGGCGGAAAAGTCACAGAAACCTTCATGCCATTTTTCGTCATTGTGGTATAGATGCCCGAAAATGCACTCGTCGTCCTCGATGGGGAACTCGCTGTCCAGGCTTTTAAGCCGCTCATTGGCGTCGTTGTGGAAAAACATCATGCAGTTCCAGCACATTCGGTTGTTATAGTCCCTGTCGGGATGGCGATTGTCTGGATTCTCCACATGATTGAGAGGCCTGCGCACAAAACCCTTTTCCTTGGGTCCGCCATTGGCCACATAGTCGAAGCTGGGGTCGTATTTCCCGGTCTCGTTTGGGGCGTAGAACTGCGTGCAGATGAACCCAGGTGATGAGGCGGCGTAGTCGAAGCACTCGTCCAGATTGCCCACGATCTCGGCGTCATCGTCAATCCACGCCCACTCCTTTGGGGAAAGCCTTGTCGCTATCGCATGCAGAAGCGCCTTCTTGGAATACCATCCGACATTGCGGCTTACGGCTCTTGACGCCAAGGGTCTGGACAGGGCCCACTCGTCGGAGCAGTCGAACACCGTTCCTCCGCTGTATTCAGCCGCGGCCTCGCAGTATTCCATGTCGTCGTCACGCCAATCTCCGGGAGGCCCGGGAACTATCACAAGAGGGATTTTGTTTCCGGAGGCGAAATACGCCCTTATCCACGGGCGTATCAGCTCGTGTCGAGGAGACACCACAATACACCTGTCCAGCATGTCCATATCGCCTCCGTCGTTGCTCCCGGAGACGATCCGGTCCATTTCCCTATGCCCTCCTTTGTCTACGTAGTGTATGCAGAAGGTCCTTCCCGGGGCTTCTCCTTTCCTCCATACCCATCCAAAGGCTGGATCCATCTCCGTGATGCTGAACATTCCGTTGAGCAGGTCCTGGTCTCGCAGCTTGAGGCCTACGCGCCTATGTATATCAAGACCGGCATCTATCTTCCTGCGCCACTCCGCCTTGTCGATCTTGCAGAGATCCATGACGAGGACGCCCGCGTTGCAATACACGGAGCCATTATATCCGCCGAACCTCGTCTTGAGATATGACTTATACTTGTTCTGTTTTACGTCAGACGCGGCGGCGAGGCCGTCCTTCCCTGTATCCACGTTCAGTATCTCGGCGAAACCTCGAAATATGTCGACGTCGACATCCAGCCATACCACCCTGTCATACTTATCGAACTGCCTCATCAGCGGGATGGCGAGCCGCGAGAAGTAGACCATCTGTCCTTCCGGCGCGCCGGTAAGCAGGCTTCTGGCCTCTTCCATGTCGAGATCCACTATGTCCACTCCGGGGACATGCTGGTGCAGACGCCTGACCACGTAGTTCCTGTATCCAACGTACCTATCGCCCGAAGCGTACACGGCGAACGCGCATTTTTTACGATCCATACTCTCCTCATCCTCCTGCCGTATTATACCAACCTATTCGGATGCCGAGAATCCGAACACCCTTCCGAATCGCCTCCCGAACGCGCCGACGAGGAGTGGTGTGTCCGATCTCGGGGGGGCGTCCGAGACGCGCGTCGCCGCGTGCGTTTCCGGGGAGGGCTCAGCCTCCCTGGCGGACGCCCCTTTGAACCCGCGCTCGAACCGGCAGGCTGAGGGGAACAGCTTTCCGGCGAACTCCATCGCCTTTTTGAACACTCCGTCCGTATAGGCGATGTGAGTAACGTCGGGGATATCCTTTGTATTCTCGCAGATGAAGCGGTGGTCGTATATCTGGCTTCCGCCCGCGTCGATGAAGTTGAAGTACCCTGAGGCGATGATGGTGTCGGACCGGTTTGCGTAGTCTGACCATTCGGCGTACTTCAGGAAGAGGTCGCGGTCGATCTGCATCCACATGTGCGGCTCGTAGTAGAAGACACGCGTGTCGTCAAGTCCCGCGTCGCGCCTCCGCTTGGCGTCCCTCTCAAGCGTGTCGCGCAGCCGCGTGTGCCACTCCCGCTTCATGTCCGTGTACCACGTGTCTGACGGGTCGTACCTCCTGAGCCAGCGCGGGGCGAAATCCTCCCATGAGCAGACATGCGTCTGGAACTGGTCGTCGGAGCAGAAGAGGACGCGCCTGGCCATCCCCTTTTCGGAGCACGCCCGGCGGAGCTTGTCGATGATGTTGGCGTCCTTGGCGTGCCTGTACTTGTCCGGCCACGGGATATGGCGTACCGTGTCCGTGTTGACGAACGGCGGCAGATCGCCGCAGATGTATACGTCGCGGACGAACGGGCAGTTCGTGTCTAGGCTCCGGAGCGCGTACCTGAGCTCCTCGTTCCCGTTCTTTGAACCTTTGCCGATGACGAACACGGCGTCTACGGCCAGATCGTCTGGTATTCCCGCCTTGGAGGTCATCATGCCGCTCATGAGCGAGTCCATGTTTCCTATGAGGCACTCGAACGGCGCTGGGGGTAGTTCGCTGACCTTGGCCTCCCACATTTTCTTCACCTCCCAGCCGTTCCTCCTGGATGCGTAATGGATGGCCTTGCCATTCCAGTCCTTCGGAATATCTGAGACCGACTTACACACCGTCTGCCATCCAAGATGCGAGAAGTCTCTGAACCCGTCATGCCATTCCTGGTCGACGTTGTAGAGATAGCCGAAGATAATTTCGTCGTCCTCTATCGGATAGTCCTTGGACAGCTTGTCTGTAAGCCTCGCGTTCGCGTCATTATGGAAAAACACAAGGGAGTTCCAGCAGAGCTTATCCCCTCGGTAGAGCCTGAACATGCCGGCCGGACGGGAATCCGTCTTTCCAGGCCTGTAGAACTGGGAGCAGATGAACCCTGGCCTCGACTCTGCATAGTCGAAGCATTCAGACAGGTCTCCCGTTATCTCAACGTCGTCATCGACCCATGCCCACGCCTTCGGGCTTACGCGCGTGGCGACGGCTCGGAGGAGGCTTTTCTTCGTATACCACCCGATCATCTTGTTGAGGGATGACCTTTGGGCGAGACGCGCGGAATTTTTCCACTCCTCGGAGCAGTCGAGAACCATCCCGCCGCAGAAGGCCGCGGCGGCTTTGCAGTAGTCGAGGTCGCCCTCCTTCCAGTCTCCATCCGGTCCTGTCATGATGACGAGCGGAAGCGTGTTTCCTGAGGCGAAGTACGCGCGTATCCACGGCCTGATGAACGCATGCCTCGGGGCGATGGCGACACATCTGTCTGAGGAGAGGGATACGCCAGTCTTTTCATGTCCGGACTCTATCTTTTCCAATAGAGCCTTGTGTCCTTGATTGTCAGCGTAATGGACGAGCCATGCGTTGTCTACCGAGGACTCACGCCAGATACTGTTGTATCTCTGGTCTATAACCTTTACATTGAACAGCCCGTTAATTAGATCCTGGTCTGCGAACCTGAACGTTTTCGCGGCATGTATTGATATGCCTAATGAAACGCGGTCATGCCACGATTTTTTATCTATCTTGTCAAGGTCCATGACGAGAACGCCAGAGTTGACGTATACGTCTATGTCCCTGCCTTGGAAATACCTTTTTAGTTCAGCCTTTCTTCGTTCTTGACGCATATCAGGGCTCGCGGCGAGCCCGTCGTCGCTCGTCTCAACCTCAAGCACGCCGGCGAACATACCTGAAAGGATTTCCGTGTCGCAGTCAACCCACACGACCCTGTCGTATTTCTCGAACCTTTCTGACATCGGGATTGAAAGCCTGGAAAACTTAGGAATATCGGAATCAGTCAATCCAGGAAGCGCCGTCCTGACGTCATCCATGTTTAGATCGACGACATCAACGCCAGGCGCGAACCATCCGAGCTGTCCGACAAGACGCTCCCTGAACCTTTTGTACATATCGCCTTGAGCAAATACGGCGAACGCGCATTTTCTGTTTAAGGCCATTTCACCCTCCATGAATGAATCACGGCACTTCGATCACATACTCGCACATTCCGACGCCCGACGTATCGTACACCTGGCTCTTCTGCTCTCCGACACCGGGAACGGTATAGAACACGACGATCGATGGGCAATCATCCGTCTCCGGTGGCGTGACGGGGGACGACGAACCTGCATGGCTCGGCCCTGAGGACGCTCCGTTGGACGAACCGGCATGGCTCGGTCCGGAGGAAGAGACCTTAGACGAAGACCCCTTCTGGGGGGACGATGCAGTGGGATAGGAGACAGACGATCCGGACGTCCCGGATGATGGATACCATCCAGAGTCTTTCGATCCTGTAGACTGCGATGAATCACCGGCCGGTGATCCGGATGTCGGATAAGACGAGGATGTTCCCCTTGCAAACGCCCATTCGTTTTCCATTCCCTACTCCCTTAAAATTCCCCGTTCGCGTGTGGGTCCTCCGGTGGGTCCTCCGGCGGATCCTCCGTTCCGTCTTCCTCGGTTCCACCCTAGGTGGTCTCCGTATTCTCGTCATCGCAGCACTTGTTGACGTGGCTTGACGTGGGCAGGCAAATCGGATCGGCGTCGATTTTCGTAACGGTTCCGTTGTCTATGCACACCTTTTCCGTGGTGAAACAGTATTCCCCTCCGCTTGATGTAAATCCCGTTATGGAGAGGAAGCAGTTTTCGTCGCTTCCGCTACCTCCTCCACCGCCTGATCCGCTTGACTGGTCTCCGTGGCTACTGGACGAACTGGACTGTCCGGACGAGCTTGATGATCCTGATGAGCTTGAGGAGCTTGAAGACCCAGATGAGCTTGATGAGCTTGATGAGCTTGATGAGCCTGACGATCCTCCGGAGCTCGACGAGTCGAACGTTGATCTTGGGATGACGATGTTGATGTCGAAGTTTGTCGAACACTCGCCATCGTCGATAGGTTCCTTCGTGATCGTCATCTTCGGCTCGTCGCCGATCTCGATCTTGCCCGTCATGCTGAGGCTGTCGAGCGGGCATGGGATTTCGAGGTTGATCTCGGGCTCATAGAAATTCAGTGTGCAGTCGTCGCCATTTCCCGAGACGAAACCGAAATTCCCGAAAACGTTGAAATTAGCCCCTCCCCATCCTGCGCGGAAAGCGATGTTTTTGGCGATCGTCGCGAACGGGCAGGGGAGGCCTATGTCGAAATCCTGGGTCTCGAGGTCGATCTCGCACTCCTCCCTCCTGCGGATAGCGAGCCTTCGCGTGTCGGACTTCTTGTCCTTCCAGTCGATCTTGATCGTGAGGTCACGGTTGAGGTCCCTGATCGGGCACGGAAGCCCCAGGTCGAAGTTCTCTGCGTCGATCTCCGGCTCGCACTCCTCCGCCTTCTTTTTCAGGGAGATGGTCTTGGTGTCCGACGTCTTGTCTGTCCAGCTAAGGCTGATCGTGATGTTGTCTGACGTGTCCTTGATAGGGCAGGGAAGCCCTAGGTCGAACTCGACGTCAAGTGGCTCGATGGAGCATTCCTCGCCGTTGTTCTCGGTTTTGACGTAGACCTTCTCGTCCTCGCCCTTGTCGTCCGCCCAGTCGATCTTTATGGAGATGTTCTTGTCGCCGTTCGTCCGGACTGGGCACCTCAGGCCTATCTCGAAGTCTATGTCGTCCGGCTCGAGACCGCACCCGTCATCCTCGTTCCAGATGTAGCGCTGGATGTGCTCTGACTTCTCGTTCCATTTGAGCTTGGCCTTGAAATACTTGTCGTCGATGCGCTCGATTGGGCAAGGCAGCTCGATGTCGAACTCGTTCTCGTAGTTCCCGTCGCAGCAGTCGCCGACCGACTTGAACGTGTAGCCGACGTTGAACCGCTCGGTGTAGCCCTCGAACTTGAATTTGTAGTCGATGCTGACGCAGGCGCACGCGGACGGGATGTCAGGGATTGGGAAAGTCCCGATGATCTCCGGAGGCACCGGCGGATGTGTCGGGTCTATCGGGTCGCAGTAGGGGAAATCGTCGAACTGGCGGATGTCGACGGATCCCCTGTCGCACCCGTCGTCCGACAGGAACGGCAGCCTTCCGCAGTTCTGGAGTTTCTGAGCGTCTGACATGTGAGTATTATACCAACGGTTACCGTCAGGAACGCGAACCGGAAACGGCGGCCCGGTAGAGGGACATGACCTCAGTTCCCGCGGTTATCTCGATGCATGGGACATCCCTTCCTGCGCACGACCCCGTCCTTACCCTGTACGTCCCTCCGGGGGAAACGACGATCCCCCGGCCTCCCTTGAGGATGATGTTGCCGCTGTTTATTGCGTTCTGCCCGCAGAAGAAGAACAGGGGGGAGCGGCAGTCCCTCGCGCCTTCCGGTCCGTAGTCGTATCCGCACGGGTCGAGCCCGTAACGCCTTCCGACCCTGACCAGCACGCTACCGTTCCGGACGGTCGGGCTGGTCCTGTAGCCGTCCTCAAGGACGACGTCGCCCGACGCGACTGCTGGCGAACCCATGCCGGGAACGCCAGAGCTTCCATTGACGGAAATTCCGGACACGCCCGATCCGTATGACAGACGGACGACCCTAGCCCTGAGGACCGGCAGCCCGAAACTCCACGACCCCTCGCCGACAGACGACAGGATGTACGCGTGGCTTGACATTGCCAGGGAGAATGAGACCGCCCTTCCTCCGACCGTGAAACATCCCCTCTTTGCCTCGAAAGACCCTTCACCGTCTACGCCCCCGCCGGAAAGCGAGACGGAGAGCGCGACGCCGCAATACCTGAGCGTGACAATGGTCTCTATAGCGCCGACGCTGACAGACTCAAGGAGAAGGGTGCAGTCATCCGACGGGTCGGCCGAGCCGTCGAACACAAGCGCGTCAAGAAGGACGCAGTCAATCGCGGAACCCGCCGGAACGCGCCCTCGCCACTCGTCTCTGGCCATCGGGTAGGACCTGTTCCTGTTCTCATTGAGCCACCCAATCGTTTCGGAAGTCACAGTGCGCCTCCTGACAGTCCGGGGACCTGTATGATGACGGCGTTCGACGTGACGCTGTCCATCGTCTCGCCTTCCGCAAGCTCGACGCCCATCCCGTTCACAACAACCTCAGGTTCGGTCGTCTTAGGCGAGACGACGCCATCCTCAAGCGTGATGGAGAGCGGGTTCGCGTACCCGACCTCGTTCGGGACGACGAGGTAGAACGCGTTCTCCGCCCCGTCAGCGTTCTCGGACGTCGGTGGGACGAAGACCTCCTCAAGCTGGTATGTCTCAGGGAGGGGCTCACCGGCGTCCTCGTAGGACTTGTCGCACGGGCCGTCTTCTCCTTCCCCGCACGAGCAGGTGTCGGCCGGCATAAACGACAGCTCCCTGTGAGCGGCGGCGCAGACATCCTCCCTGTCTATCCCCTCAAGCTGGAGGGCGACGGTGTTTGATCCGGGCGCCAGTTTCGAGATCCTGAACGGCGTCTGCCCGTCAACCACGCAGATGACCCTCCTGACGGACAGGTCCTCTGCCGCCGAAGGCCTCGGCAGGACGTCGAACCTGAGCGTCTTCCGCCCGTCTTCCAGAGTTCCGCTTGAGACCCTAACCTCGTCATCTGCTCCGTTCACGAACGATACGTCTCCAGCTGCCGGACCCGCTCCTCCAACCGTGATTGACGTGACGCCGCCGACGGAAACAGGGAAGAGGCACGATGCGGCGAACGCAGCCTGGTCAGCCGTGTACCTCATCTCGTAGCCCCTGTGGGCGAACTCGGACAGCGCATCTACGGACGACGCGCAGAGGACGCCGCACGGCCTGGACAGACCAGAGAGGTCGGTGAACTCGACCGAAGCACCGTCCGGCCTGCCGGTCATGATGACGCCAGTTCCGTCTGACACGCTGAACAGGCCGTCCTCCGACACGGAAGACAGGTAGACGGTCCCGGACGGGTTGACCGGGTATATCGCCGCGTCGATGAAAACGCCGTCCGGGATGGCCGATCCCTCGGCGGACGGATCCCTGCCTCCGGCGAATGGGTACGCCCTCAGCGCGTTCTCGTTCTCAAACTCAAGGAAAATGCCTTCCATCTGACTCTCCCACCCCTACATCACCTGAAAAGAAGGACGATGTTCCCGTCCGGGTCTGGTGCAACCCCGTTTATGGACCTGATCGGCGTCGCCCCGCACACGCCGTCTCCCTCAGCGAGTCCGACGCACCTGGACATCAGCTCCTCCGCCGATCCAGGGTCAAGAGACAGCGAGAACCCTCCGCCCGAAAGGGACGCGTCAACATGGCCGGAGAACGAGAACCCGACATCACCTGAAACCGATTCTCCGCTTCTCGGGTCCGTAATGGACCTGAGGCCCGAAGGGGTCGCCGCGGCAACGCAGCAGGGAAGGATCTCGGCGTACGAGAACCTGTACGTCTCAGGAAACGTCGGGAAGTCGAACGACCCGAACGCGATGACGCCTCCGGCGTCCGCCATCCCCGGATATCCGGAAAGGGGTTTCAGGGCATACGGGAAATACGGCCTGAACGACGCGGCGGACACCGTGACGGAAAGGGCGTCGTCCGTCGGGGAGACCCCGGCGTACGCCCTGAAGCACACAGACACCATCGCAGGAGAGACGTGTGCGCTCTCGAGCCTGACCGACGTAACGCAGTCCGTACCGTCGCGGAACGGGACGCAGAACCTCGCGTCCGCTATAAGGCTGTCCGGCAGCTCTTTTCCGTCTTCCGACACGAGCGACGCCCAGTCGGCGAATGGGAACCTCCTCATCGCGTTCTCGTTCTCGAACTGCTCCGCCATCTCCATCCTGACAGGCATTAGTCTCCTCCGTTCAGTTAAGCGAGCCCTACGCGTCCACCGTCTTCCTGAGCCTGCCGAGGTAGAACGTCTGCCCGCCCGAGACATACGACAGGTCGAACGACGCCTCACCGCTGAACCCTCCAGTCGACACGGCGTTCACCATCTCGCTCCTGGCGGACATGAACGTGACGACGAGCGTCCTTCCTGGCGGGACCGGATAGGTCATTCCTATGAGGCCTGACGCCGAGTCGTAAGATGACGTCCGCTGCGTCCCCTCGGCGGATGACCACGAGACGGACGCCTCGACGACTTTGTCCGTTCCGGATATCGAGCTTACCCTGGCGAGGACCTCGAACGCGGACGAGTTGTTGAGGACCGCCGTGAACGAGCATCTTGACATCTTTCCCCTCACGTCCGTCGTCTGGCTCGGCTGCGGGAGTTTTGGGCTGATGTTCTTTCCAACGGGGAAGGCGGCGAGCGTCAGCGTAACGTCGTCCGGGAGGGCCGGCGCCCCCAGTCGCTCCCTGAACATCGCCACCGCGCTCTCGTAAGACGCGAGAAGGTCGTCGATGCCTGGCGCGTCTCCGTCGGACCTTGCCGACTTCGCGGACCTTATCCTATCAGCTATCTCGGCGAGGCGGCCAACGACGTCCCCGTACATCGAGCAGGTGCAGCATGCCGTGCATTTGGCGTGGATGACGAGATCCCTCGTGAGGAGCCCGTTCTCGTCATAGTACGCCGCATCCCCAGGCTCTAGATCGTAGCAGGTGTCGTTGAAGATCCTCGCGTGTCCGGTCGGGCCGGCGAGCAGACTGTTTCCGCCGGCGGTCTCTGCGCACGAGCACGGGACCCTGCCCTCTCCGGCGCCCGGATCGGCGTTCACGGCGAACCCGTTGACAGGGCTCATCCCGTCCGGATCGGAAAGGGACACGTTGTTCCCGGGCGTCACGGCGATGTCGCCCATCAGGACGAAGTGCGGGCCGTTCGCGAGGGTGTGCCCGTCTCCCTCCCTTCCGTCATAGACCATTACGGATCTGAGGGAAGACGGCTGGAGGCTGACGCATCTCGCGCAGAGGGTAAGGTAAGAGTCCCCGTCCAGCCTGGGTGAGGAGGAGGATGGAGTAGAGGCTGGAGGGGACAAAGATTGGGACATGGATGAGCACAGGGAAACGAAGTTCCGTATGCCCTCCGAGCACATGGATATGACATACGCGCAGAACCCGGCATTCCCGAAAACGCACGGGAAGGGGTCCTGCGACGCATAGACGGTTATCCGGACGGATGACCCGCCGGCGGACAGTGCGAACGAGATGGCGTCACCTCCCGGGAGCGAGAAGGCTCCGACGGACGGCCATCCGCCTTCCGGGATTGATTCGCTGAAAAGGGTTACGTGGGCGTCCGTGAAGCACGACTGTAGCGCATTCTGTAGGCCGTCCGCGTCGGAGTCCGATACGGTTCCCCATTGCGCCCAGTCCAGGAGCTGCCCGTCGGAAAGCGGGAAGGCTGTAAGCGAGTTATGGGACAGGTATCCGTTTCCGAGGCTCACAGGATGGCCTTTCTGGACAGGACGTAGCTTGTGATGAACTCCGTGAGCCTCTCCCCTAGGGCCGCGACGTTGCCCGTGAGCGTGTTCACCGATGTCTGGAGGTCGTTGACCGTCTGGTTTATGAACTCGGTCTCTGCGCAGCCACAGCACGGCTTCGCGCAGGTGTCTCCGATGCTGATGATGCCGCCGCTCGTCGAGACGGACACGCACCCACCGTCCGCGCCCGTGATTTTGACGTTCTCGACCGCGATGCCGTTGATTGACCTGACGTAGTTCTGGCCAGTGTCCCCGCAGTCGCAGGACTCGGAGTATCCGGAGTCGGGGTCCGCGCTGACTTTGAGCGAGTTGGACGCAGGGTCGTAGTCGAACCTGATGTTGTCGCCGGCAACCAGGCTCACGTCCCCTGTGAGCCCAAGTGACGTGTATCCGGAGGAGTCGACCGCCCTCAGCGTGCTCACGCCCAGAGCCGACGGCCTGACGCACGTCGGCTCAACCATCGTCTCCTCCGGGCGGAACTCGTACAGCCCGTCGGGCGTGGACTCAAGGAACTGGTCGAGGTCGCCTATGCAGATGACGCCGCGGGCGGAGGAGAACGACCCTGTCCCGGTCATCTGGTAGGACATGTTCTTCTCGTGCGTATCAGACGAGACATGGATAGACATCGCCATCTCGCCGGACCTCGCGCGGAAGACGAGCGTCACGCCGCCGCCGAGAACGGACATCTGCCCGAGGTAGAGGAACGGGTCGAAGTCGGATCCTGCCACGGAGACGGACATGTCCACGACGAGGCAGTCCGGAACGGACCACCCGTTCTCGACGAGCGCGCCGGCGGAGTCGTTCGGACGCAGGCCGCAGCCCTCATGGAAGGGGTACTCCCTGAGGGCGTTCTCGTTGAGCCATCCGGCGGCTATCGGGTTCGATGTGACGGCCATACTTCCTTAGACCTCCCTGCGCTACTTGACCACGTTCGCGCCGAGCTCCCCGGAAACGGACCTCACCGCGCTCCTGATACCGTCCGCGGTGTTCGTCATGACGTCCACGCCTTCCAGAGCGTCCTTGTCGACCTTGCCGTCGATCTCCTCCTTCATGCCGCGGATCTCGCTTGCGATGGCGCTGATGTCGCGCGAGGATCCGGCAGTCTCGGTGGAGACGAGCGACCAGGAGATGTTGATGAATCCGAGCGGACCGGTGTAGGCGTCATAGCCGCTCGGGGTGACGGCCCTCGATATCCTGATGCCGACGAGGTTGCCAGGCCTGAGCTCCGCGACTACCCCCTCCTGACCGTAGAAGTCCGACGCGGCCGGGATCGGGCTTCCGAAGGCGTTCGAGACGACGTCGTCGCTGTCGTCCGAAAGACCGTCGTCTGTCTTGACCATGATGGGGTCGAAGCCGTTGTAGACCGTTCCTTCCGATGTCTCGTGGCCGAACGGGATGATGACCGTGCGCTCGCTGTCGGGCTTGAGAAGCCTGGTCTTCAGGTTCATGTACTCCATGCCGGTCCCGACCCTGTAGTCCGGCAGGATGTTGTACGTGAACCTGACGCAGGCGTAGCGCTTTGCCCCGGTTGCCGACACGCTGAAGCCGTTCTCGCCGAAGACGGAGGCCTGCAGCTTGAGCTCGTACCTCCCGTCGGGCAGGCTGGCCGGTACGCGCATCATGGCCGTGAACGCCGACGGTGACGTCATCGCCGTCGCGTACCCCTTCAGGCGGACATACGGGAACATCCCGATCTTGGCCTGCTCGGCGTTCTCGAGGACGATCTCCGAGAACTGGCTCTGGTACGCTCCGTTGTCGAGCGACAGGACGACCGTCCCCTGCCCCGACGGGCATCCTGCGCTGGAAATGACGGAGACGCCAGGGCCTCCGACGATGCGCTCGACTACGGGGCCGGCCATGAGAACGCCGTTCCTCGCGCGTTTTGGGACCATGTATCCGGGAAGGCCGGCGCCGGCGATCTTGAAGTCGAACGACCCCTCGATCTCAAGGTCGCCCGTGTTCGCCTCCGTGTCCGTCCCGTATCCGACGATTCTGAAGGGGGAGCCCTCCCTGACCTGTATCGACGTGACCGGACCTGTCGAGCACTGGAACCCTCTGACCCAGCGCAAGACCTCTGTCTTGTCTTCCGACGGGTCGATCAGGCTACCCCTGCTTGAGAACGCCTCCGGCCACGGACGCTTGCCCTCCGCGTCCGAGAACCAGTGGATCGTGTCCCTTCCGAACGAGACGGTCGGGCTGGACGGGAAGAGCGCCTTGCTGTCCATCTCTACGCCGTTCACGACGAGCGCGGCCGCCTTAACCGGCACCGGGGGCCAATGGGATGCGATGGCCTGGTCGAACCCGATCGCGTAGTCGTAGACTGCCCCGGGCTCGAAATCGGTGATGGAGCAGGAGAGGATGTCTCCTGGGCTGATCGTCGCAGAGCTACCTGCGATGTCCTGGAACACCATGACGGATAGCCCGTTCCCGATATCCTTCCATACATACGATGAGACGTCCGTGACGACCGCCTCGTCTCCGAGAACGCGGCTGTTGCCGTCATAGACGACCATCCGCATGCCCGTTCCGCCGACCACTCCGTATCCGGACGACATCGAGTCGCTTCTTACGTATGACGAGACGATGTCGCCCGAGCCCTCCGGGATCGTCTCAGCCCCCATGGCCACGAGGCTGGCCTCCGTCCCGCTTTCGTTGGACAGGACGGCGAACGTCCCGCCGCCGGTCCCGTTCAGGGCCCCGGCGAGATAAAGGGCGGAGTCGGCGAGCGTCGACCCCAGCAGAACCTGGCTTCCCGCGTTCGGGTCCGGGTCCGCGCTGAACGTGTACGTCACGCCGCGGTAGGTGAAAGTAGAACCCTCCGCGATGACGCCGAGCCCAAGGACCTGCACGGTTGACGGGAACGCGACGTTCACCGTCGCGGGGGACGCGTCGATCCTTCCCATGACGGCGACGTGCGGCTCCGGTGTCGATCCCTGGCCGCCGCCCGAAGGTAGGGAAGCGACCGACAGAGGACTGTGGTCTATCCATCCCCTGCCGGCCTCAGGGAAGGTGAGCGCGGGCCATGTCCGCTGGCTCTCCGTGAGGTCCCGGAAGGCAAAGCCGCTGTTCGACTCCGGGAAATGCACCCTGGCGGTCATTCCGTTGGAGATAGGGACCTCGATTCCCGGGCCTGGGATCTGGACGCTTCCCTCGACCGGCGATCCGCCCGTCGGGGTCTCGGTCCAGTACAGCGTGACTCCGTTCGGCCAACCGCCGTCTGACGATCCGCTCGACGGCGAGACGAGCCAGAAGGAGTATGTGACGTCCGTTTCGGCCGTCCATGTCCCTCCGAACGTGAGCGTCGGAGCGGATGACGGATCCTCCACATCGTATGAGACGGGAAGATACCCAGCGGTCGAAAGAGTGCCGGCTGGCCTTGCGGTGAGGACGGCGCACCGGTGTATGTGGGACATGCCGATGTCGAGGAACTGGGGCGTGACCATGGCCGACCCGGAGGAGAACACGCCGCTTCCGGAGACTTCGCCAGTGATCGAGCAGACGTAGATGAGCGGGCCGTTCGGGCTCGCGGTAAGCTTTCCGGCCTCGTTGGACGAGAGGTAGTACCGCCCATTCCTGAACGTCTCGCCCTCCTGGATCATGTCGGATACGGCGATCGGGATTCCCGCGGAGAGGCCCATCTTGCCGTAGACGAGGACGTCGCCGTTGGAGGAGTACGCGTCGCGCCGGACGAGGATGCCGATCGAGAACGCGGAGTCGGCGGCCTTGAAGTCGTCGTACAGGCTCATGGTCGCCCTCGCCTTCGAGAACGTTCCGTTCTCGGAGTCGATGTAGACGACGCTGCCGACCCTCAGATCGTCCGACGAGTCAGACGAGTCCGTCCCGTCGCCGCTGTCTCCGAGCCTGACGTCTGTCAGGATGACGGATGACATCTTGCCGCTGTCGAGCAGCTCGCGTAGGCGCTCGTAAAGGTATGCCGTCCTGTCGCCGAGCTGCCCGATCGGCACGTTGAGAACCTCCGCGCTGAGGTCTTCCCCGTTCTCGAACTTCGTCAGCTGTGGCCACATCAGTGTAGACATAAGAACTCCTTTTAACGGAACACGACCGTCCAGTCAAGGGCGATCTCGAACCCGGACGGCTTCTGGAGATAGACGCCTACCGACGCTCCCGAACCGGACGGCGAGGAATACCCGGATGACGCGGACGTGTCCTTTAGCGAAGCCCTGGCGATGACGCGGTATTCCCCGCCGCTGTATCCGAGAAGGACGCACTGGTAGATGTAGCTTCCGTCGCTGAACGTAGCGCCGTTCAGGATTCCGCTGTCCTGGGAGTTCGACACGGCGTGGAACGTCACGGCGTTCCTGATAGACCCGTATACCTGTCCGCCGTCACCACCGGGGGACTGGTCCGACGATCCGGAGGAGCCTGAGCCTGATTCCTGGGCGCCCCCTCCGATCGGGGCCGCGGACTCGCGACCGACCGTGGGAGAGTACGAGAACCCGACGATCTGGATGTCGACCGTCGCCCCGTCCTGCGCCGACGTGAGTTCGCTCACCAGACCGTCCCACGTCTGGTTCCTCGTGATGACGGACTCGGTCGGCATCGTCGCCTTGTCTCCGTAGATGAACCCTATCCTGGACGGGATGAACGACGTGTCGCCGCCGAACGCGGCGGCCACGGACTCGGCGGCCATGTAGCTCAGCGTGTTGTGCCTGGCTCCGGAAATGAACGGGGAGCGCCTGCCGGTTGAAAGGTCAATGAACGACGGGCTGACGACGCCCCTGTGAAGACGGATACCATCCGAAATTTTCATCATCACTCCCTGACTGCCCTCTTTTTCGCGGGCGCTGGCCTCACGAACCTGAACCCCACCCTGTCCCCGTAGGACGCGCCCCTTCCCTCCAGACCAGGCAGCGCGACGGCGTCGAACGTCTCCACGACGGCCGGCGCCGACGCCGACACGAGGGCTCTTTCCATCGAGCTTCCCAGATCCATCCTGTCGTCTTTTCCGACAGGTTGGTGTTCCACGAGGAACAGCCGTATCGCGGACGGGACTACACTTGTCAGTGTACCAAAAAACATGGGGTCCCGCATGAGTGACGGGTTCTCCAGCTGCGACCTGTCGATGACGGCGAAAATGGTGTTCGCGCCAACGAGGTTCCTCAGCATGAACTCAGCCGGGGATATCTCAGACCCCTCTTGGCCGATGAGGCTCTCCATGCTCACGCCGGCCTTCTCGGCCGACTCCCACACGCCCTTCCAGAACGCCTCGCGGTCACCGTCCGTCCCGCCGACGTCGAAATAGAGCCTCCCGCTTCCGGACGGGTCGCGCTTGACCCTCGTCGTGCCCCACATGGCGTACACGCCGTACTCGGTCCTTACCCTGAGGATGTCCGGCGGCAGGATGACGGACGGTATGTCCATCTTGAGGGGGACGGAGAACCCGGTCGCGTATTCCGGCTCGGCGACCGGGCCGGACGAACCGCCACCAGATTCAGATCCGGATCCTGAGTCCGACCGGACGGAAGGGGTCTCCTCCCTCAGGAGGTTCAGGTAGGGATAGACGCGCAGGGACTCGTCGAGTAGGTCCCCCCTGGAGAGTACAGACCCGGGATGGAGCCCCTTGACGAGCGTTGCCCTTTTGCAAACCCTGTACATGCCCATGTCCGTCTCGACCTCCTTCGCGTCGTCAGTCTCCGTTATGCTGACGACCGTCTCGCGCTCGTTCTGGATGACGGGGATGTTCAGCATGGCCGCCATGAGCGTCCTGATGAGCTCAGGCGTAAGCCCGCTGGCGACCGAGCTCCATGCGGCGTTGATGATGCGCTTGACGATCGCGGACGACGGGGCGCTGAGCCCGAGCGGGTACGAGAGGTGGTCGGCTATGTAGTTCTTGTCGAACAGGACATCCGACGCCCATAGGATTGCCTCCATGTCGGCGTCCTCAGGGTCGTCGCTTTCGCCCGGTATGTCGTACCGCTCGAACGGCGACCCGTCGGCGAGCGGGTCGTCGGACTCCCTGAAGATTATGGTGTTGTTCCTGAAGGCGAAATCGCCGCCGTCCCCGGTGTCTGCGTTCAGGACGACCGTCGGGTTGATGATGTTGTCGACGATGCTGGAGGCCATCCCGACGATGTTACCACCGATGGGGTACGTCACGTAGTCCGCGTGGTTGGCCATAAGCCCCATCTGCAGGACGGTCCCCTCCCCGTACACGCTTCCTTCCGGCTGGGCCCCGATCACGCCTTCCCCGCCGATCGACAGCATGTTCTCCTGCGCCCTGTTCCTCTGCGAGCGCCTGACGGAGATCGGGTGCCACAGCTCCCTGTGGAAGACGGGCGCCCCGTTCCTGTCCTGGAGCTTAGCGGCCTCGAGGATGTCAAGGTAGAGCTGGGCGAGCCGGATTCCCCTGGCTCCCTGCAGGCCGCGGATCATTCCCTCCCCCTTGTGGACGCTCCTCCAGATGCTGCCGAGCCAGGAGTAGAGCGTGTTCCCCGCGCTCTCGGCGTATCCTTCCGGGATGTCGACGATCGAGTTCCTGACCATCGGGTCGTCCTGTCCGTAGATGTCTCTCATGTCCTGGAGGCCTCCTCAACCGAATCACGCGTTCGGGATCATCTTGATCTGTATGCCGCCCCTTTCTGCGGCGAACACGACCGTGTCCTTCGATATCATCGCAGGTCCGTCCTCGATGGACGAGATGTCCAGGGCGTCCCCGCTCAGGCTGTGGGCCACTCCGAGCGCGTCATGGAGCGTTCCGTAAAGCATATCCTGGTTCGGCATGTCGACCGACACGGCGCCGAGGTTCTTCAGGATCTGGACGATGTCCGACCTCGTGAGCCTTCCGACGAACCCAAGACCGTTGATGTGGGTCCTGATGAGGGTCTTCGCCTCCTCCTCGTCGATAGGGTTTTTCGGGTCGTAGTGCACGACCGCGTTCACGGACACGCTGCAGACGATCGGGCACCTGACGACGACGTCCGTGGCGACGCTCCTGACGTCGTCCCTGTCCACATACGCCTGGATGTCGACGGCCTGCGGTAGGCAGTACATCGTTACCTTGAAGTCCCGTGAGGATGACCACTCGTATCCCGTTTCGGCCGATCCTCCGTCCGGCGGGACGTCCGTGAGCCTTATCCTGAAGCCCTGCCAAACCGTGTTGAACGCCTCCGCGGGTCCGGAGGACACGTCGATGTCGTGCCACGTGCCCGAGACGTCGGCCGTGCGCTCGGCCGTGAATGCGAGCGACGACAGGACGGTCTCGTACTCCTCCGCGCCGACCGACCCGGAGGAGGAGGACGACGCCGCCAGTCTGCTGAACGGGTCTGAGACTGACTTTACCCAGCACGCGCCCGGGAACATGCCGGTGGGGACTTCGACTGTGTACGTCCCGTCCGACTCACCGGCGGAGCCCGTGACGGTCTTCGTAACCGTGAAGGCGTCCGTGAAGTTCCTGACGTAAAGGTCGATCCTTCCTCCGACACCGACACCGAACACGTTGTGCCTGTCCCTCCTCTGGGCCGGATGCCCGTATCCCACGGACGAAACCGCGACGATGGGGTTGTCTCCGGAGTCGAACTCGGCCCGCAGCATGCCCTCTGACGCCGTCCTGCTCACGAACCCCCTGATCGAAAGACCGGATGGGATGCTCTCGATGATCGACTCGAGCGACTGCGTGTCTGACCCTCCGCCGAAATCCTTGTAGGCCTCGGCCATGACGAACGTGGAGACCTGCGACCCGGGGGAGAGAGACGTGCCCTGCTGGATGTTCCCGGCCTCGCCCACCTCGGACGCCGTCACGGGGACGAGGAAGAAGTATCCTGCGGCCCCCTCGTAGAGCTTCGTGGTGGGCGTCACGCTCGGGTTACGGATGCCTGCGGACGTGGCGACAACCTGCGCGTCGGCTTCGAACGACAGCCCGTCGGCGGTCGTGAACACGGCCCCCTCCGGGACGGAGTATGCGAGCGCGCCGTCGGAGACGACGATTTTCACGGTTCCCCTGGCCTTCGTCCCGGACGACGGCGTGATGTTGAAGTTGGAGAGGATGGACGCCACGTCCTCCGGGTCGATCTCCTCCCCATCGTCCTGCGCCTCCTTGAGCATGGCGAGGGACGACGACTTCCTGGCCTCCGCTATCTGGCCCGACACGACGCTCTCGACAGCCGCCTCCGGATCGACCAGGAGGTCCCTCAGGACCGTCCCGCTCCTCGTGTCGAGCTTCCTGTTGTAGGCCTTGATGCCGGCTATGACCGTCTGGGCGGCCGAGTCGAAATCCTCCTGCGTGATGTCATCTAGCGTGATCGTCTTCATCAGTGAACCCCCACCGCTACCGGTATGATGTATGTGTACGACTGTCCGGACGCCGTCGTCAGCAAAACCGAAATCTCGACCCTCGACCTCTCCCTCGAGTAGCTGAGACCGGTGACCTCGGACTCCTCGAGCGACTCGTCCGCCGGCGTGTCCTCGTCCGTTTCCTCGTCCCCCTCCTTGGTCTGCGTCCTGGCCATCATGTTCGCCTCGGCGGCGACTGCCTCAAGGGTCGGCATGTTGTACACGAGCCCCTCGGCGACGCTCGGTACCAGGTTCGTGCCGTGGCCATCCCTGAATTTGGCGCTTCCGAGGGCGGTGATGAACGCGTTCGCGTACCGCTGGACCATCTTCTCGACTCCCGTGACGATCATGGGCTCGCCCGAGACATTGGAAACGTCCACGTCTACCGGGACCCTGACCGCAGGGGCGTCCAGGATCGTCTTGAGCATCAGGAGGTCAACCGTCCTACCGTCATAGTCAATCTTCGCCGCTCCAGAAGCCATTTAACCCTCCTCCGCGAACTCGTCCCTCATCGACCTGAGCGGAGTCCTGGACGTCACGAACGGAGTCCTCAGGTCCCTCAAGCATGAGACGGACCCCCGCCCGAAGTCCTCGTTGATCTCGCGCCACCCGCCGATCGCGAAGCACACGCGCCTCCTCAGCCTGATGAGCTCCTCTACGCTGTTCCGCTTCTTGTCGTACTCGGCTATCCACGCCGCGTCGTCATCTTTCCAGTCGAAAAGCCCGAGAAGCTCATCAATCGCCATGCCCTTCCCGTCCTCCCCGCACCTCTGGAGGAGAGAGCGGTACGGGCGGTCCATCGCGAAGTCGTTTCGGTAACCCGTCTCCCCGTTCTTGTCCCCGCTGTCCTCGATCAGTAAATCGACCGCCTCTTTAGCCCCCATGTCTACCCCCACCTGCGAAATCGGCGATATCCCTCGCGATGGCCGACGCCCTCTGCGAGACGGCAGCCTGCGAGATGTTAAGCATGTCGGCGAGGCTTGACCCGGACATCTCCTTCTTACCGTGCATGCCCGTCTTCCCGTCGAAAATGGCCTTGTCCCTATCGTCCAGCCCCATGTAGACCGCATCGGCGGCGTATGACGCCCTGTCAGGCTCTCGGAGCCCGGGGTCACCGTACGAGCGCTCGTCGTCAGGGTCCGACTCAGATAACCCGCTCACCGAGTGGACGGCCGACCCCCTGATCTTAGCGATGGCCTTCGCGCTCCAGCCCGTCTCGTCCGTCAGCTCCTCGTCGGTTGGTCTCCTGCCGAGCTCGTCCTCAAGCCGTTTCTCGGTCGCGGCGAGCTCCGCCGCGTTCCTCAGCATCTCCTCGGACGCCCTGACCGGACGCAGCCGCTTCCCGTAGCGGGAGAGCTGGCGCAGGTTCGTGACCACCCACGAGTTTAGCCTCGTGTTCCCCATCGGGTTGTACGACCGTATCGCCTGCGTGACGATGAATCGCCCCCTGGACCTCAGGAGCTCCTTCGGCCCGGAATACTGCATGATCTCTGCGTTGACCGTCGGCATGAAGGCCTCGACCAGCCCGGCCATGTTCTCCGGCGTCTGGTTGACGACCCACGCGTTGTACGCCCTCGTGTAACTGTCCTGTCCTTTTGGATCCATGCTCCCTCCGAAATCCCAAACCCTAGCCAAGGTCGTAGACCGCGTTGATGTTTCCGTCCGGAACCGTCTGAACGGTCTTTGTCGGCCTGACGTGGGTCATCTCGACAAGCGTCGAGCATCCGCCATTGGACGACATCGTGTGCACGACCTTCCTGCCGTACCCGTAATAGATGTCCTTGCCGTCCGACACGAACCTGAACGTGTTTCCGGGAAGGATAAGCTTGCCGTCTACGTCCCTGAAGCCGAGCGCCATCTGGGCCCTGGCCGTGTTGAGCGATCCGTACGAGATCTCGTAGACGGCCCGGCAGTAGTTCATGATCGCTCTGTTGAAGCTGTCTGTCGCAAGGTCGGTCATCGCGATCTCGGATTCGGATATGTTCTGGCCTTTCGCCCCGTCCTCGGCGAACGCCTGGCACAGGATGGGCGGCGCGCTCGTCTTCATGATCCTGCCGTCGGAGCTCTCCGGGTCGACGGGGGCGTAGAGGATGTCGCAGACTCCCTCGTTCCTCTTTTTCTTCTCTCCCTTGAATCCGGACTGCAGCGGTTTCGTGAACATGTTGACCGGGCGGGCCATCACGCCGACGAGCTTCATCATGTCCATCCCCGGCAGCTCGGTCATCATGCAGCGGTCCTCGTCCAGCCTGATGACGCTGTCCGTCCTCCACGGCTTCAGGGGCTCGATGACCAGCCCCTTCTCCATGGTGTAGTTGTTCTTCTCGTTCTGGACGACTCCCAGAAAGAGCGATCCTGACGACCTGACGATCATGTCCCACGTGGACGTTCCGTCATCGGCCGGGCAGACCATGGTCCCGATCGCGGCGGCGATCTTATTGACGGCGTCCTGCGTGGTCACGGCATTCCAGAAGATCATTTTCCCGGAGCCATTGTATTTCTCGGCGATGTACCTCTCCGGGTCGTACTCGTTCACGCCGAGGTTCTTCCTGTACTCCTCCGGCATGTCGTCCGGCGCCTGGTAGAAATCGACGTCATCTCGCATGGCGCTGTAGACCGCGGACACAATCTCAAGGAACGACCCGCAGTTGGCGGACGCGGACGATATGACGCTGTACGCCGTTGACTTTGGCTCCTCGTAGATCGACCCGACCTTCGTCAGGTAGCATGACGGGTGCTGCAGGATCACGGACAGGTGTGGAGCTGCGGTCGCGCTGGCGCCGGAGAGTCCGACGCCGCATAGGACCCAGTTCTCAAGCGTCAGCTTCTCGTCCTTGATATCCTTCTCGGTGCTTTTCGTCTTGAGCGTGATCTTGACGGTACCGCGCGTCTTGAGGCCCTCGGCCTTCTTTGAGAGCTTCTTGTAGAGATCGGCGAAATCGGAGATCCTCGGCCTTGAGACTGACGGGGAGAGCGGCGACGCGTCGTAATTTTTCGACGGGGGGACCATGAGCTCGATGCGCGGGATCTCGTTGACCGCGAGGATGATGTTCGCACCGCATACATCGACGCTCTCTCCGTCGATCTTCGCCTCGAACGATAATGTTACGACCCTCTCCTCCATCGCCTGAAACCCCCGTCTCTACTTCAGGGACTTGATGTCTCCGCCCCCGACCCTCTTGTCCGATGCGATGTCTGGGCCGCCCTCGAACGACCGGATGTCGCCCTCGCCGAGCTTCTTGCCCTTCTTGCTCTTGTCCTCAAGCTGCATGATGAACGCAGCCGTTGCGTGGCAGATTCCCTTCGTGCCCTCGATCTGCCCGATGTCGATCCCGACCAGCCATCCCTTCGTCGAGAAGCTGCCTATCGTGATGTTCATGGCCTTCGTCTTCTGCGAGATGCGGTTCGCGACGTATTTTGTCAGGCCGGCCTTGATGGCGCCCGTGTTGCTCTTGCCCCTGCACGCCGCCGTTCCGATGAACACGGCGAACTGGAGCGTGATGCCGCACCTCGCCTGGTCGTTCCCGAGGGCGTAGATGTACGACACGTCGTTGAAGCACTGGCGCACGTCCACGATCTCCTTGGCCCCGATCGCGACGTTCTCAAGGATCCACGAGTCGTCTATGAGGGAACCGAACGCGCCGACCCTCACCTTGACCGACGCCGTCGGACCCCACACGACCGTTGACCTTCCTACACCGACTATGCTGAAAACTTCCATGTCCGGACCGATCTATGACATTTTACCCAGGCTTTGAGTAGCCTCTTTAGCTGCCTTAACTTGATCACCTACAACGCCCAGAGCTGGTGTGAACTTTTCAAGTTCTTTAAAGATTTTACCGACTAACTCAAGGATATCATACACCACGGAGTCCTGCCTGTAGGCGCCTTTCGTAAGCTCCGCCATCTTCGTGTCATCTATTCCAGCGGCATCTTTTATACCTTTAACAGTATCGAATCCCTCCTTCACCAGGTTCTGCAGGAATGCGGCGGCGTACTTGGAGTCGCCGAAGACCTTGTTCCCCTTAGAATCCTTGATCTCCGCCAGACTTTCGGCGATTTTTCTCCTTTCGTCCGATGACCCATCCTTATATTTCTTCAGAACGTCATCAGTGATCTCGGCCTCGCCCATGTACTTAGCGAGGTCCCTGACGAGCTTCCTGCTCCGGTTTATCTCTTCCTTGGCGATCGACCCTGAACCCATGTTGATCGCGTTCGAGATCGCGTTCTGACCCTTCCAGGCGGCCGTGTCGTCGAGGGCGGTGATGAAGTCGGCCACGTGCTCCTCATCCACCCCCATTCCTTTCCAGTATTCCTCGTTGTGGATATCACCGCCAGCCATCTCGATCATCGTAGCGGCCTGCGCGAGGAGCCCAACCTGGGCGTTCTCGCTACCGAGGACGGCGCGTATCTTGTCGATGCGCTTGGACGAGACCCTCGATCCCAGAAGTTTGGACAGGGCCCTCATGCGGCCCTGACGGGTGTTGAGACCCTTCATGCCGGTCTTCCTGAGCTTGTCGATCTTGTCCTTGTCCAGCATGCCGAGCCCGGCTAGCTTGTCGGCGCTTTTCAGGAAATCTTCCGCGTTTCCAGCCCCGAAGATGCTGTCTATTGACTCGGAGACCATGCCGCCGGACAGGCGGTTGATTTCCCTCATCTCCTCGGACGCCACATCTTCCCTTCCTATAAGGTTTTCTTTGGAAAGCAGTTGCTCAATACGCTTCTTCCCATCTTCTCCAAGAGCTTCTCCGTGGATTTCTGCATATGCCCTAAGAGCGTTCTTTGCCGCTTCCTCAATGGAGGAACCGGTAAAACGCGCGTTTTCAACGCTTTCAGTAACGATGTCAACAAGCGCCGAAAAATTCTCGTCACCCTCCTTGACATTTCCGACACCCCCATTGAGCATGTTCCTCACCGCGTTCCTATACGCCGATTTGCGGATTCTCCCCATGCCTCCTTCGCCGAGGTCCAAGCCTGATTTCTCAAGCTCAAGAATCTTATTCTCGAAAGCGGACAGAGCCTCCTCGTCTGTCTTCTTGCCCTTGAAGTCCTTGTCCATCAGGTTGCCGAACTTGAACGTGTTCGCCACGTTCATTCGGTCCCTGGCCGCGTTGAAGACCTTCCTCATCTGGTCCTCAGTCGCGTCCGCCTGCCAGAAATCCCTGTCGCCCTTCAGGTCGTTCTTCATCCTTTCCGCCGCGGCGCGCGATATCTTGCCCCCGGTGACGCTCGCGTCGTATTTCATGTCGAACGCCTCGGTGATCCGCTCGTATATGCCGGACACGTCCGCACCTTCGGCGTCCAGTGATTCCAGAAGCTCCCGTTTCTTCTCCTTGCTGACGCCGAGCGACCCTATTATTCCCCTTATGCGTTTCTTGGCCCTCGCCTCCTCGGCCCCGGTCATCACGCTTTTGTCGATTTCCCTGATCTGGCTGTCGATCTCGGCGGACTTCTCCGTGCGCTCGATCTCGTCCTCGTCAGCGCCGTACGCCCTGAGGTATTTCCTGATCTGCTCGATGCTCCTTCCCTGCGCGTATCCGGCGTCCATGCCGTACTCGCTAACGGCCAGCCTCCTGAGGGCGTCGGCCGCTGCGTCTTTGCGCCAGCCGCCCGCCCTGTCCTTCCTGCCGGTCAGCGTCTTCAGCGTTGAGTCGCTGTCTTCGAAGTGGTAGGCCAGCATCTGCCTTCCGCCCTCGAGGGCGGTCTGGATGAGGTTGCCCTCCACGCCGGACATGGCGAGCCTGTCCCACGTTTCCCTGTCTCCGTTCAGCCTGAACGCCTGGATGGCGGACGGGTTGCTCATGTACGAGTCGAAGGCCACGCCGCCTATGCGTTTCCTGATGAGCGCCTTCGCGCTGTCCGGATGGCCGGACCTGAACGCCTCCTCGATCCTGGACATGTCCTCCTCGGTGAACTTGTCCTTGTGGGCTGACACGATGGAGACGGCGTGCTCGGTCGAGGTGTCCATGAACTGGGTGAACCTCGACTGGATCCCGAACAGCGCGGTCATCTTCTGCGGTTTCGAGGCTTTCGGGTTGTTCGCCGCCCATGTGGTGAACGCGTTCATGGCGCCCTCGGACAGCGCCCTGATGGCCTCGTTGAGGCCTGACATGTCCGCGATCGTCCTGTTCGTCCCGAGCTTGCTGTCGAGCGCCTGCTGCGTGCTCGTCATGATGCCGTAGGCCTCCTGCGGGTCCATGCCGGCCATGGCGGATGTCACGCGGACCCTTGCCGCCATGTTCCTGGCCCTCATGGCGATCTTTCTGGCGTCCTCCTCCGAACCGCCCAGGAAGTTGCCTCCGGCCATCCTGTCCATGACGTTCAGGGCCTCCTCGACGCTTCCCGTAACCTTCGCGAGCATCGACGCGGCGTCGTTGAACTTTGAGCCGAGCTCCTCAAGCCTCCTCTTAAACCTGTCCGCCTCCTCGGCCCCGCCGAACGGGTTGATTTTGCCGTTCGCGTCGTTGTACGGGAGAGACGACGACAGGAGCCTCTGCGTCACGGCGCCGACCTCGTTCATGTTGAGCCCGTGGGTGAAGCTGACGTTGTAGCCCCTCCCCTCGGAGTTCGACATGTTGAAGACGCTGTGGGCGAGTGCGACCGACCTGTCGAACGCCGCCCTCGCCCCGTACGGGTTGAGCAGGTTCGGCGTTCCGAACCCGGCAGCAGCGTTGATCCCGGACGCACCGTTGGCGATCTGCTGGAAGAAGCTCTTTGGGCTCTGGATGCCGATCATGGGCCCGATCATGTCAGGCGCGAACCGGTAGAGGCTTGATATGACGTTGGACATGCCCTGCCCGAAGCCGGTCATGGGGTTGAGCCCGAGCGTGTCGAGGAACGCGCCAGAGTTCCTCGCCACGATTGCGTCGCTCGGCCTCAATTCGAGACCGTTCCCCCTGACGAAGTCTCCGAGGCGGGCCGACATCATTCCCCTGAGCCCGTCGTAGGACGCGCCGCCCCCACCGCCTCCAGCGAGGTGGCTGAATATGGTCTTGATGTCTGCCCCGCTCATGAGCAGGGGCAGGAGTACGCCTAGAAGATCGTTCATCTCTCGTCCCGTTACCGGCTGGCTTAATTATACCAATTTGGGGACCCGGGATCAAACGCCGGACGCCGGCTCCTCACGAGCATACCTCCCCGTCGGTAGTCCGGATGGCGGGAGCCGACCCTCGGCGATAGCCCTGTTTTTCTCCTCTATGATCTCGTCAAGCTCGCGGAACAAAGCGTCGTAGTCGGTATCGTCCGATCCTCCTCCAGCGTTTTCTCCGTCACCGTCTCCGCCCGAACCGCCCTCTTGGGTCTTTTTAGACGAAGCGTACGGGAACGCGGACCTTATGAGCTCGGACCTGATGTCCGAAACGCGGGACGCGGCTACACTGAAGTCGACGGACTTGCTGGAGCTCTGCGACGCGACAGACATCATCGACGCCATGAGGACGAGGATCGTGTCCCTCCTCTCAAAGAAGTCCCTCCTCGCCCTCCTGTGCGTCACGGTGTGCCGGAAAACCGCCTCGCGGCCGTCCTCAAGCCTTCGGCAGTCGTACCCGATAGCGCCCTCCAGCTCCCTCAGGGCGTATCGGGAAGCCAGAAATTTTCGTCTTCCGCCTTTTCGCAGAGAATCCTGTACCTTGTGTCGAAGTCTGAGATGCAGTTCATGACGGCGTCAACGACGCCCGCGCCGATCCCCTCCCAGAAGTCGGCCCGGCCGACCCACCCGGGCTCCGACAGCGTCTTTCCGTCGCTCCCTAGGGTCTCGAACAGGGGCTTCTCCATCGGCGGCATGTCCGTCCCGTTGAACCTCGCGATCTGGGCCACGAGAATGTGCCTCCGGCCGCGCCCTGAGACGTTCCATGTCGGGTCGGCCACGGCCTTCTTGAACGCCCACGCGGCGAGGGCGTTGGACTCCTCGGCCGTTATCGACCTTACGGTGAGCGAGATCCTGCCGCCGAACAGGGTATAGTTCCTCTCGAACCGGCTGTTCGAGGCGACGGCGTCGATGAACCGCACCTTGTCCTCAGCCGTTACGGTCACGGTCCTCGTCTCGGGAATCGACTTGAGTCCGCCCTCTCTGCCGGGAGCGTCCCCGTCGACGTCATCCGGGATCTCGACCTCCGTATCCTCGGCGATGCGCTCCTGCGAGAAGATGCCTCCGCTTTCATCATACTTGCCGGATTCCCTTTCGGCCGCATCACGAGCGTCCGGATCCTTCCCGGCATTCACGTCTTTACCGGACGTCTCCGGCTTCACTTCCCTGTCTTCTCCTATGACCGTCATCCTGTCCTCCTTTTCCATTGCGCCTTTCGGCGCGTTTACCTCTACCCCCTGACGAGGTACCCGATCTCCAGATCCTCGTACACGACGTCCGTGCTCGGCAGGACCTCTTTCCTGCTCGCGTTGAACCCCTTGTCCGTCAGGTTCGCGGGCTTGTCGCCCGAAAGCCTGGCATACTCGGAACCCGATCCGGCCCCCGGGAAAGGCGATCCGGACTCCTCCCAAAACTGCTCGGAGTACGCCTTCGCCTTTACCCCGGACAGCGTCTCGAAAACGCGCATGACCTGCGCCCACGCAGGCTGGTACATCCTGAAGACGTTGTCCTCCGCGCCTATCGTCCACGACCTGTCCGTCCCGCACTCGGCCGCCGTCCTGAAGCTGAAGGACATCTTGTCCAGCGCCTCGACGCTGAATCCGAGGGAGGCCTCCTTCTCGTCGGCGAGGTCCGTCGTCACCTCGTCTATCTCGGGAAGGAACTCGGACGCGACGTTTTCCACATCGGCCCACATGAGCGGAACGGGAAACTTGTCTCCCTTCGTGAGCGTCAGGTTTTTCTCCGAGAACATCCCGATCGATCCAGCGACGGCCTGGACGCTCCTCCCGTTGACGATGAGGTGGGCGTCACCCTCCCTTGCCGAAAGGATGGTCGATCTCGCCCTCGTCCTGAGCGTCTTCGCGGCGATGGACACGTTTCCCTCGATCTCCTCTCCGCCGGATATGATCCGTGTGTCCTTCCTGGACCTCAGGTTCAGCGTGTTCCCGTCTATGACGACGCCCTGGCCCTTCGTCCGTATGGTGATTCCCCTCACGGCGGCGCCCTCGCCGATTCCGGAGTCGCCCCACGGGGCCATGCCGTTGCCCCTGGACTCGATGACGACCCCGCCCGGCCTGTCCTCCCCGTTCGCGCCGCCGAGGATCTCCATGTTCCTCGCCGCGCTGAGCCTCACGTCGTGGGCCGACGCGTGGATGTCGACCGAGTTCTGGGCCTTCTGTACGATGTCGTCGCCGGCTATCGTGAGCGCGGTCTTTCCGGGAAGGCTCATCACGCTTCCGGCGCACGCGATCGTGACGTTCCCGCCTAGCATGACGATCTCGCTTCCCCAGGCGTCCCTGATGATCACGCTCCCGTCCTCGCCGACGTAGACGCCTGCCCTGCGCCTGTCGTACTTGGCGAGCTTGACCGTCTCGCTCCCCCCGTCCACGCCCTGTATGGCCGAGTCGTACGCGTCGGAGGACGGGCCCATGTCCTCCTCCTGGGGCGTGTAGTAGTCCGGTTCGCCGCCGGCGCCGTTTCCGTCCACCCTCGAGTACTGGTTCTTCAGGTCGTACGCCTGCCTGTCGTAGAGCTCGACCTGCCTGAGCGCGGGATCACCCTCCTTGTGCTCGAACGGCGTGAGGACATCGGGTCCCTCGCTGATGTCATGCCCCTTGTCCGTCGGGTATGCCGTCCTTACCGGGACGGGTATCCTTCCGGCCCTCTCGAGGACGAGCATGCCTGAGGACGAGATGCGCGTCTGTCCGGACGGGTCGACCGTCTCGCGGAAGACGCCCTGCTCTGTCGGCTCCCCTTCCCCCATGACCCTGATCGCGGCGTCCCCGGGGTCCGGACGGAGGCAAAACCTGGACACGACGTTGCCGAAATAACCGGAGAGCTCCTTGAACCTAGGCCGCATGGCCTGGTTCTCTCCGCCTATGGGAGCCTCCGCGTCCGGCGTCCAGACCTGCTGCCCCCTGTACTTCCCGCCCAGTCGCTCCTCCTGGAACACAGCGACGTCCCTCTCGGACGAGAGGAACCTTCCGTTGTGGAACTCGTGCAGGCTCCCGGACATCGAGTGGCGCTGGTAGGTCTCGCAGGTGACCCTCGCCAGGTTCGAGAGGGCTGACACCCTCACGGAAGCCCCGCCGCCGAGCAGTGTGGCCGAGAACATTCCTCCCTTGATGCCGCAGTTGTGCTGGTTTACGTTGGCGAACTCCCCCGGGTAGACGTCCGTGGGGCGTAAATGGGTGTGGATGTGCGTCGAGCCGTTGAACTCGTCGTGCATCGGCTTCATCATGCCGGGGACGTTCCTGTCCCACGTCCTCCTCTCCAGATCGTCCATGGTGAAGAGGCGCCTGTGGTACTGGTCGGGGTCGTTGTACTCGTCTCCCGTGCCCGAGAACAGCATCTCGATTGGCATCCTTCCGATGATGACCCCGGACATGATCTTCCTCCCGACAGGCCTGACGAGCACGAACTCGCCTTCCCTCGGCGGGAACGTGCAGGAGTAGCCGTATGAGAGGGAGACGGGCTCGTCGGCGAAACGGCAGCTCCACTGGCTGCTCGTCCCGAAGGCCTGGACCGTCGCCGTGTGCGTGTTCGGGTTGTATGTGATGACCCTTCCGAGGAGGACGTCCTCGACGCCGTTGTACGCTCCGGAATAGAAGCGCGTGCATCCCATCGGGTCTGAAGACCCGAACGGGACCGTGCCGCCGACCCATCCCATCGGCAGGGCGTTTAGCGTGACTAGCATGTTTAAGTATCCTCCCGATCCGTATCCGCCGAATTATACCAAACGCGGCCAGCTGTGACGGCTGAAAAAAAGGAGGCCCCGTTTCCGGTGGCCTCCGTTCGAGTCAAACTAGCCCGTCATCGTCACATGGTCAGGCCTGTGAACACCGCCTGAACGCCCTGCCCGATGAACCCCCGCCCTCCCTGGACGGTCAGGCTGACGGCGCTCGCCACGCAGTTGTGGCAGGTCAGCGTCTTTCCGTAGATGTTGCAGGTCGATCCGCCGAACGTGACGGACATCGTGAACGTGTCGCACCCGCCCTCGTTCAGGTGCATCGCCTCCGCGATGTCGTAGTCCTTCGACAGGATCGTCTCCGCGGAGAACGAGCCCTGCGCCTCGCCGATACTGATGACGCGCTTGTCACCGATCGTGTTGATCACCTCGACCTGGCGGCCGAACTGGATCTGTGCGTTGATGGCAAGCATCGTAGCCCCGTTGATGGTGATGATCGCCTTGCCAGTCCTTACGACCACGGGCTTTCCAGTGTCTGTTCCAAAAACCGAATTAGGCATTTCTTTATCTCCTTGATTTCACAAGACCGGCGTTAGACCGTCAGGACGATGTCGATGCGGTTGCACGGGTACGGGACGCTGAGCCTGATGGCCACGTCCACGTGGTCCTTCACGAGGGGGTTCTGCCTGATGTAGAGGATCTCGGTCTCCTCCGCGATCAGCTGCGGGCCGTACACGCTCGAGCTGCCAGCGAACTGGTCGATCAGCCGGACGGCCAGGTTGTTCAGGATCGCGATCAGGCCCGGGAAGATGTTGTACTTGCCGTAGTACGGGCGGAAGGTATCGGCGAAGGCGTAGGAGATGCTGTCAACGTTCTTCGTGATCGAGATCTCCCCTGTGTTGAGGTTTCCGTCCGAGTACGCCGTCGTGATCTGGTGCCTGACGTAGACGACGTCGTCGGGGAGGTCCTGCGCGATGATGAGCGTCCCGCCGGCGGCGATCCTGTTGAGGTCGTCGCGGCCGTAGCGGCTGTAGGTGAGCGGGATGGAGTCGATCCCCCTGACCGTCATGTTCGTGAACGGCTGCTGGGGCTCGAGGGACGAAACGAGGCCGGCGATTGCGCAGGCCGCGAACTCGCCTGTCATCTCGACTCCTCCGGAGACGAACTTCGGGGGGAACACGTTCATGGTCCTGCGGTCGGAGAGGTGCCGCGAAAGGCTCGCGATCTCGTCGGCGGACTCGGAGGCGGATAGCCTGTGGTAGATCTCGATCTTGGCCGGCACGTAGCTCGTGCTGCCGATCTTTCCGAGACTGGACACGTCGACCTTTCCGTAGACCTCAACGGTGTAGTTGTTCACGACGCGCTTGACGGTGTAGGTGTCGGGCTCGGTCTCGCCCCAGGCGTTCTCGCCGAACCTGAACAGGACGATGTCTCCCTCTTTGAGGTTCGCCGAGCGGAGCGCGATGTCCGTGTTGCCGTTCGTGTCCGAAACGGACTTTGTTACCCTGAGCATCGTGTAGTCCGTACCGTCTGGAGCGACGCCGACGGTCGGCGAAACGGGGATCGCCAGGTAGTCGTTCCCGTTAAGGTCCATCGAGGAGTCCAGGACGGGAACCGTCTCAGGGACGTCCTTGGAGACGTACGAGACGCGCCACTGCTTCTCCGTCTCGCTGGACATGCTGGCGACGTGGCTCATGACCTTTTCGATGACGGCGCCGTCCCTCGTGACCGGCGCGAGGTTGTAGACCCTGCTGGTCAGGGACGCCTTGTTCAGCACGAAGTCCCAGCCCGCGGAATCGTTCGTCGGGATGGCCATGAAGTAGACCGGAGGGGCCTCGTTTCCGGACGCCGCGTTCAGGCAGGCCATGTGGACGCCCTCGGCGAGGGGGTTGTCCGGCGAGACCGCCCCGAGAAGCCCCTCCACCTGGGAGTCGCCGGTCACGGAATGGATGTTGTCAGCGTAGGACGTGTCGAGCTCGCGGAACTGGACGTAGAGGTCTGCGAAAAGGACGCCGCTGTATTGCGGCTCCTCGAAGTAGTCGGTGACCTTGAACTTCAGGGTGGTGATCTGGACGCCGTAGAAAGACCCGTCGCTGTCAGTCAGTTTCGTGTCGGGCTGCGTCCACTGGTAGTTTCCCGGGCGGTCGAAGTCCTTAGATGTGAACTCGACGCCGCTCCGGACCTCGACGAGCTTGACGGAGACGGAGGATGTGTTGACGGTATCGGGGATGGCGTCTCCGATCGTGATGACCGTTCCGACAGCGATCTCCGTAGAGGAGTCGCCTCCGGATAGCGAGCTGTCGATATCCGTCGCGCTGTCGTAGTACCGGAATCCCTTGACGGTGGTCTTCAGGTAGGTGGTAGGGGCGCCCGATCCGGTCTCCTGATAGGATACGATCAGCGTGTCGCCGACCTTAAGGTCCTGTTTGAGGGCGTCCATCCTGCCCTGTCCGGCCACTTTTTCGCCGGCGAGCCCGAGGAGGGTGTACCCGCCGTTCGCGTCACGCACGGCCTTGACGGCGTCCTTCTCGGGGAGCGTCACGCTGCCGATGTTCGCGAGCTCGACGACCACGTTGTCGCCGAAGAGCCTCGTGAAGGACTTGTCCACCTTCTCCTCGTCGAGTACGGAGGGATAGCGGACGCTCATGGAGGCGCCCTCGTAAAGCCCGACGTACGTTCCCGCCTTCTCTGCCTCGTCCGTGTACCTGTGGAGATAGAAGCTCGGCCCGAAGACGAAAGCGGGCTGCTCACGCTCGACCGAAGTCGGGGCGATTGTCAGATCCTGTTTTACAGTGACCATCGGTTGCTGGTATGCCATTCATTTCTCCTTCCGTGGAGACCCGTTGCGGGCTCGTAAAGATTGACTCTGAACATTATCCTACATAAGAGGAGGCCTAGTTGTCAACGGGCGTGTCCGTCTCGGAAGACAGGTCGCCGAACCTGATGTCGGTCACTCCGGGCGTGACGTCGACCGGCGTTCCGGACACGAAGATCCCGGTCGGGAGGACCGGCTTCATGCCGACGGTCTTCAGAATGGGCGACTCGATCTTCACGGACCACGCGTCCGCCCAAGAAAACGAGACCTGAACGGCGGACATCAGCCTGTCCCTGCCGTCCGCCTGCCCCGATTCGCCCTTCTGGACCGGGACGCGCCCCCTGACGACGAAGCTCTCGAAGCAGTACTGGTCGGCGATCTGGCCCTGGAGGGAGGAAAGGAAGCTCTCCGTGTTGTCAGCGAGGCAGCACGCCTCACCGACGCTTGTCCCGACGTGCGCGAAGGTTGCGGAGCACGACCCGGTGCGCTCGTAGCGCATCTCACCTCCCGGGCTGACGTACGTCAGGCCCTCCGGGCTGATGGACGGGACGGGCTCGTAGGCGATCTCGCCAAGCCTGACGAAGATGGCAGGCAGAAAGTCTGGGCGCATGTCCTCCCACCTGAGCTCGGTGTCTATCCATATCCCGGTACGCTCAGGATCAGGCTTCCAGACGACGCTAGGGCATCCGAACACGCGCCCCTTTTTGTCCGCGTATATCGAGCGCGCGGTGGAGACGAGCATGGCGTAGAGGACGGACGCGGACTTCCTGAGCTCGCAGATGTGCTCCATCCCGCCCACGCGGTGCCACGGCTGCACCTCCTCCTGTGAAATCCCCAAACGCGCCTTACTGATCCTCGGGTCAGACGCCTTCCTCCTGCCCATCCTAGTCCTCCCCTTCTCCGGAATCCGTTCCGCCGGCGACGCCTATCCTGTAGGCCGCGTCGCTGAGCGGGGCCTCGCTGAACGAGACGTTCTGCAGGCAGGGTATGCGCCTCACCTCGGACGTCACGCTGACTGACGCTATGACGTAACGCTTGTCCTGAGCCCTGTCGATGACGACGTCCCCCATCTTCAGGACGGGGTTTCCGATCGCAAGGGCCTCGAACACGCGCTCCTCCCGCGTGCCGTCGTTCGTCCTCGCCTCCCTGTGGGCCGCGTCGGCCGAGAAGGACATCATCATCCTGTGCGGGCCGTAGTAGGCCGGGAACCTTCCGGTCCCGAAGCACTTCGGGCAGTGCGTGTCCCTGACGACGCCTGTCACCGGGTCGAGGCACCTCGGGCATCTCGGGCCGAACGTCGAGCGGATGTACACGTCGCACTCGACGCCGGCGAGGACGCGGGCCCTCAGGAGCTCCCTCCGGATGATCTCGCGAGCGAGAAGGAAGTCGCGCCTCCCGAGATCACCGTACGGCTGCCTGGCCGAGGAGAAGTACGTTCCCTTCGGCGTGTCCATCCTAAGCCTGAAATACAGGACGTCCGACTTCCCGACGAGGTTCTCTCCCCCGGGAGCCCTCCACGAAACGACGTTGACGAGGACGGGCGACACGTCCTCCCACGGCCCGCCGGACGAAGGGCCCCTCTGCACGCGGAAGGTCCACGGCGATGGGTCGCTGAACCCGCCGAAGACCTCCCACGAGTAGGAGAATCCGCCCGCGTAGCCTGGCGCTATCGTGAACGCGCTGAATGGGCTCTCAACAGGCATTCCTACTTTCTGTCCGGGCTAGGACGCCTTTCGGTCTTGTGTTCTTGCCGCCCGGTATTCCCACCGTCTGCTTTCGCCGCGAACTTGGCGAGCGCGACCGGATCGACCCCTCGGTCCTCGGCTGCCTTGACGAAACCCCTAATGAATGTCTCTCTGCTCATGCGTTTCTCCTGTTGCCACTTATTTACCACTGCCTTGTCCGTCGGTCTGTGCGTCATCAAGCGCCTTTAACAGGCTTCCCCAGTCGATCCTGGAGGCACCTCCTGCGAGGGCTCCCAAAGCGGCCCCCCTGCCGGCTTTACCACCGAAAAGCTTGCTTATGGCGGCTCCGCCTATCGCGCCTCCTCCCGTTGAAAGGAGAGCCTTCGTCACGGCGTTCTGTTGCCCGTACCAGTCCCTGGCCCTTCCAGCGTATTTCCCGATCTGCTCCTTGACCTGGTCCCATGTCGCGGACGCCTTTTTCTCGGCATTGCCATTGGCCTCGGCCTCGTCCCTTTCTCCCTGCGATCTGCCTAAGCGCTTGAGAAGGCCATAATCCGCGAGCCCAGGAACTACATACTTTGCGAGTAACGAACCCTTGTCAGCCTCGATCTGCTCCCTAGCCGTTCTGCGTCGTTTCACAGCGGCCGCTATGGCCGCCGCAAGATGTCCGGCTACTGCCAGTGCAGCTCCGGAAGCCCCTCCTTTTATGGCTCCTTTCTTCCCGCCGGCCGCCGCTCCTATTCCAGCTCCAGCTCCAATAGCCGACAGTAGAGCTATCGGACTACCAATATGCTCTGCAACGGCGTGCGCGACAGGTCTTGCGTCTTTGTCTCCCTCGTTCTCTTTGATGGCGGCAAGTTCCCTCATCACTTGCGTCTTTATGCGGTTACCCAGCCGATATGAACCTACCCCAGGGAAAAAAGCTGGCCACATTTTTTTCTGTCGGTTGTCCGGTTGGGACGCCAGTCCAGCAAGATACGCGAGGCCCATTTTGGAAGCCGCCACTGGACCCACACCCGGAAGTGCAGAAATCAAAGCGGATGCCGGCATCCCGGCTACCACATCTCCGGCAACACCGACACCTTCCGCGCGCTTCACGGATGAACACTTCTCCATTGCCATGGTTAGCTTTTCCTTATACATGCCTTATCCTTTCATCAGTCCTGCTGGACCGTCTTCTCCTTGAGCTGTAGCGTGAGGTCGCCCAGCGACTTGAACACGTTGCGGAGCCTGTCCTCCATCTGGACGACGTCGTCGCTCCCGTACCTCTGGTTGAAGTCCTCGTGCTTCCAGTAGAACAGGAACAGGATGCGTCCGAGCCGGTCGATCGTGTCCATGAACTCAGGGACGTACGAGTCTACGACGTTGCCAACGTCGTAGACCTTGACGAGCCCGCCGATGGCGGCCTGGTCGAACACGTGGCGCTGACCGGCGGCCGCCGCATCCGCGGCGAGGGCCTTCGCCTCCTCGTCAAGCGGGAGGGCGCCCTCGAGCGAGTCCGTGTGCCCGTCGGGGATCTCCTCGCCCCCCATGTTGCGCTCCATCTCTCCGCCGATGTTGATGCCGCGAGTCATGCCGCCCTCGGGCGGGAGCCCCGGGACGCCGGTGAACTGGCCGTGGACCATCTCGACGTACGGCGACGCGTATACGGGAACTCCGGAGTAGGGGTCCGTCGCGGGGATCTGGTCCATCGGGGCAGGCATCGCGACGTTCACGAGGCTTCCGACCTGCGCCGACTTCCCAATCCCGGCCTTTCCGGACAGGGACGGTACCATTACGAGAATCCTTACGCCGTCCGAGGAAGCAGCCGCCTTTGAGAGGTAAGAGAACGCCCGCCTTGGCCTCATACCGAACCTTGTGACGAGGTCTACGGCCGCCTGCTTGTATCCCATGGGGCCGTGCGGGCGTTTGGCGCCGTCGACGCTGAAGTAGAAGTCGGATCCGTCTGAGGCGATCTTGATCCTCTCGACTCCCTCGCTCTTCATCTGGTCGAGGATGTCCCCGGGATGTCCGAACGTGTACCTGCTGATCAGGGCCTTCCGTTCCTCGCCGGCCCTGGCAATGCTCATTTCCCGATCCGCATCGCTCTCGTCCGGATTGTATGCGTGTTCCGGCAGCGTCCTGACCTTTAGCGCCTTCCAGTCTGCAGGGATGATGACTCCGGACGATGTCTTCTTCGGCATGCCGCCCTCCGAGCCGACGCTGAGGAAGTCCGAGGACCCGCAGATTTCGCACTCGCAGCAATTGTCTGCGTCGTACCACGTCTTCCTTCTCCCGTCGAAGTCGTGGTAGCGGTCGGACATATCCCAGTCCATGAAACCGTAATGCGGCTCAAGGGAACCGGACGGCTCTGTCTCGATGACGCAGTTCCCCCATCCGGTTGAGAACCTAGTGTGGTCCCCGTCCTTGAAGACGTGCTTGATGAAGAACGGACCGGCCGCATTCCCCTTGTCGTCGATGAACATGTACGGCGTTCCCCTGTCCCTTCCGTCAGTCCCGACCTCGATTCCGCCGATGTCGGAAGCCTTCCCGTAAAGAGCCTTGAGATCGTCACCCTTGTCATCCTTCGCGGAATCCTCCTTGAACTCAGTCGTGAGGACTGACATCGGGGATGCCTCCGCGATCACGAACCCGTTGTCCTCGAAGCAGAAAAGCGTGCAGTCCTTGCCGCAGGTCGGAGAGACGACTGCGTTCAGCATAAAGCCCTCGCGGGTCATACCGTCCCCCATTACGAAATTGTACATCCCGGGACCGTCCGGAGGATTGAACCTGCGCTCGAAGCTGACGAGGGCGTCGTCGTCCGTAACCTTGGCCGTCTCCTCGTCAGGGCGGAGATCCTCGATGGTGAAGTCGCGCTCGACGATCTGCCTGGCGTTCTCCTCGACCGTGAGAGGGCTATCCTCCTTACCGACGTCGGATGCAGGGGTGTCCTGGGCGGACTTAGACAGGTCACCGATGTCACCGACGACCCTTACCTTAGGCGATGAAGCGGCGATCTTGCGCATCCTGTCGACGTGGATGGATGCGTTCGCGAGCCTGTCGGTCCAGAACGCTCCTGCGTCCTTGTAGAGCGTGAGGGCCGCGTTGGCGAACCCTGCGTCGTGCATTGCCCCGAGGAACATGACCATGCACTCCGGTCCTCCCACCTTCTCCATGAAGGACCGGATGTATCCGGACTCGGCGCGCTTCTCAACCTTTCCAACCACCGACGACGCGAGGCCTGCCAACATTTCCGCGGTGTCCGGATCGGAGAGGGCTTTCGCGGTAGCCTCCTTGATGTGTTCCCACGCGTCGGAGAACGTCCACAACTCGTCTTTTTCAGCCGATCCCATCTTCCCGAGCATCACCTGCGGGCGCTGGACAAACGTGAGGTCAGGATTCCGCATGGTCTCCCTGACGCGGTCGTCGGCAGCCTCGCCGATGCTGACGGAATGCCGGCTGATGATGAAGTCGATCCATTTCTCCTCAAGCGGGATGAACTGGTTCGTCTTCTTGTTGAGGATCATGTCGATCCCGCGAACCTGATTGTTCAGGAAGAACGCGGGGACATAGTAGAAGTCGTCGCCGATCTTGTATCCGAAGATGCCGACGGCCTTCGAGCCGTCCTCGCTCCTGTCGACGACCTCGAACCCGATGAGGTACTTGATGAGGGCCGGCGCCCTGTCCTGGACGAACTGGAACGCGAGCGACCCGAAATCGTCCTCGTACTGGCGCTGGTTCGCCGACTCCGGGGCCTGCATCTCGTCCGGGTTACCAGTCACGGGGGACTGTCCCGGGTCTGGCGGGATCCCCTCAGGGCCTCCCGGCGCAGCCATCTGCGCCTCCTTGAAAATGAGCGTTCCCAGCCCGATTTTCGGGCTTATCCTGAGAGAGTCGAAAGTGGGTCTAGAGCTTGCCATTGCTTCTCCTTTGATTCGTCCCTATTATACCAACAAATGCCCGAAACATCTTTTGCTGAGGGCCAGCGGCCTACGCCCACCCCCATCCGAGATTGGCGTTCAGCTCGCGCTTTTTCTTCCTCACCGCGGTAAGGAACTCGTCCCTGAGCCGCATGGACGCCTGGTCATACTCTGCAGCCTTCGCCTGGTCGTTGACCGACGTTCCACCCGCGCTGATCTGGAGGCTGTTCCTCCTGTACCGGTGGGCCGCCATGGCGAGAAGGTTGGACGCGACGCCGAGGAGGAGAATCGATCGGTAGGGGAACTTGTCCCAGTCCGTCCTGTAGATCTCCGGCGGAGTGTCGTTCCACCTGTCCACCGTGATGTTCATAGCCGTCCGGATCTCCTCCGGAGTGAACTCGAAATCGTCGAGAAGGATGTTCGCCGCCGGGTTTTTGTCCCTGAGGAAGACGCGGACCTCCATGTCCGTCATCGGGGCGTCGTTTCCCTTTGGATCGATCGGCCTACCGTCTCTGTCCGTCACACCAGCCATTCGGACCTCCCGGAATTCTTCTTTTCACCGTCCGTCCCTCCGGACCCTCCAGTGCCGTTGAGCCTGAGCAGGGGCGATTTCTTAGGGTCGACCGGGCTCACGTATCCAGGCGTGTCCGTGAAGGCGCTCTCAATGGCGCTCCTGTTAAGCCCTAACAGCTCCCTTACCCTGTCCACGACCCTTCCCCACGCGTTCGAGAGGTGTCCCCTGTCTGCCCTGCCGTGCCTCTCGCCGTCCGCTCCCAGATAGAACGCGGCGCTTCCGACCAGCGCGGGGATCAGCCAGGACTTGTTCCTGTCCCAGAACGTCTCCTCGACATACCCTCCGTGTCCGCCGTGCCCGCCGTATGCGACCTTTCCGATGGACGCCTCCTTGCACAGCCTCTCCGCGACGGAGATCGCGTCGTCCGCCGGAAGCCCAGCCTCCGAGGCCGCCATCATTGCGCCTGCGGCGAACATAGGCGCCATGTTGTCCCTCAGGAACCTGTCTCTGATATCCATGAATGTCCCCCACAGAAGAGAGGCGGGACCGGAAACTAATCCGGCCCCGCCTGGCCGTTAAGACCGTTGGACGGCTTGCTGGCTATGTCTCGATTCGCTCCATACGGCTAGCTGCCGCTGCCAGAGTCAGAGCCCGAGGTTTCGGTGTCCCAGCTTCCCTGGAACTGCGACCCGAACCGGGCCACCGCCATGCCGGCGATGTTGCCGAACGAGAAGCCGCCCAGCCAGTAGCTGAACCACTTGATGAAGTACGCCTCCTTGTTGAGGTACATCGTCCAGTCGGTCAGCGTGTAGTTGTGGCCGAGGAACGACGGCTCCGCGAAGAAGTAGATGTACCCCTCCGGGACCAGGCTGCGCTTGATCGTGGAGATCGCCTTGATGCCCATGATCGTGGTCTCGGTGAGGCCGTTCTTCCAGTGCTCCTGGGCAAGGTCGCCACCGATTTCCTGACGGTTGAGCTTCAGCACGTCGCGCAGCGTGTTCTCGTGCGCAAGCATGACGTAGTTGCGGGCGATGAACTTGTCGTTGGCGTTTCCGGCCGGCAGCATCTTCGTTGCATCCGTGAACGTGTCGCGGTTGAGGCCTTCCTCGAAGTCCCTCCACTGAACCTTGCCGGTGACGGGATGGACGTTGCCGGCCACTCCGCCGCCAACAGTGTTGCTGACGATCGAGTTGACGGTGTCGATGAACTTCCGGTCGTGCGTAGCCATGCCGTCCTTGATGCTGTTGTCGGTGAGCATCTTGCGGATCGGGTAGTTGTACGTCCGGAGCTGGTCGATGTCCTTCGTGAACGCCGGGGTGACGATCCGGGCGAGCGGGGTGATGTACTTGGACCCCGTGATGATCTCGCCCTCGGGGACCATCTCGAACGGGACGTACTTCGCTCCCGGGGAATCGGGCTCGAGGTCGTCGATGACGATCAGGTCCTCGGTCATGGTCTTCGCCAGCTTCTCGTTGCCGATCTTCTCGGGCGGGAGGATCTTGTTGGCGAAAGAACCCTCACGGATGTTGATGCGCGTCACGTCGCTCGCGGCCTGCGCCACCTTCTCGATGTCGGCGGACGCGCCCTTCTCGAGCATGGCGCGGAGGTTGCGGTCAAGAATCTGCTCCTGTGCTTCCTTAGTCATCTGTCTCTCCTTTCCCTAGATGGCGGTTTTGAAGCGGATGACCGAAACGTTGGCGCCGGTGCGGACAGCCAGCCTGCGGTCGTTGGGGCTGCCGGGGACGGCGACCGCGTCATTCACCCAGCGCTCGAACGGGGCCGCGGTGACATATCCGACGAGGGGGTTAGTCCCGTCGCTTCCGGTCGTGGTGAGCAGTCCGTCGGCGACATACAGCTTAGCCCCGACCGTGTAGTTAGTCTTGGACTTGTCGTACACGCTCGTCTCGTACTCGCCGTCCTGGGTGAGGTCGATGGCGCCGATCGCGGGCTTGCCGCCATTCGGGTCGAACGCCGTACCGACAAACCCGGCCGTCGGGTCGGAGCTGTCATGGAGCGCGACGTAGAGAATATTGTCCGTGTTTCCGGCGATCTTGAACTCGGCGTTGGCGCCGGTTGCGTCGGAGGTAACCGCGACGATCATGCCGCGCTCGAACGTCGTAACGCTGTCCGCTGCCGGAAGCGTCTTGTCGACCTGGGCGAGGCTCGGGTAGGGTCCCTTAACAGGAGAAAACCATCCCATGTTTTTTGCCTTTCCTTTGGTTTTGGCTTGTTGGTTGTGAACCGGCTGGCCCACATGGGTCAGTCGACGTAACCCGCCCCGCGGCGGCAGCCGAGGAGCAGGGCAGACCACGGATCATCGACGCTCCGGGAGGAATCGAAGTCTGATGCCCTGCCGAGCGTGGGCGCGGAAATGCTTTCCGCCATCTTCTCGACAAGATCCCAGACCCCTGACGGATCCTCCGCGACCTTGTTGACGAAGTCGTCAACCTTGTCGTTCCCGATCGCGCCGCATCCGGCCAGAACCCTAGCGGCGTGCGCGGCCTTCTTGTTGAAGCTCTCGCGGGCCTCAACGAAATTATTCAGCGTTTTCTTCGTCTCGCCAATCTCGACCTCGGCGGAAGCGAGCTTCTCGGTGAGGCGCCTCCCGAAGTCGCAAAGGTCGAGGATGCGGGCTGTCCTCCGGAGCTCTTCAGCCTCGGGGACCAGAACCTGCCTTTTCTGAATCTCTGCGCTCATCGGAGAACACCTCCCGTCAGTTCGACTTGCGGCACGCGAGGGCGTACCGGGCGAGGGCGGCGGGGTCTACACCCATCTCGGCGGCCTTCTTGCAGAACCCCTCGATGTACTTGGCCTCGTCGCCAGTCGGACTGGCGGATGCCGTCTTCTCGCGGATCTTGGCCTCGATGGCGTCCTTGCGGCGCTGCAGGCATGCGGCGACCTTTCCGAGAAGCCCGCCCTTCGCTGACGCGGCGCTGGCCCTGTTGGCGACGACCGCGGAGGCGACCTTGCTGATGGCGTTTTTCCTGATCGCAGCGGCGGCGGTCTTCATGGCCTCCTCGGCGGCGGCGGCACCGGCCGCCTCGTCCTGGGCGTCCTGGATCGCCTGCGCGGCGTCGGCCTCTCCGGCCGCTGCGGCATCATCGGCGGCGGCGGCTTCAGCGCCGGCCCCGGAACCACCCTCGATCTCGCCTACGATGGCCTTGGCCTGCTCCGGTGTGATCTCCCCGCTCTCGAGCCCCTGCGCGATGATCTCGGCGGCCTCGTCCTCCGTGATGTCTCCGTTCTCACCGGCGGCCGGCTCGGATCCTTCGTCCCCGGCGAGCTCATCGACGAGGGCCTTGGCCGTGTCGACGTCGAGCTCTCCTGTGCGGACGAGGTCCACGATCGCGGCTCCGAGCTCTTCCTCCGTCACGTCCTCGGGGATCTGGACATCCCCAACGCCGGTGGCTGCATCGGCGGCGGCTGCATCGGCGGAACCTGCGTCAGCGGCGGCCTCGGCGGCCGCGGCGTCCTCGCCGGAGATTCCGGCCATGGCCATGGCGTTGTTCGCGGCTGCCTCGGCGGCGGCGGGATCAAGCCCGTCGGCCTGTGCGGCCTTCACGCAGGCGGCCTTGATCAGGGAGATGACGGACTCCCTGTCGGAGGCCTTCTTCTCCTGGGCCTTCTGGATAGCGTTCTCGGCGGCCCCGCGACCGGCCATGAACGCGGCACTCGCGGCGGCGATCTTGGAGATCGTTTCGTCGTCCAGGGCGATAGTCGTCTTGGAGGGGTTCTGAGGCACGTCCGTCTGGGCCTGCTTCTGGGCGGACGGTGCGGGCTGTGCCTGCTTCTGGGAGGCCTGCTTCTGTGTTTCCTGCTTCTGGGCGGCCTGCTTCTGCCCGCTGTCGATGTCGGACAAAAGGTCGTTGATGAGGCTGGCCATGCGGTCGGACGCCTCCTTGGCGCTGAGGGCGTCGTCCGTCACGAGGGGCTTCTCGTCCGGGTTCAGAAGCGGCTGGTCGACCTCAAGCTTGCCCTCGTTGAGAGGCTTTGCGTCGCCACCGTTCACGGCCCCCTCGGAGGATGTCGCTCCGGCGGGTAGGCCCTGCGTGACCTCCGGATCGGGTTTCTCAGCGTCCTTGGGGACTTTCTCGTCATGCTCGGAACCCGGAAGGGAGTCGACGCCGACAAGAGCCCCCGGTTCTGCAGCGAGCGTCTCGTTCGCAAGCTTCTCGAGCCTGTTGAACTGTTGGATGAGCTGGTTCAGCGGAAGTGCCATTTTTACTCCTTTAGTTTGTCTTGTTCCGTCTTTCCTGCCTGCGCCGTCGGTCGCCGGCTAGTACGCGGAGTACTTCCCAAGCAACTTGGCTGACACAGTAAATCATACATAATCCTCTGTGGCGTGTCAACTCGCGGACGGCGACACCATGTCCTGCGCCGCTGCGATCGCGATCACGTCGTCCTCACGTATGCCGGCGCATGCCGGCCCTGACAGCGCCGCGGCCAGCGCGGCCACCTTGTACATCGCGTAGCGCCTGGCCAGCCTGTCCGCGACAGCGGAAACCTCGCCGTCCGCATCCGCGTCCGCGCTTTTCTCCATACGGACGAACTGCGGGCACTCCCCGGACGCCATGGCAGACAGAATTCCAGTCACGGCGTCCCATGCGGAGAACCCGCCGGCGGACGCGGACTTCGACAGGGCCTCGCGGATCGGACCGGGGACCGGACTAGAGAGCGCGAGCGGGCAGGACGGGTCGTAAGACGCGCAGTTGCAGAACCCGGCGCACGACGCCGTCTTGACGGCCTCCGTTATGATCCCGGGAACCCTGCGGGCGACATGGCCAGCGTATCGCACGACCTTCCCGTATTCGGGGCCGAACGCGTACTTCAGGAACGATTCGGCGTCGAGGATGACGCCGGCGTTCCCGAGCGCGGCGAAGGCGTCGGAAGGGTCAAGGGCCCTGAGCGACGACAGAGTCTCCCCGTCCAGCCTGGCGCCTGCGAGCTTCCTGAGCTCGAACTCGTATGCCTCCCTAGCCCCCGACGGCTTCGCGCCGCCGAAAATCCACGAGTCCATCCTGGAATAGGCGCCGGCCAGCTTTTTCATGATCCCGAGCTTCCTGACCGCCAGGTCCGACTCGATGACCAGATCGTCAGGGAGTACGTATCCCTCGATCTCTGCCCGCTTGACGGAACTGCAGATGGGGATGTCCTCCGGCATGCCAGAAGCGACCTTCAGGCTCCACGCGATGCGGTCCGCTGGCCGGCCGACGAAGGAGATGTCGAACCACGTCGGCTCGTCATTGTAGGTCCCGATCTGACTGCCGTCCTCCGCGATCTTCCCGAGGCTGTATTTGACGTGGTCGCACTCGTTCTCGTCGCCCGCCTGCTTCCGTATGGCCCCGCAGCATGAGCAGCGGTCAAAAGGCACCTTGGCCGCCATGCTGAAGCTGACCTCGCCGGTCTTCTCGAGGCGGTCAAGATGGTCGCGGGCCTTCTCGTTGTCCGCCCAGATGTACAGCTCGATCCTGTGCATGTCCGGGTTGTATGCCGCGGCCTTGATCTGACCGATTGCCTTTTCGGGGTCCTTGTTCCTGTGGTGCTGGAAGACGTGGCCGTACTTCACGAACGTGTCGTGGTACTTGACGCACGCCTCCTTAGGGAACAGATCCCCGTTCCTGTTCATCGGGTACGCCTCTGAGTCCCCGAGGGCGACCAGGTGGATCCCCGTCATGCCATCCGGAGGCTTGAGCTGGTCGTACCCGCACCTGAAGATCGTGGAGGCCTGCTTTCTCATCTCGGACGCGGACTTCACGATCTCCCCGCCAACCCCGACGGACTGGCTGATGTCGGAAGAGTATGTGACCTTGATCATCGACATGAATCACCCCTCTTTGAATAAACAAACTACTCCAGAAGATCTATTGATCCCCCAGAAGTTCTATTGCTCTATTGAGGTTATCCACACCGCCGCTGTTCATGTTAGCCAATACGGACAGTAACCCGCCGGCGAGTGCCGACGCTCCTCCTGCAGCAGCGGGCGTCCTGCTTGCCCTGTACCTATGATCGGATCCTTTTATCTTTACTACTCCTTTTGGCTGAGCTCCCGGTTCTTTGCTAGCAGTCAATGCTTTGTAATTACTGGCTGCTTCTGCAGCATTGACACCTCTACGAGCATCTGAAACAGCTTTGTTTTTACCTCCTGGATTTGTGAAGGTATTTGCTTTCGCATTGCTCACTTCACCCAAACCAACCTTCGAATTCGCAAATGCCAAATTAGCGTCAGTAACGTTTTTAGCATCTCTCAGAAAATCTGACCATTTCGCATTATAATCCCTTGCGCTAAGCAAGTTACCAATGTATTTTCCGAGCCCCCAAGCTCCTCCTGCATAAAACGGAATACTAGCCAAATTTTCGACTGTACCAGCGAGGTTCCCCTCCGAAGCCAACCCTTCTAACGTTCCTTTCGGATCCGCTCCCGTGGCCGCCCTTCTCGCCTCTGCGTAATTAGTATCACGGCCTTTGCGAATACCGCTGATAAGATCGAGCACTTCGCTGGTATCCGCGGCTTTCTTCTTAAGCATGTCACCGAGGGCATAACCACCGTAAATTCCAAGTCCAGCCGCGCCTAGTGGAAGGATCTTGGAAAGTGCGCGCCTCCACGCCGGCTTCCTTTTCCCGTTTTCGTCATTATCTCCACCGGCGAGCTCAGAGGCAACCGAATGAGACAGAAGCCCACCACCAGCCATAAGGGCCAGCGTTGTCCAGTCGAGATCTTTCACGGACGGGGCGGGACTCTCCGCCTCCCCATCTAGACCATTGGCCGCGGCGTTACTGATCTGCTCTTTAACTTTCTCCAGTTTCCTCTCGGCCCTCCTGCTGTCCACGGGAACGAGAAAATCGTACCATGACCTAGGAAGAACGGACTTCACAACATTCATATCATCACCATTCTTTCTCTGACTTCTATCAGTAGAGTGTTCCAGCATCAAATCTCAACAACCTCTTCCGTCGGGATCTGCGCCGTGAAGCTGGCGCGGAGATCATCAACGGCGCCCTCGATCCGTCCAATGACGATCTCCTTCCACTCGTTCCCGACGGCCCTCGCCTCTCCTACGGAAGAGTAGTCCCTAGAGTCGAAGCTACGCATGTACGGGAAGCCATGCAGGACCCTGACATACTCGTCGCCGAAAGTGACCGTCTTCTCCGGATCCACGGAGGCCGACCTTGCCGACGCGCCCTGTGACTTAATCGTGGTGTCCGAGTACGTGTAGGTGACGTCTCCACCGACGTTGATCTCCGGCTCGCCGTACTGGACCATCAGCTCAAGGTCTCTCTCGCTCCAGTCCTCTGTGTTGATCAGAACCCTGAAGACCGAATCGTCCATTGAAAGAAAAACGCGAATCTTCACGGAACCTCCTAGAGATAGTTGGAATCCTTGATCGAGCTGTCCAGCCTCGTAAGGTCCTCGACGTTCGACATCCTTATCCCCTTGTCCACGTCAGTCATGACCTTCATGTCCGCAGGAGACACGGCGACCGAGTTCACCGCGGACCTGAGGACGGACCTCACCATGGCCTTGTCAAGGGATATGCGGGGGGACGACATGACGATCGACTTGTACACCTCCGCTACGACGTTCGGATCGGCGTCACGGATGATGGGGTCGTTTGCCATCAGGTCGTCAAGCAGCATCGACCTCCTGACGTTGAGAAGCATCTCGTCCTCACCCGACAGCTTGCCGTTGTCCGAAAGCGCCTTAAGCGCCGGGCTGAAGCTCACGGTCGGCAATATGTTCGCTATCGGGGCGGCGTCCTTCTCGATTTCCGTACCGGTCCCGTCTGAGGTGAGGGAACCATCCGCCATCTCACTGATGACAGACGCCAGTTTATCGCTCAGACGGCTGTCCGCGATGGTGTCCCATCCCGTACCGTTTGACGATCCTGAAACGTCTCCTTCAGGCTTGCCGTCAGGGGCATCCATGCCAGACGCTACCGGTTCGGCAGGGTCGAAAAAATCCGAAAGCGAAGACCCTCCTGCGTTATCATCCGGAAGTCCTGTGACGGAGGACTCAGCCTCCTCCGCTTTCTTGATGTAGAACGCCTCCTTGCCCCTGAACTCGGATGCCATGCCGAGAATGGTGTCGACCTCCTCGGCCATCTTGAGCAGGTCTTCCACGGGGGACGCGTCAAACACGGCGGACGACGCGAACGCACCTCCGTCGGACGACGCGACGGACCCGCATACAGAGGAAACGAGTGAAAGGGCTTTGCCCGCCGTACAGGCCGATTTGAACATGGCGGCCGTTGTTTCCGGATCTTTGGACATCTCGATCGCCTCGGCGATCTTAACGGCCCGTTCGCGCGCGGCGATGTCCATCTCCCTGGAGAGACTTCCCGCCATCTCGCCGGCGGACTTCAGGAGATCGATGTCCCCGAAAATCATCTTCAGCACGCTCGCGCTCGACATTCCGGACGTTCCGTCATCATCCTCCCTTGACGAGGCCTCCTTCACGGCGGAACTGAATCCGGCATCCATGGCCTCCATCGTGGCGTTCGTTTTCGAAGGCGGATTCGCGTAGAAAGAGTAATCGCATACGTTTCCGGTTTCTGACGAAGCGGCCTTTTTGAGCCCGCCGTCCGACGCGCCGTCAAGGAGGATCTTGGCTACAGCCTCCTTGCTCGCCAGCTCGCAGGCCCCTGTCGGGTCGTTCTTGTCGCGCTCCTTGCTGATCGCGGCGAGCGTGTTGAACATCTCGACCAGACGGTCGGTCTGGTTACCGTTGAAATCGGCAGCCGACGCGGCCTTGGCAACCGCGTCGTTCGCGCCCATCCCGCCGTTGTAGTCCGCGGCAGCGGATTTCACGGCCTCCATCAGCTTTTCTTTAATCATGGGACAAAAGTCTCCTTAGTCATGTCATGATTATACCGAATAAAACGTGTAGAGTCTAACCGCCAATCTCGAGCCGGGACAGGTAATCGTCCAGCGCTTTCATTTTCTCTTTTCTTATGCCATCTGCCTTCGGAAAATCCTTGTGGATTGACTTAACCATCTCAGACGCCATTTCGCGGCTCCACGGCTTTCCAAGGATCTCGTCGTACATCCTGTTCTTCGCATACGTGTCCCATATCACCTTGTCTTCATCGTTAAGCACGCCTTTCATTCTCTTGAGTAACTCCATACCCTCGTATTCCTTGGGCCTGATTTCCTCGCCTTCCATTATTTTCCCAAGAACCCTGTCTATCTTGTACCTTAACTCTGCCCTTTTTCTGTCGACCCTGTTTCCCTGAGCCCCGATTTCCGCGGCTGCGGTCTGGAGAGGGGCAACCATATACAACGGGAACTTAGCCGCTTCGGTCACAGCGGACCGGACACCTTTCCTTATACCATTCTCCAAGCCTTCGGATCTCGCCGACTTCCCTCCTTCTGACAGTCCAATTCCGGCAACGAAAGCTGGCAACGCGTACTTCCCTCCGAGGAAGAAGCTCGGGAACGCGTATCCGTTAAGAGCGGATCCCGCTATCTCTCCCGAGTTTCCTCCCTTGAGGTACGTTCCTATACCCTCCTTCGCGCCCATGGAAACGCCTATAGGTGTCTTGAGCTTACTGAGGGCGCCGAACGCCTTACCAAATCCTGACGCCACAGCGCTGCCTCCGGGAATCTTTGATGCGACACTTCTCATGGCGCCAGACACACCCCTCGCCATGGGAACAATGCCGAGCCTTTTGAGGAGGACGGCCGCTGAGTTTGCCCCGACCATACCTGCTGTCGCCTCAGGGAGATAGGATCCGGCCGCCATTACCTTCTCAAGCGGGGTCCCCTTCTCGAATGCGTATTCCCTTCCAGCATCCAAGGCCGACTGAAGGCTAGGGTTTCCGAGCGCCCCGTACCATCCCCTGTATGCCATGTCAGGGTTTGCGCCGTTGACAGACCCGGAACCTCCGTTCCATTTGCCCTTTCCGGATGTCATGACGGACTTCTGTTCTCCGCCAGGAGCGACATTTTTCCACGCCCTTATCTGCGGTACCGGTCTTCCTGAACTATCAAGCATGTGTCCGGAAGGCGATCTCGCGTCCCTGTTGTAGCCATGGTATCCCTCAAGCCACTCCGCCGGCCTCATCTGCGCTGTCTTCAACATGTCTACCCACGACGTCTTTCCTTCCATCGCCATACTGAACCCTCCTGACATTTATGTTCATCAATGAATCAGTTCTTTCTCCTTGCCCTGTCAGCCTGTCCTCCTGCGTCTTTTGCAGCTTGGCTAATCATCCCGCCGGAAAGATCATCAAGCCGAGACACAATGTCTGGATGTTTCTCAATAAACGGGACGAAGTCTCTCCACCCCTTTTCAATCGACGGGAAAAGTCCGATTGTCTTACTGTTGAACCCTATGTCCCCAAGAGCTGTTTTAGGCATAAAAACGTATGGCCCGACGTTGTCAAAAAACCTTAGAAGCTCGTCGTAATGTCTCTTCATGGACTCTTCTGTATGGTATGCGCCGGTTCTCCTTATGTCTGCGACAACCTTCTTGAGAGCATTAGACCCCTCCAGAGTGGGCGCTGACGCCGAGTAGTCCCAGAAAGGCCTCTTGATCCCGTACCCTTTCATGTCTGACACGTCTCCGAAACCACCGTTTATGTACGCCGACAGGACATTCCTTGAGGCAGGATACCTTGCGGATGTCCACTTTATCGCATCCATGACAGCGCGGTCGAGACCGTTTGTCTCTACAGCATCTTTCTGTTCGGCAGACCATCCTTTTCGTTTCGCGTACAAACCCATGACTCCCGGCATGGCGTATGCGAGATTTCCAATGTAAGCCGATTCTCCTTCCGGCCGCCGATATCCGCTGTCTGGCAACATCCCGGCGGCAAGATATGTCAGTGGGGCAACCCTTACGTCCTCCTTAATGCCGTAGACCCCGGGGTTTTCCCCATTAGACGGAACGACTTGAGGCTCTATGGCCGAGACTGCACGCTCGATTGGTCCGACCCTAGGCTTATAAATAAAAAGCTCCTCGTCATCAGGGTCCGCGAACGCATTCTCCCAAAGGTACACGTTTTTTGGCCTAGGGATATAACCTGTTCCTACTCCTTTTTCCTGGTTCTTCCGTACGAGCTCCCTAAATGATTCATTGAACGCACGATAATCATTTTTCGTTTTAGCCGTTGCTGCCCTATCGAACAGCGCGACCTCGGGGATTGCGGCCCTTGCGAGACGAGGATGAAGCGCATCAGGAGTTAAGGTTTCCGCAATCCACTTTCCGAAATCAGCTTTTTTGAGCATCCTCCTTTTCTTCTTCTTCTCCCTGAGAGCCCTTACCTTTTCCGCTATAACAAACGAGAGCGCTATGGCGCCAGCGACAGATCCTGCTATCTGCGCACCATTACGGACAAGATCCATCCATCGCGGAACCTGATTTTCTCCTGGAACTTTTGATAATGTCCTATTCCTCCGTCTCCTTCCTCTTCGACTTTTAGATGATCTGGATTTTTCACGTAAAGATTTTTCGATTTCCGATCCAGAACCGGGAGAAGGGTCAGAAGTGGGAGAAGGGTCAGAACTGGATGATGTCCCAGAAGGGGCTAGAGTGGCAGAAGAGTCTTCTGTCCCTACGTAAGTGGCCCACCTACCCATTTCTTTAATATCCTTATCCGAGTATACGTCCTGTTTTCGCGAATTGAACGATCTTTCAGCAAAAGATCTCACTATTGGAGCGCCCCATTCGTCCCAATCATTTATCCTTTTTCTATCATAAGGCGTACTTCCTGCTATTAACACTTTTAGAGGATCGGGAAGTCGGCTGAAATCGATTCGTCCTTCTCTCAATGCATTTTCAAGCGTTTTATCCATACAAACCCACCTTCACTTCATTTTCGATCTATCGGGTATAGAACCGTGTCGGCAACCGCCTCCAGGCACGTGTCCGCAGCCGGTATAACGGAGACAGGCACCGACAATACATTATACCATGAAAACCTGAATACGCCGTCCGTCGCCATCATCTGCGGGAACGCCGTAACGGCCGTCCACGACGCCATCTCCCTCGTGGACTGGTAGGGCCTCTCTATCCTCGCGTCCGTCCACGGGCATCGGTTGTAGACGTTCATGCAGCCGGACGATATCGCAAGGACGGCCGCCAAAAGCGCCGGTATTACGATGCGGGCAGGGATAAGAACACATTTTGTCGCATAGTCCATCAAGCTCGCCACAACTACACCCCCTTTATCTCGACAGGGTCGTTCGGGCCGATCTCGCCGCCCCTGTACGCCCTGATCGCGTCCGCCTTCGTCTCGAACACCCTGACCGGACGCTTCGTCCTGCCCCTCGTAAGCGCCCACAGCCCGGATATCTGCTCCTTCTCGGGCTTGTACCTGACGGACTTCATGTCCGTAAGGCTGATGAGGTTCTCGGACGGGAGCATCTTCTCAAGGGACTGCTTTGCGGCCTTGTCGCTCGCCGGCACGTGGATGTTCACCGTGTTGCTGAGAACGACGCCGTCGTCTGAAATGAACGTGTCGGGGCCTGGCACAGTAAGATCATACCCGATTTCCTCCTTGCCCGTCTTCTCGACGGACTTGATCTTGAGCCACGAAACCTTATATGACGCCGTCTCCGAAAGGGCCTTCATCTCGGCGCAATCCCTGAGTTCGGTGTCCGGGCTTCCGTACAGGGAAAACAGAGCCTTTATGTCCCCCAATTGTGACCATGTAAGGAATCCCTTCTTCCTCGCGATGTATATGTCGTTAACCGATTTCCTCACATCGGAGGACCATGTCGGAGCGATCCTTGGCTTCGAGGCGTTCCACCCGTCCGAGAGGGCTTTCAGCTCGTCGCCGCTCACGCTGACCTTCCACGACCTCCTGCTTCCGCCCGCGTCCTTCTCGAGCATCCCGGAGAACCTCGACTCGATATCAGCAAGCACGGACAATCCATTATCCCTTGCGATTGTGTTCTTTTCGGCCATCTCGTTCCCAATGGCCTCGATATCGCGGACGGTATTCCTGGTTATCGTTCCGATACACGCGCGATTCCTCACGTTCATGGCGACACTATTCACTTTTCTTCTCATCGCCATCTCGTCTTCTCCTGCGGATCCCTCGTCAGAACCCGAAACCTCGAAAGTCGGTATCAGACGCGATATCTTTTCCGCTATTCCGCGAGGGAACGGGATCACATCGTTCCTGACGTAGGTTGAGCGCGTGTCAACATGGGAAGAGACGAAAATGTCCCTCTTTCTCGAATGGCAGCACATCGAGAGGAGATCCACGCGCTTCGCGTCAACTGTGCTTACTGAGCATATCCAAGAGTCGTTCCCTCCGGACGTGCGCTTGCTGTAGGAAATAGAAGACCCGACCCCGAGGAGCTGGCAGCACCTCCTGAACTCCCTGACGAGACGGATGGATGTGCTTGAGAACGATATCAGGAGCTGGGGCTTCTCTTTGCTGTGGCTCAGGCATACCGTCCCGTCCGTAGCGATAAGCCCGTTAACGAGACCAAGGATAAACTCCCTTCCAGCGAACTGGAACCAGACCGGAAGCCTCTTATTGGCTGACCCGGACGTTTTCTCGTCCCCATGCCCGTCGATGAGCTCCTTGATCCGTCCTCCGAGAATACTTCGTCTACCGGAGTTCAGCCTGTAAGCGGTCGTGTCCCCGTACCTACCGGACTCATCGCAGAACCTGTGCTCGATCTTCGATATCGTGAAGTCCGGGAAAACGGTCTTCAGGAAGTCTGATACGAAGGCGATGTTATATCCATCGTTGTCCGAGAGATATGGGTTTAGGCACCTGTCCGCCCATCCGTCTCCAGCCATGATTCCGACGAACTGTCCGAAACCGAACCCGATTTCAGTACACAGCCCTGACTTTTCCAGCTTGATCATCCCATCCTGAAAATCAAACGACAGGCCATCAACAGAGGAGGCTAGAGGACAGTCCGATACGGGGACGAGAACATTCTTGTCCATCGCATCGGACGGCGTGAACCTCCCCGGAGTCATTGAGTCTCCGTTGGCCGCGATGCCGTAGACTGCCCTCGGGTCGTTGTCCGTGATGATCTGCCTTCCGTCCTCAAGGTTTACGATCTCAACCTTCTTCCCCCGATGCACGGACCAGAATTTGACATCCCTGAACTCGGGGAGACCGGTCTTCTCGTTGTATGAGGAAACCCTCACGCCTTCCGGGACATCGTAGAACTCAATGTCGTATCCGGAATCCTTCCTCACTGACGAGAGCCCGCCATGGGGGAAGTCCTCGAGATCAACGACAACCGGGACACCTTCCATCTCAGCCACCACGCTCTTTTTGATCTGCATCTCCTAAACTCCTTTTCTGATTGGATGCGTGATAATTTATCAAAAACTTAAGATTGATGCAACCAATATCTTTGCTACTCAAAAAGTCGTCAAGAGCCTTGCCAGTAAGGCTGACGCGAACGCTTCCAATCTGCTGGTCGCCGTCGAAGTCGGCGTTGAACGCGCCACAGACTAGAGGGCAGACGTTGATTGAGCGCCCTTTCACGATGTGAGGCTTGAAGGCCATGATGTTGAACTTGTGCCACGTCGGGGCCCTGTCCATGAGAACGGGCCGCTCCTCCATGACGTCGTCCAGTATGTGCCTCGCAGTGGCGTTTCTCTCGTCGATCATCTCCTTTGAGGCGACCGGGGAATAGCCGCGCTGGACGAGCTTGCGCTCTACGAAGGGTCTGAATATTGTCCAGGCCATGTCCTCAGGGATCCCGATCTGGTCCATGCTGAGGTTGCCGTTCGGGGTGATGACGGAGCGTCCGACGAGGTCCTGGGTCTTCGAGACGGTCTTTGCCTGGAACATCCCCATCTTCGGGACTGTCCCTATCACCTGCCTGACGGCGCCCTTGAGGTTCTTCGCGCGGCCCTCCTGCGTTACGGGGTCACCGAGCCCGTAGGCGGCCTTCACGGCCCCGTAGACGGCAAGGCGCTCGTCCGCGAGGGCGGAGGCGGGGAGCTCCCTGGAGAGGTCCTCGTAGTTGCGCTTCATCTCGATGAGCTCCTTGTAGAGCTCGTTCATGTCGGGCACGAGGGCTACGTCGCCCATCTTGGAGACCGGGCGGAACATGGGCGGGAGAACGGGAACCCGCGAGATCATCCAGTCTGACGGAGAGATGCCCATCTTATTGGCGGACTTCAGGTATCCGAGGACCTTAACGGCGTTGTCCCGCTGCGCCCCGCGCCTGGTTAGAACCTCCGAGCGGGCCTTCTCGATGGCGCCGTCCACGTCGACCTTCGACAGGGCTTCCCTGAGGGCTTCCCCGCCCGTCTTGCCGTTCAGCTCCTCGCGTCCGGAGAGGACGGCCTCCATTTTCTTCGCCGTCAGTCCGAGGACGCGGCGTACGGGCTCCTCCATCATCGGGTTTGGGACGGGATCCGGGAGCGTGATCATGCTCCAGCGGTTTCCGCCCATCCCGCCCGTCTTTCCGAGGTCGAAGAGTCCTCCCCTTACGGGGTTCATGTCGGGGTCGACCATCTGCGAGGAGTCGATCACTCGGCCCTGGGCGAGCTCGTCGATGTCCTTGTCGGTCTGCGGCATGATGGATGTGACGTCTCCCTTCTCCACGACGTTCACGCCGCCGGCGCGGAGTGTGTTCAGGAACTTCTGGTAGATGAACGGCACTCCGGGCTCCTCGACGGGGAGCCCGAGGCGGTAGCGGCGCCAGTACTCGTCGTTGCGCGAGCCGCGCAGGGTTATGGAGTCCTTCAGGACGTCGGTCGCGCCGTGAGAGAGCAGGGCCGTCGCGTCAAAACCAGAATTTGAAACCAGGCAGTCAGAAGCACAGTATTTGTGCGATTTCGCAACTGTAATGTCATACAGGCATATTTCGTCGTCTGGACCATGCTTGCCATCGCTGTACGGCCTCACAGATGTGACAAGCGCCGGGACGCTTCCAAGTGCGTAAGCAGTGTCTACACCTACGTACGTTTCATACAGCCTTGAAACTTCATTTATCAGCCACTTCTTAGAGGCTGGTATGTCTTCAGGCCTGATGTATTTGGCTACAATACGAGCCATACTGCGGCAGGCATCAGCAGACAACCCCAAGTAATAATACTCTTTTTTTACACCTTTGTAGGTTTTATGCGTCGTCCTGACAGTCACGCCAGCGCCAAGCCTCCCGCAAAGCCATTCGGCAAGCCTACAGTTCTCTTCATACGTAAAGTTCAATGTTGATATTGCCCCAAATGGGCTACCGGTCGGCACTCCATTCTTCGTGTGCTCAGATGCGCAGCCATCGTCAAGGAACCATGCGGCTATGCCGACATCATTTATGTTAGACAGGTCGACGTTGACAAGGCTCTTACGACCGAGAGACCCGTCTGGCTGTCTATAGAACATGTTCTTGAGCCGTTCTGCTATGTCATGGCGGTGAATCTGAAAATACACAATATGCGAGTCGTCTCCATCAGCACGCCTAAATCCAGTCTTGCTCTTCCTCTGGGTGTTCTTTCTGCTTGACACCAGCGCTCCTAGGCAGTGTATCTTCCAGTTGACGTAGGCGTACTGATGGTGGCTGTGCTGCTCTTGGTAGAACGGTATACATCCGACGTCTAAGCTATTCGTCCTGTCAGACTTGCATAGATTGTCGTTTATATTGCATATGCATCCATCGCCAAGCATAGAACCCATTAGAATGGACATCTGGTCCTCTGTAGGCACATACCCGTATGTCGTCAGCCAGTCACCAGGCCTTAAATCACCAGCAAGAACTTCACCTTTGTTGAAGGAGTACATGTGATGCTGACGTGTGACATGCATCGTCTTGCCTGTGTATACTACTCGCTTACGGCTACAATTATCTGACCCTGGCAGATAGTTAATTGATATGGACAGAACCTCTGACATCTTCCCCTTGCGGCAGAACCAGTTCGTTATGAGAGAATAACCCCATGACCCGTTGTCGAAGCGGGTCCACACGTATTCGGGAATTTTCTTGTCTACGATATGACCTATGGATTCCTCTCCATGCAATACCCTGATCGGCTGATCTGCGGTGAAACACATACGCTTAGCACCGTCATCGCCCCCCTTGGCCGGCTGCTCGTCCATCGTGTAGGCGCTGTCCACGCCGCGTGCCGAGAACTTCTTTTCGGCCAGGTGGTGGAACGCCTTGACGTACGCGTACCCGTCTCCGACGTTCTTGATGATCCTTCCCGTCTGCGGGTCGAACACGTCTGACGACTCCTTGACGCCGTTCTCGTCCATCTGCCGTTTGACCCATGCGGTCCACCCCTCTTGCGGCGGCAGCTGAGGGATGCGGATCTGCTTCCCTGTCTTCTTGGCCACCTTGGCGAGGTTCATCAGGGCTATCTGGCCCGGGGCGACGCGGGAGAGGAAACCCATGGGGTTCATCAGCATGTCGTACGGCTCGTTCGTGGCCGCGTCGCGCGGCATCTTATCGTCCGGGATGACGTCCGAGACGACCCCCTTTAGAGAGAAATCGGGGCACAGCTTGTCGCCGGGCTTCACAGGAGGGTCGCTGTTGACGATCACCTTCGCGCCGTGCGGTCCCGACACGATGTCCGTGACGACTCCAGGCCAGTCGTGCTCCCACTTCTGTGATCTGTCCGTGATGGCGTTCCTCAGGACGCCGGAGAGCTTTCCGAGCTGTGCGTTCTCCGGTGACAGCATCTTGGGCCCGATGGCGAGGATCATGGGGTCGTCCCTGTGGAGCACGGTACCGACCTTTACGACGCCGTCGTCCCCGATCGTGTCGGCCTGCGCCTTCGTGTAGGCCGACGGGAACGCCGCGAGGAACTTCGACCTGGCGATCTGCACGCCGTTCTTAGTGTCCTGCTCGAAGTTGTACGTGCGCGACGTGGCGAGCTTCTTCGCCGCGGATTCCGAGATCACGATGGCGTCCTCGAACGACGACGTGCCCTGCGGGGCGGGAAGCACGGCGACCTTCAGGTTCCGTCCCATGGTGACCGTTCCGGTCTTCGGGTCGGTGAAGTTGGAGTTGGCGAGGATTCCGCCCTCCTCCACCTCGTCTCCCTTTTTCACCTGGGCGGTGAACGAGAGGGAGGACAGGCGGTTGAACGGGAGGCCCTTGACGAGCGACGCGGTGTGCTCGCGGCCGTCCTTCCCGCGGAGGACGATCTCATTGTCGCTCACCTTCACTACGGTACCGGCGAACGGGGCCGTCAGGCATCCGACCCTCCGCCCGTAGTACTCGCCGTACGTCGTTTTCCCGTCGTCGGTCAGGCTCTCGACAAGAGGAACCTCTCCCTCTTTCTGGGGGAGGAACTGCTCCCAGAACTTCGACATGTAGAACTGGCGGGCGCCCATGACGGCCGTTGGCATCGGGTTCATGTTGATGCCGGCAGACACGGTGTTGCCGAACCCAGGCACCATGAAGTCCACCTCGTCCCTGGGGACCATCGTAGGCACGCCCTTGCGCATGACGTAGAGGTTGGGTGACTTCGGGTCCTGGCCCGGGAAGGCCACGGTGTGGGACGACGCGTCGTTCAGGGAGACGTAGCGGGTTTTACCGGTCCGCATGTCGATCATCTTGTTGTAGATCCGGTTGTCGCTCCCCTTCATCGTCCCGAGCGCCGCCCTGACGTCGATCCCGATGCCGAACGACTCAGGACCGCTGATGAAGTCCACGTAGCCCAGGTAGTCACCCTGGACGTTGCGGGCCTCGTTGGTCACGAGGTCGGGCGAGGAGATGCCGCCCTCCCCAAGGCGGGTGATGCGGGACTGCTGGGTGAGGAGCGACATCGGGTTCGCCTCCTCTCCTGGCATCGCGAGTCCGGACCCCGAGAGAAAGGTGTCGAGATAGGGCCCGAGCGCGTTCCTGGCTATGCGGGCCAGCGAGCGGTCCCGCTTCGCCCTGAACAGGAGGGACTTCGTGAGGCGTCCAGAGTCGCGGTCGATGCGCTCGCGCATCATGTCCTCCACCCCGTAGAACCGGCTGAAGCGGGGGTTGTCGCGCTCGTCCGGCTCCTCAGCGCCCCTGTTGATGTTCAGGAGCTTCTGCGCGGCCCTGAGCATGACCTTCCCGGTCACTCCAGAGGCGTTCTCAAGCCCGAGCGTCCGGACGACGACGTCTGGGTCGAGCCCGCTGGAGGCAAGCGACTCGGAGATGAACGAGGCCTTCTCGGACGGGGTCAGGCTCATGTCGGCCCGGCGGCCGGCGTAGCGCGCGTAGACCTTGTCGACGGCCCTAGGGTCGAACTTGGCGATGTTCACGTTCGCAACGGCGTCTCCCCAGGACTTCCGCATGTCGTCATCCGACACGCCGAGGGCGCTCAAAATGGGGTAAAGGGGGACATGGCCCTGTCCGACGCTCATGTTCAGTGCGCCGGTCGACCTGTCCAGTCCGATCCGGAAGCCGAGCCCGTTCGCCACGTTGAACTGGGACTCGAGCTCGCCGTTCTGCTTGCGGCGCACGTAGACCCCGGGGGACAGGCGGGCCTGAGAGATGACGGTGTACTCGCTCCCGTTATTGATGATCGTTCCCCTGTCGGTGTAGTAAGGTACCCTGATGACGCCGTCCCTTCGCTCGTCCAGGACTTTCCCGGTGCGCTTGTCCGTCAGGCGCCACGTCCCGGCGACAGAGCATCCGAGGCGCCTGTTGTTCAGGATGGCCCTCTTCTGCTGCTCAAGCGTGTAGGAGGTAGGACCCTCGTATTTAACGTCCAGAAGCTCGAGGCGCACGTCGTCGTTCTCGATCGGGAAGCGGTTCTTGACGGCTTCAAGGACGTTGTCCATGATGGCCTGCCGAGTGGCCGGCGCGTCCGTGAACCCGCGTAGCCTCACGCCCGGAGGCACGCCCTCCATGGGATCGTCGGCGTCGTCCGCCTGGGAAGTCTTGACTATGCTCTTCTCTTTCTTATATCCGGAAGCAGTCTCCTCGTCGTCAAGATTCTTCTGAGCCTCTTCCCGAGTGTTGAACACCTTCCCGGGATGGTCTCCGAACCCGCCGTACATGGCGAGTCCGGTGGTCTTAAACCTTCCCCCTTCTTCGATGTCTGGGGAATCTAGCCAGCAGCAGTAGTAATCCTTTCCGTTGGACCGCTTCCCGCCGTAATAGTATCCTACGATCTTACGTACCTTTCCACTCATCCTCGCGTGAGGGAAGGTTACCCATTTCCCGATAGGAAATTTTTCCTTCATTTCCGCGGGGATATCATCCTCCTCATGACGATCTTGCGATGTCTTGACGATGCTCTTTTTTTCGGCTGGATCTGATTTGGCGGCAGGGGCCTTGTCCGCGGGAGCCTGTTTTTCGGTCTTGGCTGGATTCGAGGCCTCCTGGTTCAGGACCCAGACGTCACCGTTCCTCCTGAGCCTCTTCATGAAGTCGCTGTGGAGCTTCGCCGACTTCGCGACGGCCGCCTCGCTGTAGCTCCTGTTCCCGGGTATCGTGTGGGCAGGAGTAAACACCTTTCTCAGAAGCCAGTCGGCGTACTTGTCAGCGGTGAACTCCGCCCCGGCGGCCATGTGGGCCTTGTAACCGGACCTGGACGGCATGTAGACCTTCGTGAAATAGTCGATCTGGCTGTCGGACGAGTCTTGAAGCCCGTTCTTCGCGAGCCACGCCTTATAAGCATCAAGAGAGGGGCCCGTGTACTGGAAGAGCCCGCGTCCACCTCCCCCTCCCATCTGCTTAGTGGCGTAGTCGAATCTACCTCCTGTCTCCCTGTCTATGTTCGCCAGCACAGCGGCCTCTAGAATCGGGTTGTTCAGATTCTCGTGGAGCCTCTTTGCAACGTTATTGAACCTTTCGTAGACATCCACCGGACCGGCGGCTTGCTTTGGCGGGGGGATAACAATTTTCTGCCCGATAGAGAGAACGTTCGGGTTCTTGAGGCTGTTCGCGGCGATCAGCTCTTTCAAAGGAACCTTTAGCTTTTGGGCGATACCGTAAAGCGAGTCGCCCTTCTGGACGACGTATTCGGACGGGCGATTGACAGGATTGACCTGGGCCGCCTTCTCGTTGACCTTTATCGGATCGACGATCGGAGCGACGGACCTGTACTCGTGGAACGGCTTGGTCTTGCGGTCAGACGAGTCGATCCACTTCCTGAACTCGGCCTTGGAGACAGGCGTGATCCATCCTAGGCCATTCCACCCCTTCTGGTAGCAGGCTAGGTAGGTCTTCTTGGCGTCCTCGACGCTGTCGAAACCGTACATGACCTTGTGCTCGTCGAACTTTCCGGTCTTGGGGTCCACCTGGTCGATGACGAAGACGCACCCCTTCTCCGGATGGTCGGACAGGTAGATGTCCACCGGGTCGCCGTCCGTGTCTGTCGTGCCCCTGATGTCTCCGTAGTCGCATGCGAGAGCATTGCTCCACCTCGTCCCGTCCGGAGAGACCCCGGATCGGATTGACCCCTTCGGGTTCTCTATGGACACGCGGAACCCGTCGATGGACAGGTGGACCTTTCTGTAGTTCCCCGCCCTTCTCTGCCCTTCTGTGGGGTTCTCGGCTGCGTCAGGGGCTCCTGCGTTCACGGCGCGCTGCGCCGGCGAGGAGGCCTTTTTCGAGAAGATCGAGTCGATGGTTTCAAGTAGCGTCATTTCTTCACCTGTGAGTTCTCAGCGCCGGTCACCGCGTTTCCTCTCGAATAGACCGGAACGGGCCATTTTTCGTTGAGCCGGCCATCTTTGATCGGGTAGTGTATTAAGCGGTCTTCTAGGTTTTGGCATTCGAGACGGTGGAAGGCTGCGGAGCCATACCTGAAAGAGCCTTGTTCACATAGTTTCTAGTGAACATCCTCCTCAATCCCAGACCGTTCATAAGCCAGCTCAGGAATCTAAACCACAGGCTCCCTCCCCTAGCCCACCCGTTATTTACGATCATTCTGTTCGTCCTGTCCTCCACCAATTGGTTCCACCCGGGGTGACTCCCATCGTTTAGGTAGCTCGTGAACAGGTCCCCTACCCTCTTGTCGGTGGTAACCCTTCTCTGAAGCTCATTCGGATCAAGTTTGGCGAACATGCCAAGCCTGTCCTTCGGAATCATCTCAAGCATTTTTTCCCTAGCGAGACGGGTATTCGGGTTTTCAGGGTCATACGCTTTCGCTATATCCAAAAGCTTATCCTTGTTCTTCTCATCGCTTATGATACCGTATATTTCGTTTACGGCGTTACCGTATCCTGTGTCATTAGCTTCATACGCATCCTTTGGGACGAATTCCTCCTTAATTTTGTCCACGGCCCTACTGAATAAGTTCACCGAGTCTTCCGCCTTTTTCTCCATTACAAAGTCCATGAACATGGCCTGCTTGATGGACGCGGCTGCGAGTGCGGCCTCAGGCCGGATCCTCATGTCCTTACCGTCAACTGTCCTGTATAGGACGAACCGGTCGTCCGGTATCGAGCTGGACCTGTCCTTCGCCTCCTCCTTCTCCCTCTTGCGCATCTCCATGATCTTGTTCGTGACCATCCACATGGCGACGGCCGGGATAATGAACGACGATCCTATCACGGCTCCGGTAAGCGAGTTGATGTTCTCTCTGGGACCGTATCCCTCCTCCTGGGCCGTTTTCTCGCCTCCGCCCTGCAGGATGTTGACGTAGCGATTCCTTGCCCGCTCGGCGTTCTTCATTGAATTCTGCGCCCTCATCTTGTTTACCCTGTCGACAATCATGGCGGACAGGTAGATGGCGCCGACCCCTCCAGCCGATATGGCAGTAGGGACGAAGGCCCCGGACTGGATGAACGCCTTCATCGTCTTGCCAGGATGGGCTATGGCCTTCCACGTCGAGTCAGCCCAATCAAGGTTCCAGCCGTCGTCCTTGGCCGTTTTCTCGTTTGATCCGGAATCTTGCCCGTTTCCTCCATCCCCGTTATCGCGCTTCTCTCGCTCCTCCTCGGCCTTCATAACGCCGATCGGGGATGTCGGGGACACGAACCTTCCGGCGTCGTCCCTGGGGAGATCCGTCTTTTTGTCACCGCCTTTCTCCGGAACGTCATCCTTGCCGCCCTCAGGCTTCGCCTTATCGGGCTCTGGAGAGCCTGACCCGTCCACGGCAGCCTTCGTGCCGAAAAAGTCGAACCGCCTCTCGCTCTTTCTCGATATCTCCCTCTTGAGACTGTCGATATCCTTTTTATCCATCCCCGAGATGTCCGTCTTCGCCACAGCGTCCGTTTCCCCTCCGAACATCCTCCTGTGCTCCTCCGGCGTCGGCAGGCCCTTTGTGAAGTTGGACTTATCGATGTCGACTATGATCGCACTCTTGGACTTGTGAGGGTCAATGGCCTTCCGGCGCTTATCGTCCGACTTGACCCCGCTCGCGTACGTCCCGATCCCGGCCGACAGGACGCCGGCACCGAGAGCCCACCTCAGGTATTTCGCGAGTTCCTTACGCTGCCTTTCATCAAGTTGCAACTTAGCGCTCTTAATCATCTCCATCTCCTTCATCGCATTCATCGCCTTCATCGAATTCGCAGCCTTCGTCTGTCTCATCACCTTTTGACGGACTATCTCCTTCCCCGGCGAACTCCACATACTCGACATACTTCATCCAGTATGACGTCCCGTCTGGACGCCTAACAAGGTCCTTGCTCGTCTCGACAACGGCCTCAAGCCTTCCCACCTTCACGAGCAGACGCTTCCAAAGACTCTCGTACGCCTTCCTCTGATCAATGTCGGAAAGGTCGAATATCTCGACCTTCACCTTCTTGACCCTGAACTCGCTCCCGAATCCAGGAACCGGCGTCCCCCCATCACCGCCTTCCGAAGCCCTGAATAGGGAATCAGGATTTATCGGGGCTCCAGTACAAAATGTCGGCACCCCCCTGCGGGCTGGACTTGACGAAACGAACGAGAATCCAGACATCACGCGAGCCTCTCGTCAAGCGCGTCCATGAGCTCTCCGTACCGCTTCTCGTACTCATCGGACGGCATTTTCTTGTAGTTCCTGGCGAGGTCGTCCCTCATCCCACGGACGCGGTCCATCCACTTCGCGTCCTCGAGCTCCCTCGCCCTTCCAGCGTACATGGCCTCCACCTTCCTGTTGAACTCGGTCTCAGGGGACTCCCTTTGCATCCTGTCCTTGATGAGGTTCCACGCTACCGATCCGACCGTGCCTGCCCCAGCGCCGTAGACCGAGAGAGCCTTCAGGAGATTCACCGTCTCCTTCGTGAGCCCCCAGGCGGCCGGAACTGGGGAAACGAGCACGCCTCCTGCGTTCTTCAGGACTTTGAGGAACTCGCTGAACGATTTCAGGTCCACTTTCGCCGTCTTCTCCATCAAGGCGTCCCGAACGCCAGCCCTGAAAAGCAGGCCACGCTCGCTTTCGCTGATATACCCTGTCATCAAAACCTCCGGATCTAGTATTTCCTGATGGCCGAGACGGCGCCTATGCCGGTCCCTAGCCCCTTGAGAAAGCCGTTGTTCGTGAATGCTCCCGTTATGACCCTTCCGAGGATGCCTCCTCCGATCATTCTGAGCGCGTTTTCCGCCGGCGACGTGCTCCTGAGTCCGGAGTCGATAATGCGCCCGAACGCGTCCCTGCGCTCCTCTGGAGTCCCGATTCCCCTCGCCTGGGCGACGCCTATTGCGTTGAGGACGTCTGCGACCGACGGCTCGGGGTTTTCCCGTCCTACGGTGGGGGACCAAGCCTGGCCGTAGAACGCCAGCTTCTGAAGGGTTGATGCGTGTCTGTCAGTGATCATAACTGACTGATTATACCACAAACGGGATGAAAGTGGCGGACGGGGCGGGGGTCGAACCCGCATGCCTGGATGTCGGATGGTCCTGCGCCGTTCCGCGGCGTGTCCGATTCCGGTCGAAAGGAACAAAGCCCGGCATCGGACGGCTCCCGTCCTCACGGATAATTTACCCAATCTGAACGGTCAGCGCATCCGGGGCCCACAGGCTCCTGTTCCTCTCGAGCCATGAGTCCGCCATATTTTTTTTCCTTCTGGAGAACGACGCGCTTCCCAGATGCTCGATATACGGGTCGAGCGACTTTATGCGATGGCCCTTTAGCCCGCGCTCCTCGCAGTCCCTGTAGAACCACGCCCCTGTGTCGTAGTGCTTGTTCGGGAGATTATTTGAAAGCATCTCCATGAACTCGCCGTTGTAGTACCTTACTCCGGAGTCCCGGACTAACGGAACGTTTATGAATGACAGGAACGGCAGAACCCTGTACGGGCAAAGTCCCATCTCATCGTTAAATGCGGAGAAGACCTGGCCCGACCATACGGCATCGTCAACGACAAAATCACGGATATCCCCCTTCATCAGCACATCGCTGTCAACCAGCATGAACGGCTCGTCGGTGTTGTCGATAAACCATTGGACAGACCTGCAATGCTTGGCCGACCCGTAGTTCGAGATGCGTGCATCCCTTGCGACCTTGTCCGGAAAACCCCGGAGCATCTCATCGAAGTCTATGACCTTACCGGACGTATTGTCGACAACATCTATCCCGACACTTACGGTTTCCGGAGCTACGAAAGGGTCTCTGTCGCTGCTGTCGAATATGACGACACGGTCTATGCCCTTAGCGTTTTTATCGATCGACCTTACGGCGGCCGATGTCACGTTGGGGGTATTATAGTGCGCGATGAAAGCTGTCATTCCCACAGTCTCCTGTTCATCTCGATCCATGCGTGGAAACTCATCCTCTTCCTATATGACGCGGATCCATAATGAACGATGTATTGGTCTAGAGACTCCAGCCTTTTGCCGTCCAGACCGCGCTCCTCGCAGTCCCTGTAGAACCACGCCCCAGTGTCGCAATTACTTCCATACTCATCTTCTGAGAATCTCCACATGAAATCCTCATTGAAATAACGCGCTCCCGCATTCTTTACCATCGGAACGTTTATGTAACACGCGAACGGCAATATCCTTGTCGGCTTTAAACCATAATCCTCTGAGTATTCCGAAGAACATTCACCAACCCATGCGTGGGATTCCGAAACCATTACGGACATGTCACTCTTGCAGAGAACATCGCTGTCAAGGAGTACAAACGGGTCGTCCGAGTTGTCTATGAGCCATTGAACTGACCTGCAGTGCCTGGCTGACCCGTAGTTAGCCGTCCCCCTCTCAGGGCGTTTCCCCTTTCTCTCGCTCACCATCCTGTCCAGATCAACAAGGTTTCCACCGGTGTTGTCCAAAACGCGGACGAGGTTTCCTAACCCTTCAGGTATGACGAATGGAAGATGGTCGCTGTTGTCGAAAACCGTTATCCTTGAGACGGAAGGCGTGCTTTTGACAACCGATTTTACGCAAGCGGACGTGAGGTCTGGGGTGTTGAAATGTACGATGCAGACGCCGATCATGCCATTTCCGTGATCGCAGGAGCCTCTCATTCCCGTGTAGCGCAAATATCCTCCTGACATCACATGAACCCAGGATATCCAGGGAAATCATTAAGGTTCTGGGGGTCGGCTATCCACGTCGGGTACTGAAGCCTGTCCTTGACTTGGATGAAGAAGCTCCTCTCCGTCGCGTAGCATTTTCCGGTAAGCGTGTTGTAGAAGTCCGCGTGGATGAGCGGCCTGTGGCTGATGAAATTCTCTATCCACTGGTCGTATCCGCTTCTGAACACAGTCGCGGCGTGCGTTCCCCACAGGTCGCCCTTTATCCGGCCGAACCTGCCGTCAGTGTCGAACAGACCGTGTTTCCCGGCGAGGTCGTGCCTCCTGACGAAATGGAGATTTCCGAACGTGATCTCTGTCGCGTCGTCCGGTATTCCGCCATCCAGGAACCTGCCCAGCTCGTCGCGGCAATTTGTGGCAGGGTAGGCGTCCGACTCGAATATGGTGATCTGGGGGAAATTCAGCGATTTCGCCGCCTTGATGAGCTCCAGATGGCTCAGGGCGCACGCGTCCATTCCGTTCGGGACGGAGCATGCCGGGAACCTACCGTCATACATGGGAGGTATTTTGCCGAATCCTGCGCTCTCCATCCTTTCGGCGAACCTTCCGTACTCTTCCCCGCTCACGGCGAGGGCGAACGAGTGCTCCATCATCTCATCCACGGAGAAGCTCCTGAAAGTACGGACCCTCTTTACCCACGATCCGTCTTTGAAAGTCTCCGAAGGCCCTCCGATGTCGTAAACAGCCTTGCTAACGCCTTCGAACGGGAAGTCGTGCCCGGCCACGAATTTCGGGCCCATAGACATGGACACGGCGATGTCTGATTTCACGTGCTCGTAGAGGTGGCAGGCGTCGATATACACGAGGTCGGGACGGACGTTCGGATATTCGTCATGGAAATCCTCCAGAACTCCCTTGAACTTCCTGATTTTGTCAGGATGTTTTGCCGCCACCTCGTCGAACGCTAGCTCGACCTCGCTCATGTCGGAGTGGGACGCCTTGTCGCTGTCGTCGTACCCAGGCTTCCACGGGTCAACGCACCAGATCTCGCGGACCTGCGGCATGTTTGCGAAGACCTCGGCGCTCTGTCCGGCGTAGCTTCCGACCTCAACCATGGAGATGCCGCTCAGGCCCGTATACTCGATGAGCTGGCGGAGGCCCTCGCGCCCTCCACTGTACCCACGCATGTCCATGACGCTCATGAGAGGAGAACCTTTCTTATCGCCGCAAGGCTTGGACTCATAGGTGGAGAAGGAGGTTGCCAAAACAGGGGCGTGGAACCTTGCACGGGGGACATCGGATGCAAATAATCGTTCATCATTCTTTTCGCCTGCCCAAAGCCAATGGTGTTATTTTTTCCACCATTTTCCCGCATCATAATCATTAGGCAATCCAACGGGTTTCGCCGCGACAGGAAGACGTTCCGGCTTAAGATATTCTATGCCGCGCCTAGTATTTACGTAATTCACTACTCTATTCTGCGTATTGTCTCTATCTCCAAACCGCACCGATCCACCATGCTGGGTACTGAAACTATTCCCCGGCGCCTGCATTACATCTTTTTGAATAGTCCTGTAATTCCTATTTTGGATCGGTGTATTGCTGACATAAACAGGAACGCCGTTCTTTGTATGGAACCCTGCTCTTCCGCCATTAAACATCGTCCCGCCATGTTGGGTTGCAAGAGATCTCGCTTTCTGCATCAATTTAGGCGTCTGCGGCTGCGCCGTGGGCCTCGTTTGAGTCTGCGGCTGTGCCGCCTGCGCCGTTGTCCGCGTCTTAGCGGGTTTACCGGCCTGGGCGATCTTGACGAGAAGGTTGATGTGGTCGAATGCGTTCATTCCATAACTCCTTTCCTATATTAGACCAAAAACAGGGAAAACCAGAAACTTCTCATAAGCCAATACGCAACTACGCCTCGTTCGGGTCGAGGCGGTCGTCGACTGGGGCGTCCCCGCTCACAATACCTCCGCCGAACGCCTCGGGCGGTATCATGTCGTCGACGGCCATTCCGAGCAGCTTCATCGCGGCCATGCTGGCGAAGCACAGGGCGTGGCAGAAGTCGTCTGGCTGTGACTGGTTCCTGAGGTAGAGCCTGTGCGTTATCCCGCCGACCTCCGTTGTCGCCTCGTAGTCCGACAGGAGGTCCTCGAGGTAGATCCAGAACCCCTCCTCCTTCGGGAAGAAGGTCCTCCGGTTCCTAATGGCTAAAAAAAGGACGTCTAGCGCCATGACCTTGTCTATGGTCCAGCACTGGACGGTGTTCGTCCTTCCCGTTGACTGGTTCCTTCCGAACAGCTTGAGCTGCCGGGTGTACTGCATCTGGATGATGGGGAGCCCGAACCTCTTGGCCAGGATCTGGTTCTTGTCCAGACCCATTCCTGCGTCAGCCGCACACGCTATGACATTGTAGAACCGGCACACCTTGGCTATGTCCGTCATCTGCTCGTCGGGGTCGAAGCCCCTGTAGCGCCTCGCCCATAGCACGTCTATGCGGCCGCTCGGACGTATCCCGATGACCGTGATGACGGTGAAGGACGAGAGCTCCGCTCCGCCCCAGTCGATTCCGGCAACGGTGAAGGAGTACCGGTTCGGGTTCGCCTTCAGCTCCTCCTGAAGCGTCTTGGTCGAGGGGAGGAGGCACTGGCGCTGGATGTCGGCCCGCGTCAGTAGCCTCTGTCCGACAGAGTAGGAGATTCCGAGGTTCTCCTGGATGAAGGTCGCAAGGATTCCGGACGTCAGCTTGGTGAGCAGGCGGTTCCACTTTGCCGGGTCCTCCACGATCGCCGGCACGACGACCTGGGGTATGTGGTAGCCCCTGAAGGAGTTCATCCTGCCCGGGAATGCGGCGATCCACTTGCCATCCCTGACGTTGAGCTTTCTCCCGCAGTGTACGCAGTGCATGCCGTCCGCCTGGATCATGTTGAGGACCTTGCCGTCCATGTTGGGTATGTTGTGGTACCCGCATGACTTGCACCGCATGACCCACTCGCACTGGGCGCTCTTCTGCCATAGCGACTCGATGAGGTTCTCGACCACCATGGCCGTGCCTGTGTAGCGGGAGCACCCGTACTTTGCGGACGTTAGCGTCTCCTTGACGATCGGGATGGTCTCCGAGGACTGGGACTGTATCTCGTCGAAGTCGCAGAACTCCTCCTCGAGGCCGCGGACGCGGTCGGCCGACGACTTGGCGTAGGTGAGGACTACACCTGATCCGTTCGCGAAGCTCTTGTGACCCGTGGCCTTGTTGATCTTCGAGTCGGACATCGTGTCGGCTAGAGCCTGAGACTGGAGGGCCCCGGCGAGCGGGCATGACTTGATGGCCTCGCTCAGGATGAGGTCGCTGTACCGCCTTGACTGCTCCTGCAGCGGGGCGACGTAGAGCATCTGCAGGTTCGGGATCGTGATCATGTTCATCACCTCGCTCCTGGCGAGGTTCTGCGTCTTCCCGATCTGCCTGCCCGTCATGAAGATCATGTCCGGGACGAGCTCCCTGCCGTACATGACCCTGAACTGCGGGTAGTCCCTGAGGCTGTAGGGCTCACCCCTGATCCTGAACAGGGCGGGGAGCAGGTCTGCGCGGTCCATTGAGCGCATCCTCTCCCTGAAGGAATCGCTCCTGGCGATCCTGACAAGCTCCTCCGCCCCTATCTCTGCCATCCCCTACAGTTCCCCAGATCACGGACCTATCGTTTGATTCCCAGCGATACCCCGAAGAGGTGCCTGTTTTTGGTGTAGAAATCCCAGTCCATTGCGCCCATGTCGAGATCCATAGGCTTGACGTAGGACTCGAACATGGTGTCGATGACCCCGCACCCCCAGTCCCGGTCTATGACGTAGCAAAGGTATGGAGACTCGTACTTGTACTTCAGGAACGCCTTCCAGCAGTCCCCGTTCCACGCCAACGGCGAAGGCTCCCTCCTCTGCTGGTCCTCCCTGACAGGAAGGATGTCGTGCAGGACGACCACTCCCCCGCCGTTCAGGAACCTCATGGAGTTCATGATGTCCCTGTAGACCTGGTCGCTGTGGTGGAGCCCGTCTATGAAGACGATGTCGAACGTCTGCGCGTTCGAACCGAAGAACTCGTCTGACCCCATGACGTGCGTCTTTCCGACGCTTTTCGGATTCGGGTCCACGCCGACCTTCAGGCCGCACCTGATGTTCCCTATGACCTCCCCCCTGTCAACCCCGATCTCCAGGTAGCTCTGATATCCCCTGCTGTCTATGAAATCCTGTATGATGTCCCTTCTCGTCACGACACCCTCCTTTTTTTAGCCATCGCGCGACACGCCGCCCCTACCTCGGCTCCGAATAGTCGCTGTCGTAGACGACCTCGAGGTCCGGACTGTCGAAGAACGACTGGGCCAGATACTTCGGCCCGCTCCTGAGTATCCCGTGCCACAGCGATCCCTTGAGCATGGGGATGTCCAGTCCTGGATAGCACTTCCTGACGAGCTCGTGGCAGTAGACAGGCTCGCCTCCCGAGGCGCCTTCCTCTACCGCGAAGTCGTAGTCGTACTCGTTCCCAACGTATTTGAGCGCGATACCGGCGGCTTTTCCGGTCAGCTCAGCCATGTCGCGCCCATCGGACTGCTTCGGGCGGAGGATGGCGAACCCGTCGCACCTGAGGAAGTCGATGATGTCGGTCTTCTGGACGCCGTCGCTCATGGAGTGGACGATGAGGCCGTCCCCGATGCAGATCCCGGAGTGCGTGAACCTTCCCGGGATGAAGTACCCGTCGAGGTAGTTCCTGTACCTCCTGACGAAGATGTCCCCCGTCCTTGCCATGGACAGCGCCTTCCTGATGCCTGCGGCCCTAACGTCATACCCCTTCGGCGAGTATATGACGAACATGGGCCACCTGTAGACCTTGATCTTCCCGAGGACATACAGGAAACCTACCTTAATGCTCTTGACGACTCCGTGGCACAAACCCTTGAACATCTCTCTTCTCCCTCTTTTGACCGACTGAACTATTATACGTCTTTACCTATCGCCCCGGCTATCTGAGAGTCGATTACCTCTGCATTGATCTCCCTGCCCCTGTCCTCGATGCTCTGCCTGTCGATGGCAAGCTGGCTGGATATCCTGCTCTTGATCTCTGCGCTCCTCTCGAGCATCGTCCTCTCGTCCGTGTCGACCGCGACCATCTCGGGCGCCGTGAGGGAGAGGATGCCCATGAGCGCGTTGACCGTGTCGTCCGCACCGACCTCACCGGAGCCACGGCGGTCCTCGGTGAGCTTCTTCGACTGGGCCGTGTAGGCCGAAAGGATCCTAGCGGCGTCCTCGTGCCTCATGTCTCCCGTGAACAGGTCGGACAGGAGTCTCCCCGTCGCCGCCTTCCATCCGAGATCCATGGCGTGCTCAAGGCTCCTGTCCGTCATGCCGTGCGCCTTGCCGTCCCATCTCCAGTAGTAGATCAGGGCGTCATAGCCCATCGTCGCCGCTATCGCCCTCCACACGTCGCTGTCCTTCGCAAGGGGGCGCCCGTCGCCGATCACGAAGCCGTCGCTGTCCAGCTCCTCGTTCTTCCTCATGAACGTCTTCAGGGGTCCGTAGGGCATAGCCATCCTCTGGATGAGCTGCATCGATGGGTTGAGGGACCAGTCGTCAATCCTGCAGTTGTAGAAGAGGCGCTCGTAAGCCTCGATCGCGGGACGTGCGCTCTGGATTCCGATAAGGTCAAGGGTAATCACGTCCATGTCTATGCCCGTCAGGAGGAGGGGCTCTATCCTTTTCCTCATCGCTGCCTCGCTCTCCCTCTCGTAGTACCATCTGGAAGCGAGGCGTACCGGGACGCTCTCGTCGGATATGCAGGATCCCTGCGACTCGTCGTTATACATGACGACCATCCTGGCTATCCAAGGATCGGATGCGAACGGCCTGTAGGATGCGTCCGTGTCGAACGGAGGGATCGCCCTGCACGTTGTCTCCACAACCGTGCCCGCCGGCGGCTGTTTGGATCCGTTTTTATTTTTCCGGCCCTTTCTGTGGGCTGATGCCGTGTTCTCTGGTGATGCGTGCGTTTCAGAAGGGATTTCTGACCTCTCCGGGGGGTCTTCGTTTTTGGGGTGTACTGTAACGTTTTGGTCAAATACCCCCCCCGTTACGGTACGCCCCTCCTTCGGGGGGTCTCCGGAGGGGTCTTTTTCGGCGTTTGTTACTGTACGGGTTACGGATATTCCGCCTGTTTTCGCTATGCTGTCCAGATCCCCCGCGTTTCTCGCTCCTGCCGAGAAAAGGTAGCCCGCCACGATCGACCTCCAGGCCGGGTTGAACTGGCACGGGTCGTCAAGCGGTGTCACGACTTCGCCTGTATCTGGGAGTAACATCTGGTCTGGTCAGGGCGTTCTTCTGTTCTTGTTCGTCGCGCCGTGCGCTTCGTGCGCCTTGTTCCGGTTGTCTCCGACAGATCCGCAGTAGATCGACACGACCTCGTCCCAGTCGTCGTCACCCCGTTTTGAGAAACCCCATATGTCCTTACGGAGTCTCGCGAGGATGGCTGAAGGCTCACCGTCACGCCCCCTGACGATGACGGCGCTTGCGTCCGGAGAGTCCAGAAGTACGTCGGAAGGCCCGAGCCCGAGCACCATGACCCCTCCCTCGGCGGAAGGAGGGGCCTTTTCGGGAACGGTCTTTGATGCCCCCTGTGTCATTTGAAAGCCTCCATTCCCGTGAACAGGGCGCCGAGCGACGTCTGGACGGGGTGTTGGTCCTTCTGCTCCCTCTGGACGTCCGAGTAGACGAGGGTCCACAGGCCGTCATACGATACTCCGGGCTTCCAGTTTCTGACGACGGCCCTTGTCATCACCCCGCCGGCCGAAGCGCCGTAGGAGAACTCGGCCTCCCTGCAGCCGCTCCAGCACAGGATCCTGGAGGAGACGGCCCTTCCCGAGGAGTCCACGGAGAGGGCGCCTGCCTGGACGAAGTCCGAAGGGTCGAACGTGAATCCGGACGACCACATGACGCACCTAGCGGAGAGCGCCCTGGCGTCCCCTCCCCGGATGGCCGATAAGTCCGACGCCACGCTCCTGTAGAGCGTCGCCGAATGGCATGCGTCGAAATAGAGGAAGACACGTCCCTTGCAGGAGCTCACGATTTCCCATATCTCGTCGTCCAGCATGTGCGTGTCGTAGAGGCACAGGTACTCGTCCTGCCTGTCGGCTCCGTCGGGCTCCTTCCCTCCGAGATACTCCTGACCGCCGTGTCCGGAGTAGAAGAACAGGAACAGGCCGCCCTCCTGGGTCGATGACACGCCGTTCCTGAGCATTTTCTCGACGTTTGCCTTTGTGGCCTTCTCTGACACCAGGGTGTCGCCCGTGTACCCGAGCCCGTCCATGATCGAGGACAGGACCTCTGCGTCCTTTTTGCATCCCGGGCACGAGCCGAACCGGGCCGACCTCTCCATCCCGACGCAGAGGTATGTCGCCGCGGCGTTAGTCCTGGACGACCACCATCCGGGATCCTCGCCGCATTCCCCTTCGCACGTCTTTCCCCTGCATCCGGCCAAAGAGACGGCGATCGCAGCAGCGGCCGACGCGGCCGAGGCGAGTGTGAGAACAGAAACTTTCATTCCATATCTCCCTTCGTTTTTTCTGTATTACAACCGCGGGCGCGTCATGCGTCCGCGCAAGACGACGTATCGGCTGGATCGGAGGACTGAGAGGCGGACGACCCATAGCCGGTCTCGGAAAGGAGCCCAGGGCTCGCGTAGCCCCTGTCTCGCTTGCCTCCCCACGTCGTCAGGGACCTCAGCCTCCACTTCCTGCACGGCGGGTCGAGCGAGTTCTCCTTCTTCTCCTCGATCCCGCACCTGAACTCGCAGGTCGTGCAGATCCTTTTCGGGCAGAACCCGGGGCATCTGCTCATGAGGCCCCTGGACCCGATGACGCTCCCGTCCCCGTCCTTCCAGGCGCAGACGGCGGACACCGTCCCCCGGCTCGCAAGGACGGACCTTCTCCTGTAGTGTACGCACCACTGGCATGTCATACCTTACCCTCCATCTCCACTATTTTACAATATATTGAAATCGCCGTCAACCGGAGTCCGACTTGCCGGACTTCATGCGTCTATGAGACTTCCCGACGGAGGCCCTCCCGCCGGACCACAGGGGGCATTCCGACGCAGACTTTCGGACGTCCAGCGTGCACGCGCCCTTCCTCGCCGGCGTGACGCCGTCGGCGAAATACTCTCCCCTGGACCAGTACCGGCAGTTGGGGCAGCTCCGCCTCAGGGAGAAGTCTGGGCATGTCTCCCTGCTGTACGGACGGGGCTCTCCCATCCTCTGGCTTTTCGGCGTGAACCTTACGCCCGCGTGCTGCGGGAGGGAGCACCTCCCGTACCTGCTCCCGTCGTAGCGTAGGTGCGAGCACCGGTGGCAGTCCATCAGAACTCCCCTTTCACTCCGACGGATACGAACACGTCCTTCGGGCCTCCCTCGCTGTCAGGGGTCCGCACCTTCACGAACGGCCTCACGCGTGGGCGACCTTGGCCAGCCTTGACCATCTCAAGGGATTCCGGGGACGGTGGAGAGTCGGCGTCAAGGCTCCTGGGGAGCCTGGAGGTCGGTCCGACGATACGACCGGGACCTGTGCTTTCCTGTCCAGCGCTTCCACGGGCGCCACTGTTTTCTCTTTTCAAGCTATTTCCTCCGTCCGCTCCCCTTCTGGACCCTCCTTGGAGGGTCCGGGGTCGGCTCCCTGTGGAGCTTCAGGATGAGCCTCCTCCTGAGCTCGGCCATGAACAGAACGGCCTCCTGGGCCGTTATCTCGCACGAGGACATGTCGTCCAGTATCTCGGACTGTGATTCGTAAGGCTTTATCCTGCCGAACGCTATGTCCTCCTCGATGTCCGAGACGCAGGAGTACGGCCTCGCCTTCCTCCTCGTGAACCCAGCGTCCTGGACAGGCGAATTTCCCCCCGCGTCGGCGGCGCCGCATTTCGCTTGCGCAACGGGGGAAAGCGCTTCTGTTTTAGCTTCGTCCGCCGCCGCGGGGGAAACCCTAACGTCATCCTCATGCCCCTTCCTGGGGCACTGTGCCTTCTGCTGGCGCCTCTTCGGCTCCCAGTCCATCAAGAAGCCGCCGAAAAGCGACGGCTGGTTATCCGACAATTCCCTCGCCTCGGCCCTCCTGCGCTCGGCGTTGGACATCCTCCTGGGGGACGGATCCGGGACGCACCCGGCCATGCTCTCGGCTTCGGATATGCAATCCTCCGCGCCGTCGCAGAACCCCGGATGGAGGTATGTGCCCTTCAGGGAATCCCTGGACTTCAGGACAAGCAGGCGTATCTTGAACGAACGCATGTCCCCAAGCAATACCGCCCTCCTGAACCTGTGGGTCGCGTACGACGCGACCTTGTCTCCGAAGAGGTCGCTGGCCAGGTCCTCGCAGATGGACGAGACCGACTCCTCCCAGTCAGTCAGCTGAGGAGGCTGGTAGAGACCCCTTCCAGAGTTCGCCCTTCCCCTGGACACGGCGGAGCGCATGGCCGAGAACCACCTGGAGTAGATGTCGGCTGCGGCCCTCAGTAGCCTGTCCGCGTTCGACCTGGCCCTCGTCACGCCGAACATGTCCGGGTCGTCGTCCACGCACTCATCGGTACTCGGATCCGCAGGAGGGGGACCTCCCCCGCCTACCGTCCAAATATCGGCGGCCGTCATCCCGGCCGCCAAGCGCCTCTCCTCTCCGAGGCCAGCGCACGCCATCTCCGCGCCCATTCCAAAACCCTCCTCAGCTTATCCGCGACACGGGCTACTCTACGTCCTGACGCGCTTCGTCCTCCGGCGCTGCGTCCTCCCCTGACTGCTCGCCACCGAAATCCCCTCCCGCGTCAGCGAGCCTGATGAATCCGACGAACGAGAGCCCGCCGGCTATGGGGAGGTCGAACCTCGATCCCAGGAAGATCACCGGGTCGTCCACGTACCGCTTCCCGTCCATCGTGTAGGACATCAGGAGCCTGGCGGTGGGCTTGGGCGTGATGGTGGCCGATCCGAACTTCGAGACTACCGTGATGCACGGGGCGGCGTGATAGACCATTATGGCGTCGAAGCTCATCTTCGTCCCGTCGATTTCGAAGGTAACGGGCGTGCTCCCGCTGATCCACCTTGTGAACGCGGACTCGTCCACGGAGGATGTCTTGTCAAGCGCGTCCTGCGCCTTCGCAGAGGCCGCCGAAGCGGTCACGATCTCGGACACGCGCCCCTGAAGGTCAGAGAGCGTCCGCTCGATGCCGTCGAACGAGATGCCGAGCCTCCTGTACAGGTCGTCGCGGAACTCCTCGAACTGGGAAACGCTGACAGCCCCCGACGCTTTCCTGGGCTTCTGCTGAGCGGGGACGCTTTTCGCCACGCCGTCTTTGGGCCCTTCCTTCCATGCGCCGGCCTGAGGGTTTTCAGGTAGGGACGTCCCGTCCCCGCCCTCGAGCCTGTGCCCGTCCTCTGACCAGGCGCTCTCGTGGTTGATCCGACCGTTCTTCATGTCCTCCACCCTCCTGACGGCGGCCGCCTCCCGGACGGCCCTGTCCTCCTGGCTTTCATCATGGACGCCGGAACCGGACTGGCTGTCCTGGCTGACGGGCCCGTTACCCACGATCGGGACCCGCGCGCCGATGTCGTCATCGTCGTCGTAGTCCTCCGGACGGTCGGGTACCGCCTTCCTTCCCGGTTTTTTCATCTGGGCCTTTCGGAGGCTATAGAGGCTGAGCACGTCGTCTCCGTCGACGGTCACGTATCCCGTCTTGTGCTTCCGCCTCGCGACCTCCTTGTCGGCCCTCTCCTGTGGACCGGGAAGCGGGGGCTTTCCCATGGCCCTTCGCCTTCTGTTCTCCTCCTCAAGGTCCTCAAGCTCCTTGGCGAGCCTGTCGGCCTCCATCATGATCGACCCCATGTCCCTTTCAGACATCCGAACCCCCTATTTCCTCGACTTGCGTTTCTTTGACGTTTTCTCCTGCGCCGCGCCGCCGGCCTCCATCTCCCCGTTCTGCCTGAGGACCGCGCCAAGCCCAGTCTCAGCGAGCTCGCGCTCCTTCTCCGCGGCGAGCCTGTCCATCTGACCCGAGCGCTCCGGAGCCTCGGGGACGGGGAGCTCAGTCTCCGCCTTGGCGCGCTCCGCGCCTTTGGCCATGTTCGCGCCGATCGGGTCCAGGGCGAGATTCTGGTCAAACTTTGCCCGTCCGGACGCGATCCTCTCGTTCTCGGCGATGATGTCCTCGAACCCGGACTTGATGACGTGCAGTGAGTCCGGCCCGCCGACTCCACGCCTGCGCTCTTCCGTCTCACCGTTGATGAGGGCCTCGCGCCTGGCGCCATCGGCGTTAGCCTTGCGCACGCGCTCGAGATGCTCGGACTGGAGCTTCCTCGCGCTCTCTATCGCCCGTTTCTCGCCAGTCGGGTCGCGCCTGATCTCGAGCGGGATGACGCTGGGGTCGAACTTCTCGCCCATCTCGTTGAGGTCCATGAGCCGCATGATAAGCCTAGCTTCGGTGTCGTTGAGTATCAGGCCTATCTCGTTCCTGCCCCCGCAGGCGTCGCACACGCTTTTCAGGGCGCTCTCAAGGTCCCTGTACGTGTCAGGCGTGGTCCTGCCGGGCCTCATGTTTCCCATGCTCGACAGGTAGATGTTCCGCGTTGTCATGTTGACGAATCTCATTGCTGACCTTCCTTGTTTCGTCCTTCCGGACTTCCTGGCCGTTTTTGCCGTTCTGTCTGTTCTTGTCTTCACTGCACGCGTCGCTCCCCGGCCCGGAAGACGACGGGCAGGGGGATGACGAAGAGACGCTGTCGGCCAGCTGCTGCTGCGTCATCTTGGTGGATGGCGAAGGAAGGCCCGACTCGTTAGCCTCCCTCATGATGCGCAGGGCCGACGCGACGAAAGCGGTCGCCTTCTCGGCGCTGAACCCAACGCTCCCGAAGAATCCCGACTCCGCGCCGGCCGCAGCCCTTACGGATCTCCTGGCCAGCATGGGTAGCAGGGGGCATGACCCCGTGTCGAACAGGAGGGAGGTCAGGGTGTACACCACCGGCGTCGCATCCCGCTTCCTCACGGCGTACAGGAGCCTCCTCCTCCTGCACTGGGGGTTCCACGACAGGAACCCTTCCTCCGCGGAGCTCTCCGCTATGGCCCTTTCCATGACAGGCATGACGGCGTCCTCTGCGAACGATCCCGACGGCTCGGACACGAACCTGGCCATGGCGATCTCGTCGGCGAGCGAACGCATGGCCTTCCACACGTCCCTGGCGAACGACTGTTCGCTCGAGTCCGCCCGCATGGACAGAACCGCCGAGACGAACGAGGCCGCGTTCCTGGCCCCCTCAGTGTCGAGGTTGAGCCTGTCCCCGGCCTCCCACGCCCTCCTCACGGACACCGCCGCGGGTATGATCCTGTCCTGGGACACGCATCCCCTGTCGAACAGCTCGGCGACGGCCGACACCGACGGCATCCAGATCGCCGGGTCTTTCGACGCGGACAGCCTCCTCTCCTCGCTCTCGCCGCACTTTGACCATGTGACGACGTAAAACCCAAGGCCAGGGTCGAGCGTTATCCTCGCCGGCATCCGCTCGAACCTGAACGCGGGACGGCGCCTTTCGCCTCCCGTTCCGCTTCCTCCTGACGACACTGTCATTCCCCCACGGACACGCATACCATGACTGTGAAGACGCAGCCGCTCTCATCCGACAAAGGCCCCAAGGGACTGACCGTCATGGGATTTAAGCCGAGAAAGCGGCTCCGGCGACTTCCGGGACCCTCGTTCCGGATCCCATCAGGCACGGCACGGGCAGACCCTACGTCACCGCAAGAGTCTCCGGATCCCCTCGACCACTTGCTTAGATCGACACCGAGCCTGTCCTTTATGTAGTCGAAGATGATAGGCTTCCACCCCGACGAAACGGAGCTATCGTGACCGATGACGTATTGGGCGACATCCAGCGCCCACTTGACGAGAACCGAAAGGAGGAGTTTCCTGATATACGACTTCTCGGCGCCTTCCGCGCCCCTGTCGTCCCCGGAGAGGTCGATTCCGTTTTTCCTCGCCGTTAACTCGACTACGTCTATAACGCTACTGCCCGACTTCTCGCACGCGTCCAGGAAACCATCGATATCCTCCTGGCTGACATAGCACTCTTCTTTTTTCTTCGAAAACTCCTTTATGGACTCTTCGGCAAGGCCCCTGCCGTATTTTCCTATCCTGTCGGAAAAGGAACCGTCCTTGTTGCATTTTCCCCAACCGCACCCGGAGGAGCATCCCTCTTTCTCACCGTTACCCATATTCATCAATCCTTTCGTTCCGATGCGCAAGTACACATCCGTCTCTAGTATTATACCACAATATTGTCACAATATGTTTTCTTTTTGAGAAAAATGTCCAATAGCTAAAAAAAAGGGCCGGGTTCCCCCGGCCCTCCTAAGGCGCGAACGCCGATATCCGCCCCTACTCCTCCGGACGGAGTTTGTAGGACGCATGGATCGAATCCGATATGCACCCAAGCGCCGAGTAGAGCGCGGACATGACATCCCTCTTGGCGTCGGTGTCAAGCGGGCCTCCGCTGATCCTGGACGCGGCGCTCTCGACGGCCCTCTCGGCATCCCTGAGGTCATTTTCGAAAGCGTCAACTTCCTCGTTTGTCATCAGCCGTCACCGTCACCCTTTCCTTTATCGCCGAATCGACACCCTGCATGATGATGTCAAGAGCTTCGCACATAATATCCTGAAGATCGGTATACGAGACTGGACGTGACACCATCATGAGTATCCTCCTGTATGCCCTGTTTGCATATGCCTTCCTGTCCGTGTCCGGGGCGGAGCTCGAAGCCTCAGCAAGGTGCGCAAGCGATCTCGTCAGCGAAACGAACGACATCCACGATTCCCTGTCTTCATCGAAGAACATTTCTCGCACTTCATCGCGAGTGTAAGGGTAATTCAGGAACTCCTCGACATACTGCCATTTCGCCATTTCCATGTCGCACCCAGACGCCTTTGACAAAAGCATGCCGGCAATGCCATCCATAAATACGGAAAACTCCTTGCATTTTTCGTCAAACGCCTGCCCCTCAACCCTCGTGAACCAGTACAGACCCTTCCTTTTCGCGGAGACGACCAGAGCGTACGCGAAAAGGTATTTCATTGTCGCAAACGCGCTGGATTCGGCAGCCTCTTCGGTAAGGATCGAAGCCCTTACAATGTCCGTGTATACGTCCACTACGGAAGGGCCCTCCAGAACGTCCAGACCGTAGAGATTGCCGTACTCAAGCTCCCTTGCCGCAATGATCATGTTACGGAAATATCTTCCGAAATCCCTTCTTCCTGAGAAGTAGGACAAAACATCGGAACCACCAGACTCTGACATTCTCAATCCCTCACTTTCCATCTGCTGACAATTCTTTTCCATGGTTTATGGCGGACGCGACCTCGCTCTCGGCGATCTTGACCTCCTCGTGGATCTCCTTGTCCAACGCATTGATCCTTTCTACGATCATGGACTGGGCCATGTCGAGAGCCTCATCGAAATGAAGAAGAACGACCTGCATCATTGCCCTGTCAATCTCATCCTTCGCGTATGCGATTGCGTCCTCGTTTATGGAATTACCGTCGCCCATGATCCTGATCATTCCCGGAAGGCCTCCCTTTTTCTCTCCGATGTCGTCCCTCGGGATGATCGTGTTACCCTTCCGGATGATTTCTTCCGCCGTGTATCCGCCATGCTCGCCTTTCGGCCACACGACTCCGTTCAGCTCCGTGTCGTACATCCCTACGCACATCGACGGGCAGTACTCCAGCAAGGACCTAAGTGCCCTGACCGCCGTGTACGCGTCGGCCTTCCTCGTCATCTCGTAAAGCTTGTCCATTTATTATTGATCACCTTCCTTTTTAGCTATAGACATCATGGCATCGTCAACGCCGCACTCGCGGCTCAGGATTTGAAGGGATTTCTCGGCGACGCCGATCATCTCCTTGCAATCGCAATAGACTTCGTTCACGCGGGACACAGCCAAGTCTCTCAACCTCTCCAACGCATCGCGAATGTATGCGATGTCCCCGCACCCCGTGTAGCGGTGCATCCGGTTCATCTCTTCGCAGAACTGGGTGGCGTTCTTGACCGCATCCTTGTTCCTTCGGTGAGGCTCTCCGGAGAAAAACAGGATGACGTTGCCGTCCGCGTCCCTCACGGTTGCCGTAGGAACCGGAGGAGAGTACGTTTTTTCACGCTCGCGTTTCCGACCAAGGTTCGTGAGAGGGTATCTCCAGTTCACTTTTCCTTGCTCCTTTCGCGTTTTACAAACCTGACATATCCATCCCACCCCTTGTCGAATATGAGGAGAGCGTGGAATCTGGCGCATCCGAACATGGCTCCCGTGCAGTCTTCGCAGACGCTCAGTATCGCATTCTCGAAATCGAGCTGACTGCTGTTCGTCATCCTCGGAGTCCACTTCTTACCGGTTTCGCGCTCGAATTCCTCCCGTTCCTTTTTCCATTTTTCCCTCTCTCCCTCGTGGCTCCTAAGCCACATCACGCCGGCCTTCGCCATCCTCCTGCAGGCAGCCTCATACCCTCCTCCGAATCCGCTGATCTCGAAAGGCCATTTGAACTCGCCTGCATCCTTCCTAACTTTCGAAGCCAGCTTCCTATCAGGTTTTGTCTTGCCGTCTCTCATTCACAATATCCTTCCTCGGTTTCGGGCTCGACCCATTCATCTTCATGTTCCACGGAAACGACCTTGATTTCCTCCACGGACAATCCTTCTCTCAGGCACCAGTCCGAGCAGAAAACATTGTCCGACTCATCCTCGGCGAAATACCGCACCTGAAGGTAGTTGTCGCAAACCTTCAGGTACGTTTCCCCGTCATTCAATTCCTTTCCGCACACAGAGCATATCATTCCGCTCATTTTCCTCCCGCCGTGTCAGTCGCGGTAAACTCAGGACAGTTTCTCGTCCCCCTCGACCTCTCCGATGCTCCTGTTTGCCTCGTCAACCGTTTTGTCGAGTTCCTTCCTGCTCGAATCGGACAGCTTGACGAACGCTTCCTTTATGAGATCGCCAGTCAATCCGATGATCTCGTCCAAATGACTATAGATTGTCATAAGTACCGCCTTCTCAAGAAACGTACTGAGGCTCCCCTTAGTTTCCGAGTACTTAGACGCATTCTTTCCGACAACCCGAAGGAGTCCACCCGCTCCACTGCAGAGGAATCCGAGCTTTGGAAGTCCGTCCGCATGCAGCTTCTCCTCTTTGTAGCTCCATGACCAGAATTCTGGGTTGAGGAAACCTCCTTCGTCCACAACCGCAGGAGGCTCGTAATCGCTGAACGAGCTTTCCCTGTCAAATACAACGATCCCTACGTTCCCTTCCTTGATATCCTTCTGGAGCTCACGTGCAATCCTGTAAGACTCAGGAAGATTATGCAACAATTCTAAGTTGATAATAACATCACTCACAACACAACTCCTTCCCTATTTCCAAATACCTCAAACATCTCCTGAACCGTCTCCGTCTCCGTCGCCGTCGTCGTATCCGGAGCCGTAGCCATAGCCGGAACCGCAGCCGTAGCCGGATCCGAATCCGTAGCCAGCGCCAGAGCCGTCGCCGGCGTCGTATCCGGAGCCGTAGCCGTCGCCGACGCCGCATCCGTAGCCGCTTCCGTCGCCGAATCCAGATCCGGAGCCGTCGCCTGAGCCGCATCCGTAGCCGCGGCCGGATCCGCAGCCGTAGCCGCAGCCAGACCCGTCGCCGGCGCCGTCGCCGCAGCCGTGTCCGCAGCCAGATCCGTAGCCGGTGCCGGAGCCGTAGCCGTGGCCGTATCCGGTGCCGGAGCCGTAGCCTGATCCAGATCCGTCGCAAGAGCTGGAGCAAGATCCGAACTTAAACGGCTTTGCTTTAATTTTGCTCACACACTGCCGCCTCTCTTATTGTCCTCGCCGCCGTTTCGCTGCACGGTATCACCTCATATACGTCTCCCAAGAAGATTTCTGGGAGTTCGTCCGGAAGGGCTATATTATTGGCGATGCCATGCACCGCGACCGCAGAGAGCGAAATGCCCTTTTTCGCCTTCCAAGACCACAGCCTACGTGAGTTGACGAGTTGGCAGTGGTTGCCGTCGTGATCCTTCAAAAATCCCGCGTGAACGCCACAGTAGTAGCCTCGGCATATCACGTACGGGAGTCCGTCGGTGTTCTGAGCGGGGTATTTGGCGGTTTCGTGGATTGCGCTTCTTCGTACCCACTCCTCGCCGTTTATCGTCATTGTGTCATCTGTGTTCATCTGAGTGTTCATCCTTTGTGTTTTTCATGATGGCCCTACTCGCTCGAGCTTTCGGGCCATCGTCTTACCTGTCGTAGCCGTCGCCGTATCCGGATCCGTATCCGTCGCCGTATCCGTCGCCATAGCCGTCGCCATAGCCGTCGCCTTCGCCGGCGCCGTAGCCGTTGCCGGAGCCGAATCCGGCGCCGTAGCCGTTGCCGGAGCCGAATCCAGAGCCGTCTTCGTCGCCGGAGCCGTCGCCGTAGCCGTCTCCATAGCCGTAGCCTTCGCCGTCGCCTTCGCCTGAGCCGTAGCCGCGGACGTAGCTGTCTCCGGAGCCGTAGCCGTTGCCGGAGCCGAATCCGGCGCCGTTGCCGTAGCCGTATCCAGAGCCGTCTTCGTCGCCGGAGCCGTCGCCGTAGCCGTATCCAGAGCCGTCTTCGTCGCCGGAGCCGTCGCCTTCGCCAGATCCGTCGCCGTATCCTGAGCCGGAGCCGTATCCGGGTTCTGAATCGGGACTGAAACCGAAGTGCAGTCCGACTTCATCAGGATCAATCATTATCGTCTTCGATAAACTTCTCATAGGTTTCCCACGCGTGGTCGGTCACGGGAATGTACTCGATCGCGTTTGTCAAGACGACCTCGTCCGTCCTGTTAAGCCTTCCACTTGCGATCCCGTTGTGCGCGACGGCCGAGAGCGACAATCCCCCTCCGCTCCATTTCCAGAGACGGAGCGCATCCTTCAGATGGCACTCCGTAGCATTGTCCGGGTTAACCGACACCAAAGTGCCGATATGGACACCTGCCGAATAGGACCTGACAAGCACGCGCTTCCCGATCATAGGATGCCGCCAAACCGGACGGCTGGCCTCCTTCACATTGCCTTCTTCCTTCACATCGCCTTCTTCCTCCATACCGACGATCTTCTCCAAAATTCCGATAAGCCTCTCATACTTTCCCATAATCCAAAGTCTCCTCCGATTTTCGTTCTGCAAAAGAAAAAACCCGCCGCCGCCAATTCATTAAGCGCTCGCACCCCTCCAACGGGGGCCGTCCGCGACGGCGGCGGGCATCCCTGCACCCGCCGGGAACATTTTGTCCTGCATGATTCCGTTCCAGACTCGCTCGAACATCTCGTATAGGGCGTACGACGCGTCTTGTGACAGGTGGTAAACGCTCTCGTCGGTGTCCATTATGACATACGTGTCCTTCATGTAGCGACCTCACCGCGTCGTCTCCAAGATGGCCTCGTCCGCCTTGAGCACTAGGTCGCTGACGGACTTTGCGAGTGTCTTCACAATATGCTTCTTGATCTGCTCGCCCATTATCTGGAACACCCAGTTGCCCTGGCCGACCTCGAACAAAGCCATGTTTTCGTCGACGCGCTGCTCGATGGACTTCCTGAGTTCGTCTGACATCTCTGAAACCTGATGCAGAATCTCTGCGTTGAACGACCTCCTGACCTCGGCCCTGATGTGCTCACGCGCTTCATTCGTCAGCCTGACCATGTTGTCGTCCCTGTGGGGATACCAGATGCCGAGGGTTGTGCTGTTTTGAATCACGGCGAGAATCAGCTTGTCGATTCTCTCTGACACCTGTTGCTTCACCTGCTCCTTGATTACCTTCTCCACCAGCTCGGCGACGTCGAGCCCCTGAAAGGTCATCATGATCTGCTCCTGTTTGGGCATTTTGGCGCTCTTGCGCCTTGAGTTTGTTGCTTTGCTCATTTTTTCAGTCTCCTTTGTTGTTATCTTTTTCCGACTCCGCCTGCTTCCTGGCGAGTGGGAACTTTTCCCCCATGACCGCTTCGTACAGCGCGAGCATGTTTTCGCGGGGTATCCTGTGGCAGCCGATCTGGATCGTGTCTCCCTCGTATCTAACGATGGAGTAGGGTCCTATCTTCATCGTGCGCATGTCCTTCCCGAGCGCCCACAGCCTCAGCAGCACCTTCGCCTCGTCCAGCGGGACGCTGACGCGCTCCGACGTCCTGATGCAGTTGTTTTCGGGCTCCGGCCACACGTACGCCGCGTTCCTGTCGATCTTTTTCCGGAACATCGTCCTCTGGTAGCGGTCGAACGGGAACCTCTCGCTGTGGTATCCAACGTCGAAGACCGCGCGCACGAACTCGCAGTAGTCCGCGCCAGACGTCTCCCCCTTCGGAAGGTACTTTGCGAACAGGATGCGCGTCTCGGCGGCGCGCTCCGCAGCCTCCCTGCGCCTCTTCGCCTGTAGCTCCTTCGCCATCTTCTCGACATCCATCGCCTCGAACCGCTTGAACCTACGGTCGCGGAGGGGCCTCGCCCATTCCTCGCACGAAAGCTCCATTACCTTTTTGCGGCACGCCATGAGATTCGCGAACTCGCGGCGGTTGCCGATCGTGTTCAGCTGGCCGGTTAGTCTCTCGAGGGCCTCGAGGAAGTTCTCCGCCACGCCTCTCGGCGAGAAGTCGGAACACCCCCTTCTGAGCGGCACGGGCACGACCGTGAACGGGCTCGCCTGTAGCACATACGATATGTGCTTTGACGTCGTTTTGCTCATCGAGTAATATGATATGAGCGTCAGCCCAGTCTCAGGATCATTCGTGCGGACGTCCTTCTCCTCCCTGTCCTTCGTCGGGACCACCTTCGCGATCGCCGTCGAGTAGCTGAAGGCCGTGGACCCCCTGTATCTCAGCGAGCATCCGCGGTACGCGTGGCTCTCGTCTCTGTCGACGCCCTTGTAGTAGAAGTCGTGGGCCATCGACCAGTTTGTGTGACTTGACATGTTTACCTTCTTTCGTTCGTTCTTTCAGGCTCACGCAGCCACGGCCGGACGTAGCGTCCAGCCGTCGTCTTCGAGCTGCGTCTCAACGGGCCCGTACAGCCACGCTGGGAGCCGATTGTCCGCCCCCTTCGGGACCAGTGACACGATCTCGCGGACGCACCGTACGTCGGCGGCGTCCACGAGTTCGATGATCTTCTTACACAGCAAGTCTCTGGTCCCATGCGTGGTGCATGGCATGGTTCCGTCAAGAAACCTCCCCATGGCGAGCAGCGTCAGTTTCCCGTTCCAGTAGATCCGATCCGTGACGCGTTCGACGTTTTCCTTCACGACCGTCTTCACACGGTCGAATTTAATCGACTTTTCAGACATGATTCTCGATCTCCTCCCCGATACCCGTTACGATCCGGTATAGATCCTCGTCAGTGTCAGTTCCCATGATCACTCCTTGTCAACGTCACCGCTTCTGTCGGAGACTCCGGTTTCAAACAGTTCCCTGGCGTCCTCCACATCAGCGGCGCACAGGCTACTTACCTTCCACAGCCTGTAGATCTTCCTGAACGTCCTGTTCGCGCGCAGATGCCGAAGGAGGACATCGAGATCGACCTTTCCCTTTATCCTGTCGCGTTTAGGGTTCCAGACATACGCAGTAGCCATGAACGCGTCGCACACGTCTCCCTCGACCAGCTCGACCAAGACGCTGACCGGGAAGGACTTCCTCTTCCCGGTGAAGGCGACCTTACCGAATTCAATCGTGCTGATCATTTTTCTGGGTTTCATCGTCGCCATCGACTTCCCTCTCTGTAGCATTCTCCCATTTCCTAGTCCTTTGACCTGTAGTTTTCGATTTGCTCACCCAGGCAATTCGCGGCGTCTAAGATGTGCCTGATCGCGGCCCTCACGAGGGTCTCCGCCGTCTCCATGGACATCAGGAAGTCTCCCTCGAACTCCCTCTCGTAGTCAAAGAGGATGCTGTACGCGTACGCGAGATGCTCGACGCACTCCTTCTTCGCCTCGATGTAATCAGCAACCCCTTTAACCTCTTCCATGTCTTCTCTGTTTTTAGCCATACCCTATCTCCTGAATAATGACCCGTCAATCAGATTGTCGCCATCGACTTCCGATTCTTGCGGATGTCGGTCGTTCCGATCTTCTTGATCATTTTAATTCTCCTTTCGTGTTTGCCATGTTTTCCTTAGCCCCATAGCATATTCGCCAGGGGGGATGTACCCTTTGTAGACGGACTGTGCAACACCCTTTACGAACACGACATTCGCGAGCGCGCAAAGTGTTTCCACCCGCTCAAGGAACTCGTCTTCATCACAACTCTCGATCCTTTCCTCCGCAACACTTACCGCGAAGTCGGCGACAAACCTCGCCGCCCCGGTCGGATTCCTTGTCAGCATGTCCTTCAGCCAAGGCTGTACGTGGCCGGCGAACGTTACTTCCAACTTCATTCCCATGTCATACCTCCTCCGCCTCGAATGTCGAGTGCTTGTATTATGACTACTCTCATCCCTTGGACCAGTCGTCCAGGCCCTTTTCAATCTTGTCGGCGAGCTCGGTACATGCGCTTCATCAATCGAGCCTATTCCAGCCGTCGAACCGCATCATGCACTTCGGCGGCCGTGTCGGCTCGGGGTCCGCCTGTGTGACGGACTGCGTTTCTCTACCGTACGGATTGTCGACGGCGCAGCACATTTCGATCGACCCCCTGTCGAGGAGGTCGTCGACATACTGTTCCGCCTCTTCTCCGTCTTCCGCCTTCACGGCGACCCGCAGGTGGCGCGTCTGGTCGATGTCTACGTAGAACCATCTTTTCATGGATCAATTTTCCTCCATACCTGCGTCCCTTTCGGGAGCCGCCTGTAGCCATACCTGTCCCGGTACCACGCACGGGCCTCGGCCTCCGAATACGCATACACGTCGGACGCGTAAACATGCCCCGGGATCCAGAGCATCCAATGTATCAACCGCTTCACATCCTTCACAGGCAGGCATCCTTCAGCGGGCACTTGCTGTCCTTGAGGATGGACCTCTTCGCGATGTCGATGATGCCCTTCGGAACGTCGGCCGGCCTGAACCCGTCCGAGGCGACCACGCACTCCTTCCCGTCGGAACGTGTGCACCGAAGGACTACGGTGCTTCCGTAGATGCCCCACGCGTCAACGATCGCGTAGGCGTTATTCATGGGATCGTCCTGGTTCCACAGCATCACCAGCGTCCCCGGTTCCTGCTCGAGGGCCTCTACCCACTTCCACGGCATCGCCAGAAACATGATCTTTGGCGCGGGCATTCCTGCTCCGTACTGCATGCGATATGCAGTTGTGTACCTCTGGTACATTTCGTCGCATTTTGCCTCGAGTTCCTTTGCATCACTGCTGATGTGTATAGCGGGGCGGCTCCCCGCCAGTTTCTCCAACACGTTCATTCCGCTTCTCCTTTCTTTTCTTCATCAGGCTCGTATGGCCACGGAGCGTTTGGGCACATGTCGTGTCCGAGTATCGCGCGCAGGAATCCGGACTTGTCACAGCATGGATAGTCCTCTCCAGGCGCATAGGACGCGACCTTGCAATGTCCGCACGTCTTCCAGTTTCTGTCACATTTCGATGTTATAGGAGAGTATTTCCTCATCGTCATTGACCCTACTCGTTTTTCTCGATCTCCTCGTTTTCCTCCGATGGCTGCGGCTCGAAGCACAGACTCTCCCCGCACCCGCCGTAGCTCCATATCGCGACGTCGCGGAGGCGGAAGTCACCGTTGGCGCAAAAGTCGAGCGTTATCTGGTCCACGTCCGACATCGGCTCCTCGGACCTTCTGTCCCACTTCACGCCCGCGCTCTTGAGCGCATTGACCATCGCCGCCACTGCGTCCTCGAACGCCGCGCGCTGGGCAAGATTCAGCTTCAGGTAGTCTTCGTAGCCGTCGTACTTTTCGCGCTTGGTCATTCGTCCTTGTCCTTCCAGTCGCGCCAGACGCGGCGCGCAGTCTTTCTCACGAACTTGGCGAAGTCTTCCCACGAGCGGTAGCCAACAGGGGCGCCCAGATCCATCCTATCAATGTAGCCGTTGCGGCCCTTCGTGAAGACCATTCCCCACTTGAGGTCGATGGACTCGTCGGTGTCGTCGACGTGCCCCTCCTCGAGCTCCGGGTCAGCCTTGGCCATCGCCTCGGTGACGTACGGCATCTCGAAGTCGATGTCGTAGTCGCACTGCATGATGTTGTTGTGCGTCTGCCGGCCGATCTTCCAGCAGATGCGCCAGCCTTGGTCCACCTCCTTCGGGTCGACAGGCGGGCAGAACGCGGGCCGGAGCTCGCCGTTCTTGCCGCACCATTTCTCCTCGGACGCCGGGCCGTAGCCGGACTGCCAGCCCATGCAGACGCAGTACCGGTACTTGTCGGTGCTCGCGAAGTGGATGGAGCAGCAGCCCGCCTGTTCGCGGACGAGCCACTCCCACCACCTCTTGAGCTCCTTTCCGGTGACTTCCTTGAGGTCACATGTCCTCATCGCAGGTCTCCTGTTTTAATCTCCTGTGATCTACGAGATAGGCCATCTCGTGCATGGTTCGCCCCAACAGCCAGTGCTTGCTGAACCCCGGGTCGGGTTCGTAAGGGAGTCTGTTGTTCCGAAATTCTATGGACAGCCGGACAAGCGCCTTCCGGCGCGTCCCGAACTTGAACCCCTGGACGTACTCCTTCCTGTGGCGGTCGAGTATACACCACCATATCTTCCCGTCCAGCGCGATGCGCTTGACCGGCTCGAACCTCGACTGCCCGAACCGGACGCACCGACACTGCGGGTACCTTTGGTCACTCGTCCTCATTGTCTATTTCCTCCTTGATAATCAGTCAGTCTCCTCTACCTCGAAGGTCGCGTTAAGATGAGACGCGCACCTTCATCTGAACCTCTTTCCGCTGTCCGTGTCCGTTAACCGGTATCCCTGCCTGAGGTTGGACAGGGCCGTCACCGCACGGTCCCTCTCGGAACCATCCGTTCCTGCTATCCAGGCCATCAGGTAGTCTTCGTATTCTTTTTTGCTATGGAACGTGAACGACTTCCCGTAAGCGACGATCCCATACTTTTCCCCTTTTCCGCTCATGCACGTCTCCCAGGCCTCTTTTTCAGATATTCTCTCTCCACATCGTCTGTCTCTAAGCGGAGCATGTCCCATAAGCCGTCCATGTCAACGCACAAGCCAAGCTCATCGTTCATCGTCGCGTTGTCCTCAAGGAACCTTCCCCATGTTCCGGCAATCATCATGTCCGCTATCAGCTTGAAAGCAGGCCTAGTCTCAGGGGACGCGTCATCGTACACGGACCTCTTAGCGAACTTTACCCATTCGATGTCATTCTCGTTCTCTGTCATCATCCACATGACTAATCCTCTTCGTCTTCTTTTTTTTCCCCTCCCTCCGATACGGGCACGGACTTGACCGGCCGGTATTCCCAGCCGCCCCTGCGGTCCTGAACGAACACCACCGTGTCGTCCTCGACCTGGATGTCAAGGTCGTCCCAGTCGCAGAGCGGCGCGGCGTTGGCGATCTTTAACGCCTTATCCTCGGCCTCTTCCGTGGATCCCGCCTCGACCTCAACTAGTTTCTCCAACAGTTTCGTAAGCGTCACCGTGTATTCGAACGCCATATCCTTCTCCTTTTCCTATTCCGCTTCATCCACCTCATAGGTGGTGTTCAGGTTTGAAGCTTGTTCCACCTCGCCACAGCCTCTTGATCCGTAATTGCCCAGGTTTCGGTCTGCGGACTATAGCGACACTTCTGGCAGCGCACATAAGAGCCGCCGTCATACGTCGGATGCACGATCCTTGCCCCGTCCTCGCCGCACCTTGGGCACGGCAGGGGGATTACAGGCTCGGAAGCGATCGTCTGGTGGACGGGTGATGGCCGGACGGAAATGCGGGGCTCGCCGTCGTCGTCGCTCGCCTCGAACCCGTCAGTCCACACGCACACTTCACCCGAGTCAACGAGGCCGCGTATTTTCTGCGCGGCCTCCTTCTTACTCCAGGCGTCAACGTCGTAGACCTTCTTGACGGTCCACCTTACCTCAACTTCGTATCTCTTCAGATGTCCTTGTTCGTCGGTGCCAAGCGTAATGTATCTGCTCATGGCGATACCTCATTTCCCTCAGTATCACTTTCGTCTTTGTCGTCGACGCGTATTTCTTATACGAAATTTCCCCAGTCTTTGAGCGCGCCGACCCTGTCCCAGTCCCTTATCGGGTTGTCGTCACACCTGACACCGAGCGCGTAGAGAAGCGCTCCGTCGATCGTGTCGAATGATTCGATGAACACGTCCTTCCCCGTTGATGAGTCCACGACTTCGAACTTGCCATTGACCGACAGGTTTGGCGGCAGGATCCACACTCCGATTTTCGGCTTACGAAGCAGGCATCCGGCACGGATAACCCGTTCGGACTCCGTCATCTCTTTGGCGTTCTGTACAAACGTTATCTTCATACCCACGTCCTTTCCTTATAGTGAACAATGGTTCTCCCACACCACGGTGGATTTCTCCGGGTTCACTTTGACCCGAAGCTCAACCGAGTACCGGCTTCGGCAGTGTTACACACAGCTGAATGACGGATTCTCCGTTTAGGACGATCGATCCGTTCGTCAGAACGGGCGTCGGTTCGATGACGCGAATTTCCGGCGTAAGATTCAGTAGAGCTTCGCCGTCGAGAATGCGCGAGCGCTTGAGTTTTTGGTGCAGTTCGCTCCCGAGCTTCGCCCGGATGCTCGTCGTCACGTAAGAATTGTCGTTCACGCAAAGCATGACAGGCGAGCAAATAGCGGGCAAGACGCTTCGTAGCGTGAGTCTGCCCTCTTTCTTTAGGTTAAGCGTCACCGACTCGGTGTTAGCCGGTATGTCCAGATCGATCTTCTGCATTGTCTTCTCCTCATCTTACTTCTGTTTCCTGCACGTTCCTTCCGCGAGAGCGGCAGTCCACCTTCGGCGGCGTCACACATAGCTGAAGGACGATCGATCCGTTCAGCACGATGATGCTGATTTCTGGCGCGAGGTTCAGGATAGCTTCGCCCTCGAGGATGCGCGAGCGCTCGAGGATGCGCGAGCGCTCAAGCTTTTTGAGCAGGTCGCTCCCGCTCTTAGCCCGGATACTCGTCGTCACGTAAGACTCGTAGTTCACGCAGAGCATGACAGGCGAATGAATAGCGGGCAAGACGCTTCGCAGCGTGAGTCTGCCCTCTTTCTTTAGGTTCGGCGTTACCGATTCGGTGTTCGCCGGAATATCCAGATCAATCTTCTGCATTGTCTTCTCCTTGTTTCACTTCGGTTTCGGTTTCGTGAACGCTCCAGACAATGCACCCGCCGTCCGGGAGAACCAGTATGGCGTCGTCGTCCGTGTCGAACGGCGTCGTGTTTTCGTCCGGCGGCGAGTGCAGGTCCCGCTCGATATACTCTTCCTTGAAGTCGTCCACCATCGCGGAATGGGCATGGTCCCCATGCAGGAACGTGTAGCAGGCCGACCGTACGTAACCGTACTGGTTGAGCCAGATCTTTTCCAGAACCCACACTCTCATCTGACCTCCGTCCTCACTGTAAGTTTCATTTCAGTTCGTCCTTGTCCCTGATGATGTTTTCGCTGCGTATGGTGTCGTGGCTGAACACGTCCCAGAGCCGCTCGCCGTCCCCGACGAACGCGTTGTAGGCGCTGTTCCAGTGACGGTACACCTTGGCCTCGGAGAGGTCCTGCGTCCATGAGGCGCGAACCTTTCTGCCGTTTATGACGTCTGACTCGCGGCATAGGTACAGCTTCGTCTCTGGGTGCACGATCACCAGCTCGGGTATCGTCCACTCGTCCCCGACGAAACGCCCCGTGGCGTCGAACACGTCCGTGTCCTCGTTTTTCGAGAAGCCGATGTCGTCGACGGAGTCAACGTAGTACCCGCCGCACGAGTCGCCGTCCTCCCAGTCGCAGTCGTCGAACTCCCGCCCGTCGGGATAGACCCGCTTGAACGGGACGCGAGTCTCTTCGCGATACCAGAAGCACTCGCCGTCCAGATACTTCTGGAACAGCTCGAGCTCGCCTTCCGCCAATTTCCACAGATACCGCCTGAACTCCGTTTCGTCCTTGGCCTCTCGTCTGGACTTCGTTTCCTCGTCGTATAGCTCCATCCAGGGTCCGCACATCTTCTCGAAGCGCTCCCTGTCAGTCCACATATACGCCGCGTTCCTGGTAGTGTCCCAGCCGCCGGGATCGCACGGGAACTCCCGTATCGACCCCATGCTGAGCGCGATCCCGGAGTGGATGTACGCGGAGACCGGGAACGCGACGACGCCTTCGCGGAATCCATACTCTCCCGTCCCATAGCCGTCCTCGTCCTCGATTTCGACGAGCGGGCTGACGTAATCCTTCCGCCGCTCGTTGCCGCAGAACTCCCTCGGGATGTTCGAGTGAAGCAGGAACACCTGGTCGTAATCGATGAGCGGGTTTGGGCCGTCGCGGTCCCAGTCGATGATGACGTGCGTTGACGCCTTGCTGGAGTCGCGCTCGTCAAGCGCCAGCACTTTTTTCTTGATCATTGTAGAACTTCTCCGTCTTGTCCACCCCCGAACGCTTCGTCCGCCTTTCCGTGCACCCTGTCCTGTAGCGTGGACTTCACGTACTCAAGCACCTCAGGCGGGACGTCGGATTTCACAATCTCGTCCGCTTCCAGACTCGATTCGCCGGTCGCAAGCAAGACCGCGACATTCCAGTGGTGGTGATTGCATCCGACAAGGGTCCATCCGTTTGTCATTCCGATCTTCCCATCTTTCGTGCGGACGAGCACGTCCTTTTCCCACTCGAACGCATCGAGTCGGCGGAGGTCCACGTCTTCCAGCAGAAATATTTCGAAGGGCACATATTCGCGGTCCTCTTTGTAGTCGTCTCCGTAGCGGTCCTTGAGACACGCCTCGAAGCGGTCGTACACTTTCCTCGCACGCTTAATTTCATCGTCCGTCGGGCGTTTTAAGCACGTCCCAACCCTCAGCTTCTCAAACATCTTCATTCCTTGTCTCCTTCTTTATTCCTGTAATACTCCTCGACCACTCTCGCGATCTTTTCGGATTCTTCCCGCTCTGGGCGGTTGACGAATTTTCTCCCGCACCTAGGGCAAAACCTCGGATCCTTCCCCATGTCGCTGACAGCCGTGCGGCAATCCCTGCAGGCGCGTATGATACGAATGCGCCCCCTGCCGATTCCTTCCACGTCGATGATCTTCATTCCGCTCCTTCTTTATCCTCTGTGGCAAAAAGCCACTTCAGCACATCAACATAAAGATTCAGGAACCCAACCCTTTCTCTGTGAGCATCCTCAAAAGCACTGCTTGCCTCTTTCCATGTCGCAAACTTGTCGCAGTTCCTCGACGGTTTGGAGAGGGCGTAAGACGCCCAGTTCTCGATCCAGTCAATCGCGTCTCGCACGCACGGCACGACATTTGGATTCCTCTCTCTCAATTCTGCGATTTTATCAAGAATCCAAGACAGCGCCTCGCGCATCGCCGCGGCGTTGCAAACGGGCGGATGTTCTTGATACGTCGGTGAGTTGCATCCGTTCGGCTCACCGTAGTATTCGCAGTATGTCGGCTCGATCTCGCCATCAGCGCATTTGATGCAGGTCTCTTTCCAGTCTTTCATTCAACGCCTCCTTCCTCATTCCCTATAGCTTTTCCATCCTAGCCCTCCGCCTCAACGATTTTGCCGCATTTCATTGTGTACCACGTGTCTGCCTTGTACTTTTCGCCGTCGATGCACACCATCTTCGCACCGCAAAGATACCAGTTGTAGTTGGGCACATCATTTCGCCAGTCAGCGAGGACGATATGAGAACCTTTCACGCCCCTGGCCTTGCCGTGGACGCCCCATGCGACGGCAATAGCGGTTTCGTTTTCTGCGCTTGCTTCGGAGTTGTAGCCTGTTGCGCTTGCGGCGGAGCGGACGCCCGTTGCGCTTGCGACGGAGTAGTCGCCCGTTACGCTTGCGGCGGAGCAGTCGCCAGCTGCGCTTGCGACGGAATTATAGTCAGTTGTGCTTGCGGCGGAGCACTCGCCCGTTACGCTTGCGGCAGAGTAGTGGCACATTGCGCTTGCGGCGGAGCACCTGCCCGTTGCGCTTGCAACGGAGTGATGGCCTGTTGCGCTTGCAACGGAGTGATGGCCTGTTGCGCTTGCAACGGAGTGATGGCCTGTTGCGCTTGCTGCGGAGCGGACGCCATTTACGCTTGCGAAACCATGATCTTCATAAGCTTTCGCCTCTGGCTTGACCCGCGCAATCGTGTAGTCGATAGCGGCCTTGACCAGCCCGGCGAATGTCAGCCGCGCTCCGATAGTGATCTTCGTCGCTGCAATCTTCGAATCTCCACCATTATGGTCGATGTCGCCTCCCATCTCAACTTCATGATACACCGACTCGTCGTACAGACAATAATAATACAGGCAATCAAGCGGGTTTTCGCAAGCATGAAAACCCTCTCTACAACAACTGGCTCTGTCCGTCTCGTATGACTTGCCCTCCTCGTACTGGAATCCGCGGCAGGTCATATCCTTATTGAAACCCTTATAGGCCTTCATCCCAATCCTCCACCCTAACGATTTTCCCGTCACGCAGAGCATACCACGTGTCGGGCTTGTACTCAGACCCGTCGATCCGTATCGCCTTAACTCCGAGGACGTTATGTTCGACATCGCGCTCGGTCAGCACAAGCCAGCATCCTATCGCACCGCGCGCCATGCAGTTGGCGCCCAGGACGGCAGCTATGGCGTTCTTACCTTTTACCTCTGCGTTTGATAAGTCTCCGGTAGCCGCTGCGTTTGATAAGTCTCCAGAAGCCGATGCATGTGATTCGACCCCGGAAGTCGTTGCGTTCGACTCGTCTCCTGAAGTCGCGGCGTGCGCTCTGTCACCCGAAGTCGCTGCGTTTGCGTTGTGTCCAGAAGTAGCGGCGCCTGCGCTGCCTCCAGCAGTCGCGGCGTTTGAGCCATCTCCCGAAGTCGCGGCGTGTGCGAAGGCTCCGGATGTCGCGGCGTGTGCGAAGGCTCCGGATGTCGCGGCGTGTGCGAAGGCTCCGGATGTCGCGGCGTGTGCGCTGCCTCCAGCAGTCGCGGCGTTTGAGCCTTCTCCCGAAGTCGCGGCGTTTGCGCAGACACCGGAAGTCGCGGCGTATGCGAAGTCTCCGGATGTCGCGGCGTGTGCTAAGGCTCCCGAAGTCGCGACGTGTTCATGGCCTACAGGAGAAGCATTTGCTTTATTTAACACAAAGCTGGTTCCAGCCTTGACCATGTCAGCCATAGTCATCCTGGGGCCGATTTTGATTCTGGTCGATGCTACCTTCGTCCCTCCTTTTTCGCTGACGATTTCGCCGTCAAGCTCGACCTCGTGATAAACGGATTCGCCCGGTTGGTAGTAGAAAAAACAGTCCAACGGGTTCTCACATGCGTGGAACCCGCATTCACAAATTTCAGCCAGGTCCGTCTCGTACGACCCGCCTTCCTCGTACTGGAAGCCGCGGCAGGTCATATCCTTATTGAAACCTTTATAAGCCTTCATCCCTAATTCCACCCTTTTAACCCTAGCACAACATGGCGTTGGGGTCGTTCTTGACCAGCCTCACGATCTCACGGCACAGGCAGAACCGCTCGTCCTGCTCCGTGTGCAGTTTATCGTAGTTCCCTTCATCAAACTCGACGCCCGCGTTCATGAGGCGGCGCTGAAGGAAATCGACATACCTGTCGCGCGCCCGATCATACCTGATAAAACGGTCGACCAGCTCCCGCAGGAGCTGGCCTTCCGTCATTTCACCGATGTCCTTAACCTTTCTGTCCATTGACACTTAGCACCTCCGTCTTGTAGACGGTCCAGACAATCTCCCTGTCAGAACCGGTGTACCTGTACATCCTCACGCCGACGCTGGAACTCTCCGGTCTTGACAGCGTCTTCCGGACCTCAGTCCTGATGTCGCTATCGGAGTAGCTCATGCCATAATAGTTCTCGCGGACTCTGTTTGTTACCATCTGCCTGAGCATCCTTTCGCAGGACTTCCTGTCATCCAGCACGACAGCCGTTGCGTTCAGATGTCCTGGAATTGATTCAGCTCCATAGCACGTCAGTCTGAACAACTCGCTGACAACCCAGACTTTTCCCATGGCCGAACACTCGGATGCATGACCGTTCTGTCTTACGAAAACCCTCTTACCGCATGGATCAAATCCAACGATCATTCTTGTTTCCTCCTCCTGACCGGAGCGACACAGTCCCAGACCTCACCATCGGAACCGAGAAGATAGTACCTCTTCTTAAAGTCCGAAGGCCATCCCGCAAGAGCAAGGGCTGGCATCACGAAGCTCCTCAGGTCGCCCGAGGCGAACACCTTCTTTGAGAACGGAAGAAGATAACGGGACGTGCCACTCGATGACAGCGAAACGCCGTTTGAAAGGCCTGTGTCATTTACGCGCAGCGTCCTTCCGCTTAACGTTATTACGGAAACCGCACCGTCGGCACGGTTCCCGTAAACGTCACAACCGAGAGACCCGTCGTGATCATTAACGAATCCGATTGAGACAACGCCTATTCCGGGACGGTAGAACAGATATCGCCCCTCGTACCTGTAACGGTTGCATGGGACATATCCGTCCGCGCACACTGTCGGCATGTTCTTCTTGAAAGCCCTCTTGACCTTGTCAGTCCACACGCAACCGTCCGGCCCGCCTTCATTCTTCTCCGTATTCGGAATCATCCCTCTCTTCATACCCTCCTACTCCATTCTTCTTATCCATGTCCAGAGTCACCCTCATCTCATGAGGGGAACCTATCCCAAGATAGTTCGGCGAGTAGTCATCGTCGCCTGACCACATCATGATGTTTGCGTGGGACGCATGCCATCCTTTCCCCAGGTTCTTGGCCTGGCGGATGATCTCCTCCGCGTCAGCGATTATATCCGGATAGACCAATTGGTCTCCAATCCTGATATTGACAAAAACGGTTATATTCCATGACGAACCGCCGCACCTCCTCTCGATGTGTATGTTTCTTATTCTATCGCGCGGTATACCCTTGTTCTTTTTCTTGCCTGAGCTCATTTTTCCTCCTTGGAATCGTTCGGCACCCACTCCGAAAGCTTATCGGAGAGGGTCGTCTCCTTCCGTTTCCTGCACACAGAGCCGATCGCATATCCGATCGCTACCGAGAAACTCCACACAATAACGCTCACCGCAAACACATCAACACCGTTCATCATTCTCCCTCCCATATACGCCTTCTAGTCGTAACGCTCAGCATAGAGCGCCTCGTGCCGTCTTCGTACTTTTCGGATTCGACAAGATACTCGTCATAACCATCGTCCCTTCCGACGGACATACTTGACCCGTCCTCAAGATATGGCGCCAGTTCGGACATCGCGTCTTCCATGACTGAGCTCCAGCTGTATGATCCCCTGAATTCGCTCCGGTATGTCTCCCATCCTCCGTCGCATTCGTTATCGTACCTGCACGAACCCTGGTGAAAGGCGAGTATGCACTTTATCATGCCCTCAAGCGTGTCGGTGTCGATACCGTTCTTGCGGCACTCTTCCCGGCACCAGCAGACATTTCCGAAACTGCCTTTCGGTCCGTACCTGGATTCCTTTTTCTCCATCCATTTCCGCAGGGAATCCCTCGCCTCATCGCGCTTCCCTTCCCTGAACTTAATGTCAAGGCATACGCTGTAGTTGTCTCCCATCACTTCCCCTTTCTTGACGCTCTCCTCTTTCTGGCGTTCGTGACCTTCACCTTAACCCTTACCCTCTTGACCCGGGCTCCGCAATCATCTCCTTCGGCGATATATTCACCGGCCTCTTCGACCGTGTCGAAACGGTCAGCAGTCTGAGGGTCTCCCCAGCAATCGACGACAGCGCCGTCCTCGAACGTACGCCAGTACGTGCCCGGGACGCTGCTTATGACGAAGAACTCGTCCGTATCGATCTTCATTTCTGGCTGTCCTCCAACCTCTCGAACTCTTCGGACTCCTCGACCTCATAGGTGACGTGAAAATTGGTCGCTAGTCCGTACCAGTCATACCCTCCTTTGAACCTATCGACTTCCCGTATCTCTTCGTCGACGATTCGTTCCGCATCGTATGGACTTCTAGCCTCTACGAAGAGATAGTGAGAGAGCGTGATCGCAGCCCTGACTTTGTATATCTGGACTTCTTTGCCTTCGTCGTCCTTATGCGAGAAGACGTGAACGGTCCTCTTCTTATGCTTCATGAGACATCCTTTCCTCCGATGTATGAACAGACATGTAAAGGCTAATCATCCGCTTGGTGTTGCGCTTTACCGCCATCATTCGGAAACAGACTGAAGATGTAATCCATCGTCTCTCTGTCGGCCAGCTTCACATCTCCAGGATTCCCGTCTCTGATAACGTCATGCCTAAGAACCGCAAACCTCCCGGTAGGGAACACCTTGTTCCCTTCCGCGTCACGGATTGCGAACCTATCCTGGTTCCCGTATCTGGATCCGTCTTCGTTCACCTCAACGATAAGGACGCCTTTCTTGAACTTCTCTTTGCACTCATCGCACGCGTCTAGACCCCCTGTAATTTCGTGGGGCGCCTCCAGGTCGCCCTTAATCCTTCCCATAAGCGCCACTCCCATGGGTTTCCCGCACCAGAAGCACTTAAGAACTGATGGGTTGACTCCATACTTTTTAGACAACTTTATGCTCCTACCTTTTCTTCCCATTCGTTACCCCTTTCTTCACTTTCTTATCCGAAATCCCTTTCCCGGACGCCCTCGCCCGGCACTCCATCCAAAAGGCGATCGCCTTCCTCGACGCCTTAACGCAGTACAGGAGATGGTCTATCTTGAGCAAGTTCCTTTTGATACACCTTCGCTCCCTTGCTATGAATGAGTCTATCTCCTTCACGTAGAAATCTCCGACTACGTCGTCACCATTCTTCGCCATACGCATCCTCTTCTCCCATGTCCATCCCTATACCATGTATACGCTGACGACAGGGATGTCGCAGTCCGGACTGTCCGGATCATCCTCGATCTTAACGTCGAACTCATCAAACTCCTTGTTCAGGAGATCCCTAATCTCTGAAATGGACTCCTCGTCACCGCCGATGTAGTCTGCGTTCCAGATCCTGTGCCACTTGCCGTCCTTCTCGACGATCTTGAACCATATCTCGTCGTAGGCGATATCCATCAATTCATGCAGAACCATATGACATCCCTTTTCATACTCACCCAAGATGTAGGACGACCTTGTCAGTCCCGTAGTCGAAAGTGACCTGCCTCGCTCCCTGTCGAACGATCACACCGCCTCCGCACCAGCTGATTGACCTAAGGAAAGAGCTATCGCGGAAAACACGCTCGATCTCATCCATCGGCCGCAGCTTTTTACCATAACCCTTGAAAAGGCCAACATCGTCCATGTCCTTCGCAACCAAGATCTTGCTATAGTCAAACCAGAAGAATCCCACCGCGTTCATCACGCTCGTTCGCCCTATCTTAACAGGGCGCCTCTCCTCGGCCTTCGCACGCTCGATAGCCTTCCTCTTCTCGCTCTTTCCCATCACTTCCTCCTTTTTCTTTTTGGAGTAACGGTCGCACAGGGAGATGACCTTCCTTCGCGACCACATAATCCCCTCGCGTATGTCGCAGTTCGTGTGAAGGCGTCCTGTGTCCTCCTCATACTGGGATACCCTCAGCGCCTTCGACACCTCTTCCCTCATGACCTCCGGAGAGAACACTGGCGGGCCGTCCGCTCCGATGACGATCTTATCCCTCTTCTTCATTCATCGTCTCCTGTCCTCTACCATACAGACGTCTTTCCCCGACTCGCACCATGTTCCGAATCCAAGGAGATGTTCCGGCATAGACGTGATGAAGTTCCTTATGCAGGCTATCTCTCGCTCCTCCATCTTCATCGTAACCGAGCCAAAGACCCTGGAACCGATTTTTCTCTCGATCCTGAGGCGCGGCTTGGAAGCGGGGTCCCACTTGGCTTCCGACACATACACGATCGAGAAGTCGCCCTTTGACACCGTCCCTCCGCCCTTTCTGAAGCTCTCCTCGAGCTGGAGAGCCTCGCACGGGTTCAGGTTCATGTACGCCACGGTATCCGTCTCAGAGTCTGAGCGCCGCATCGATATGCACACTCCAAACGTACACTTCTCTAAATAAAGCTCGAACAACGCGCCGTCTACAACCTTTCTGATCATACCGTTCCTTTCTCGTTACCACTTGTCCGGGTCGCCGCTCCACCTATCGGCCGACATGAGCAAATCAGCCATGTTCTCAAGCGCTATCTTTACGAACCGAACCTCGTGCTCCCTGAGCGGGAAAGAAATGATCGGGACGAGTCCGGACTCGCCCTCTGTCGCTATGGAGATCAACGAGTACACACCCAGTCCGCAGAACGCAAGGCACCTTCCGTCAAGCGCCCGTATCACGGCTCTTCCAGATGAAAGGCCTTCGATAAGCTCAGACACCTCGGACGGGCTCATCACGAAGGACTCCCTCTCATCCTCCTTACCTTTCCCTTCGGGATATCTGCAGACCATGGAAACCATCACGCCTCCACTAACGAGGTCCATGGACAAATCCAAAACCCTTCCGTCATCCATCTCTCTCTTGATCATATCGACACCCTTATCCCTTTTCCCCTAACCTTTACCGCGCTGATCCTAAACGCTTTACCACCCCTTACGAACCAGGCCTCGTCTCCGTTTGGCGAGTAATAGACGTCGAGGCACCCCTCGGTGTCCCCATCGGCGAACCCCTTGAAGTCGGCTAGGTTACCGACCAACTCCGCTCCGCTTTCGTCGCGCACGACGACGTTTTCGAGCCACTCCTTCCTGATGACGTTTTCGATGAACGAGATAGCCTGATCCTTTGTGTCGAACAAGGTGAAGGCAGCCCACACGCATTCCTCCGGCGACTCCCCTTCATACCACTCTGACTGGAGAACTGCCCAACCAATATCATCTGTATGACCCGACATTGTTACCCTCCTCATCATATGCGCAGTCTGGATACGAACCGACGACAAGCATGTTCGACAGGTCCGCATTCCCGAACTCTTCCTGCGCCTTCTCGAACGCTTCGTCAACGCTTTCCGCGTCTACACTGATTTCGATCCTTCCTTCGACGACCATATTAACGCTATACATCATAGAATCCTGAACTGCGTCGCCCGAGCCGAATTGACCCGATAACCAACGGCAATGATGGCGTCGAGATTGTAAAAGTCGATTTTCCGTCGGACGATGCGGCCACCTTCTTCTCGAACTTGTTCCATTTTGGAACAAGTTGCGCTTTCTTGCAATTCCCCTGCCGAATAGATGTTTTTCAGATGTTTAGTGACCGCCTGCGTACCGACGCCGAAAAGCTTGGCCATCGCCGCCTGCGTGAGCCATGCTGTTTCCTTTTCAATGATTACATTGACCTGAACCGCCCCATCTTCAGACTTAAGAATCTCCATTGGCGTTTGAATCACCCAATCGATAGTATCCCACACCTATGCATTCGATCGTTGGCATTGAAGACGTTCCCCTTTTTCAAGAAGCCTACGGAACTCGTGGCTGCCGTAGTCGCTTTTGTCAAGGATCTTCGCGAGCTCCGACGCCTTCATCCTGTCGCTCCGCTTGAATCCATGCGCATTGAGCCATGCGTCCGTTCCCTGCCGGCAGGCTCCTGTGAGCCTCTGGTACAGAGACGCAGTCATGACCGTATCGGGATAGATGACGCCATACGAGACTTCCGATTGCTTCATCTTTCTCACGAGGGCGTTAATTGCCGACTTGACCGACCTTCCGTGAGCTGTCACTCCTCCTGAGAATGAAGCCGTTGTGCCGGCGGCGAACGTCTTTTCCGAACGGACGTAGTATCCGCGGCCTTTATACAACATCCATCCTGGGGCTACGTAGAAAGAGCCTACGCTCTTTTCCCTTCTCCTGTCGAGTAATGTAGGGATGCCGTCGATCTGTCTGTAGCATGTGGCACGCTTCGGAAGGTTGACAAAGCACGTGTACTCGTACATCAGGTATGTGCACCTTCTGCTGTATGTGCCTAACTCCTTCCTCTCGACGTGGCACTCCACATCGCTTATGCCGTCCTTGTATTTCACGACAGAGTCACCTCTTCCGGGTGTGAACCCGATACCGCGCAGCCCCGCTGAGACATCACTCTTTACTTTTACCTCAAGTCTCTTCGCGGCCGTCGAGGAGACGTCTGAATCTTTCCCGATATGGAACCTTTCCTTGTCAGGCCTTCCTCTGCAAAGCAGAACAAGCGTGTCCTTGAACAGACGTTCCGCACGGCTCAATCCTATTCGCTTCCTTCCCTTCAGTTCCCTGACGGTCTTCAGCCTTTTGTTCCGCGTGCTGTTTGCAATGGCGATCTGTGCGCCTCCTGATCGCATGGCCTCTGCGACGGCGGCCCTGAACAGCCTTTTCCCTCCCTCTCGGATGATTCGGAGGGCCTCCTGCCTACGATTCTCCTTATCCAAAACAAACCGATTCTTTTCCATCATCTTCTTCTACCTCCGGAACTCCTGACCATTCTTTTCCATTTCAGCCACCCATCTTTATGGGAGTGCGCCAGATGTCCCACCTGCGAACCTTTTTGTCGTCGATGTGATATCGGAACCATCCGAACTTTGAAAGGTTCTCCCTGGCGGACCTTATCACATCTGACCTGCGACGCTCATCAGAGCCGCACAGGACAAGCAGGTCTCCCAGGTCGTCAAGCGCGTTTTTAACTGCGCTTTCCTTCGTCAGATGCAGCTTAGGGAACTTCTGTTCGAACTCCTCGTCGCCGCTGTCCGAACTCCCGGATGTGACGCATGTCCATAACGTCGCGGTCCCCTCGATTTCGTTCTCGAATATCTCGAACCTGAAAACGTTATCGCCTTTCCTGGCAATATACACGAACTGATCAGACAGCTCTCTAATGATATACTTTTTGAGCGCGGACCTTACGTAAAGCGTGACATCGTTCATTTCCCACGGAACGCTATAGCGTGGGAAAATTAACGGTTCGAGCTCAGCTCCGGACGCATTGCCTTTGGAATCGGCATCCGAAGGACTGTATACAAACAGCGACCTTACGGTCTCTTCCGGATTCTCGGCTCCGGCCCTTTCTGCCGCCATCTCAAGGATTTCACGGAGGCCTTTGTGATTCTCGTCATAGTATAGCGCCATCCTGATGTCGTCCCTGACATCAAGCCGATCGATGATGTAATCCGCGCACTCCGTGATCGCTTTCCCGACTGACAGGAACGTCCCTATGCAGCTCGTATCAAAAGGATAGCCGGGCGAATAATCGAATGACACGACGCTGTAAGCTGTGATTCCCTTCATGGTTTATACCCCTTTCTGACACACTTGGAGGAACGAGTCGCCGTTAGAGCGTATTTCGTATCCTCCGTTTCCGCCGAAGACATTACGCCGGACACGCTACTTTCCATCCCGGACCTCCGTGATCCTCGTCGCGAGTTCGTCAGCTGCGACGATGACTGACAGGAGCGGATACTTCATACATGCGGCGGAGAAGTTCCCCTTGGACTCCATGCTGTCCGGTAGCTCCCATCCGGCCATGTGCCACCTGATCGCGGCGATCTCCTGCTCCGTCATGACGAGCCCCATCCGGAGGAGCCGAACGACGGACTTCTCACCGTGCCCCAGCGGGTAATCCGAATAGTCCGCGTCATAAGTCCAGTACTTCTCCCACTTGCCGTTTTCATCCTTCCTGAACCGCTCCACCTTGCGGTAGATATCAGCCTTGCACACGTCATGCAGGAGAGACGCGATGATGACGCTGTCCATCGGAAGCTCTTGTTCGAGCGATCCGTCGAGCCTGATCTGTGCCTCCCTGATCGCTTCGGACTGGGAGTACACATTGAGGGAGTGCCTCACGAGACCTCCCTCAACGGCGAGATGATGCCTCGCCGACGCAGGCGCCTTGAAGAACCCAAGGCTTTCAAGACACCCGATAACCTGAACCACACCCTCGCGGTTAGTAGACCGCAAGAGATCATTGAACCTGTTTGAATACTCATTCGTCATACCAAAACCCACTTTCCAACACATCCCTCGATCGGATATTTGAGCGATATGCGCGTCACCGCGCAGATTCCCAGTTCACGTCGCCAGTGCGCGCAGTTGAAGCAATCGCCGTAACGCTCGCTTTCCGGAACGCCTACGCGTTCTTTCTCCTGTGCGCACTCGCCAGTCTTCCTCGGTTCCTTCTTTTTTGCTGCTTTCCTCTTAACCGGGCCATCTCGGCGCCGCCTCATCGACCTTCCCATCCTTACCTCCTATGCGTATCCGCACATCATGAATTGTATTCGTTCATAGTCACGGTGACCTTGGTGGACAGCGGCTTCTCATGCCCCTCCAGGAGGTATGTGGTCCACCCCTGGCACTTGGTGTCCAGCATCGCCTTCTCGTACTTGGTGTCGCCCCATCCACACCCGTACTGGTAGATTGACTCGGTGTACGGCTCCTCCACCTTGAGATCCTTTGCCTTCTCGTTCCACTCCTCCTGAGTGAGTACGATTGTCCTGTACGGGCCGACACTGCGCCCGCAGGCGTCGGTTCGGTAAAAGTTTCTGACTACTCTCATTTTCCCTCCTTGTTTCTCCAGATTGACCAAGCCTTCCGACCTGGCACGTCATCAGATCCACCGCTCGCATAGACGCACGGTGCCGACGAATCTCGTTTCCTTATCGTCTTCCCCGTACGTGATGTCCGGGTCGACCGACATCGGGTCGTAGACGCCCAAGGCGCTGAGGGCGAAATGGAAATCGGATTCCGAATCCGCTTCGATCCGGATCTGAACTATCAATGCATCGGAGCATACGTTATGATCGTCCACCTTTACCCGTACGTTTTTCCCTGTTTCAGCACGGATCAAAGATTCCCACGCCTTGCTGAGAACGTCTTCGAGCTTCGGCAAGAGAACGGATGTAACGCGCTTTGGGTCTTTCCCATACATCGTCCCTCCGTCCGGGAAGAGCTTTCTACCGTATATCCTGATCTTATTCCCCTGTTCTGGGTTAAGGTCGGACTTATCCCAGGTATCCCAGACGCTGATTTCCGGAGCGGCTTTGAGCCATGTCAGAGTAACAACGGTTTCGTTTTTTCCGTGAAGCTCCTTGCGGGCCCAGTCACCCGGCTTTTTCAGCCCGTCGAACAGCTTCCGTAGTGTTTCACCTTCGATTCCAATCCCTTTTGCGTTTTCGATAAACATTGACCTGACGGTTACTATTGGCGTGCCTTCTACGGACATAAGCGTGAGCGACCCGTCGCCATAGGCCCAGTAGTCGTTGTACTCAATGATCGGTTTCTTATCTCCGTCGAACAGGTATTCCCTGTAAACGGCCCTGCGTTCATTGGACGGGTTGCCTTCCACGCCCCCGATCTCTGTAACCTCAATCAGAAAAACTTCCATCCTATTCTCCTTCTTCCTCTCTTGCTTTCTTTGCCGTATGGACTGGCCATATCCCATAAGTGTACACGCTGTTGCGGTACCTGCACTCATCCTCGCAGTTCGGATCGATCAACATGGCGGTCATGGACGCGACCAGCTCAGTGATATTCTCCGAATCTTCGTCATTAAGCGCATTGCACGTGATCGCCAAGTTCTCTGCAAGCCCGGCAGCCATTGCCTTTGCCGAGTCGTACACGCCGACCACCTCATTGTCGTCGTCCTTGTAGCGCTCGAAGAGAATATACACGGATTTCTCCTTATTCTTCTCCTCGAGCATCCTTTCTTTCATCTCGCTAATCTCGCTCATCCCTGCTCTCCTTCCACGCCTTCCACTTTTTGACATCTGCCGCATGTTTCCTTGCGAGCTTTCTTAGCTCTGAGAAGCGACTCGCGAAATCAATCACGCATATACTCTCCGAAGGGACACTGGTCTTGAATGGGTTTTCGGGGAGCCTGAGGAAACCCAGGCCCTCCATCTGCTCCCAAAGCTTGATCAGGATAAACTGGTTCGGCCAGTCATCTCCAGTATATGCCATGTCTACACTCATCCGTTTCCGTTCGAGACGTTGATCTTCGCGTTGCACAGGGATAGGAACTGCCTGAGGCCCTTCAGGTCGATCGCCTCGATGTCGCAAAGGGTCATGAAGGATGTGATCGCCGTAAGCTCAGATATCGTGAACTTAGGGTTCTCTCGCTCATCCTTTGCCTTTCTCTCCTGTTCGGCGCGCTGCGCCTCGATGCGGGCCAGCTCCTCTTCCTTCCGACGATTCGCTTCCTCCACCTTCTCAAGTCGGCGGACCTCCTTGACATAGGAGATCGCGCCATTCAGTGCGGCCGCGGTGACCTTACCTAGGTCAACCTTGGATTCTGGGCGGGCCTTCTTGTACTTGACGGCCCAGTCCGACTCCCCGGAGGCCAGAAACTCGTCCACGCTCCTGAACTCCATGATGACCCGCATGGCCTTTTTAGTCGTCGTGCTGTTGCACGATGACTTGAGATACCCTTCGATCCTATCCAGTTCTTTACTGTTCTCTTCCCTCATACTTCTCCTCCTGTTTTCTCTTTTCCTTTGCCAGTTTCAGTGAGTCCTCGATCGCTGACCTCATAGCCTTTTCATAGGCATCAGTCCCTTTTTCCGCATCCTTGCTTTCACCCAACTCATACAGGTGAAGCATGAGCATAATAGCGTTAAGCTCAGGATCGTTCTTCGTGATGGCGTATTTAGACAGCTTTCGCAGGATCTTCATCGCCGGGATTCTTCCGTAAACGTCTGAGTGCTTGATGATGAATTCCGGAAGATCGAACATCCAAAAAAACGGCTTATTTTCTCGCGACATATCACTGTCCGTCCCGTCGACATGCATGCTCAACGGCAAACTATCCATCAGACGACCCCTTTCTCTTTCCGCGTGAAGGCGATGATCCTGTCGCAGATCTCTCCTCCGAAAGCGCACAGCACTTTCGCCTTCAGGTCTTTAGCATCGAGCTTGTCTGCGAGTGAGACTGCGAGCCGTTCGATCCGGTTGTATCCGGCAGCGGCTGACCTCACCAACTTCGAAGCCTCCGCCTCCCTGTCCGCTAACTCGATCCTACGCTCGATGATCCTGTCCCACACCTCCCTAGTCTTCTCCTCGGACATGATGTATATGCGCCCGGATCCATCGATCTCCCCTATAAGGGGTATGTCGAAATAGGACCACCCTTCGCAGACAAACACCTTGACCTGCGGAACAGGAGTTCCGTACCCCGGCACCGAGCAGTACGACCATGTCGTTTCTGCGTCCCTGAAAAGGGTTTTGCCGTTGTACTTTATCTCCTCGCTTCCATACATCCTGGCCAGTTCGTTCAGGACCTTCCGGCTAACCTTCTTTCCGTTCCACTTCTCAAGGAACCCGGACTGAGCTATGGCCCTGATCTTCTCAACATGCGCCCTTATCAGTGCCTCGTCCTTTCGCAGACTCCGCTCGGCCTCTTCGATCCTAACGTTCGTAATCATGAGACTTTCAGGACTCCTCTCTCACCGTGCGTTCCATGTCCTCGTCAATGTCAGACATTCTTATTCCTTCCTCCTTTGCCGAAGATATCGTCAGGCTCGACGAGTATCTCGCACTTTGGCTCCTCGTCTGATCCGAACGGGCTTGTTTCCGATATCATACGCATCTTGAGAAACGAAAGCCTCTCAAGTCGCTGCCACATCCTGAAGAGGCATCTCTGCCCCTCCCATTTGTCGAACACCCTATACCTTGACGGGACGGACCTGAACATCCTGAGACTATCGAGCTTCGCGCTGTTCGCCTCGTAACGATCATGGTCGTTTTTAGTGCCATCCCTCCTTGGGAGCTCTCCGACGATAGCCGCCCTGTGCCATAAGGACTTCCTTACCATCTTGCTGTAGAAGTAAACCCACACAGCGTGTATTTGGCCTCCGCCGAACCAGGAGAATCTGTAACGCTTGAACATCTCAACCCTCCTCAGGCAACGGCGTAGCGTCTGTCCATTGAAACGGGCGCATCGATTTCATCAATTCTCATTTCTTCTTTCCTTTCTTCTTTTGCTTTCACCTGTACTTCGCTTGCCTGGCCTTGAACTCGGGGAGCGGAGAAGTCTGGTTCCGTTTTGTGTCCACGTTGTTTCGCTATTTACAGAGCCAGGAAAGATAGTCGGTATCAAGCAAAAATCCCAGCGCATCCGCATTACTGGACGTTTCACATGTCATTCCAACACCACCCTTTCCCCGAGGCTGATTACGTAGTGCGGCGCGTCGGGCTCGCCCCACTCTGGATGCGGGTGAGGCCTGTAGCCCACTACGTACAAATCGCCAATCGGCCACGGATGCGCTCGGAAGAACATGCCCGGCTTCGCGTACCCGAGAGAAAACGCAACAACAAGATACGTTTTCCTGCCACACAACCGTCGATCAATCCAGTTTCTGATTCTCACGTCCCAATAGAGCTTTTCTTCACGGTACTCCTCCTTCTTTTCTCCGCTTGCGATCATGTCGTACCACTTTCGCTTCAGCGTGAGGTTAAGCACGGAGCAGTCTTCTCGTTTCAGCGTTTGCATTCTTTTCCACTCCCTATTTCGCTGTCTCTCCGTATCGCATCCTTACTATTGCAACCAATGATCATGTCGCTACTTTCTTCTCCTTTCTTCGATATCATCCACTTCACTACGCACTCCGCGCAGTTGTGGGGGCATTGAGTCCTCGGATCTTCCCAGTCGTTATCGTAATGATCGCAAACTTCCGACCTGAATCTCCTTGTGATTTCTTCTGCGGATTCAGCTGTGTCACAATTCCTCGATGGCTCGACCATGGCATGCCTCATCATGGCAATGCACATCTTCATGCACCCGACAAGGAACAAAACATCATCACCGAAGTCTTTGTCGGCGACGGCTTCGTTCATGTACTTCGAGCACAACTCCAACGTTTTGCGCATCGCATTTGTGTTTCCGGCTTCATGTCCATATACCTCTTTGTTCATCCTATCGCAGATGGATTCTGCGCGTTCGATCCTCCAATCCCTGTAAGTATCAGTGTCCCAGCGGAACAATACATCGTGATTCGACGAGCAACGTATCGCCACGACAGAAGTCCCGTAATCAACATAGAATGGCTTTCCTCCTCCCGTTATACTCATTCAGCGCCTTCTTCCTTCTCTATGAGTTCAGCAAGGTGTTTGATGTCTTCGCTGATCCGGTTTAGGTTTTGGTACTGCTCAACGAGCCGGTGTAGCGCGTTGTCCGCAGTGAATTCGCCATACCCGACACCTCGAATAGCGTCGTAAATACATAAGCAGGAAGAATCAACACGAAATGACAGAGAAATCAGTTTGCCCCTGAGGTCCTTCATTCATCACCGCCTTTCTTATCCGCCTTTGCGTACAGCCACTCATCGAACTTCTTTTGGTCCTGCATATCATCTGCGCAATCGTTCTGCCATGCGACCCACGCTTCATGCAGATTCTGATACGTGTCGCAGTTCCTCGCGGGCGCGGCGAGGGCGGCGTCACACCTAATGACCGGCTCCACAAAACCATTGAGGGCCAAAACATCACGAGCATACTTTAGCGCGTCTCGGAGCGCGACGGCGTTTCCGTTTTCAGCCATTTTACGCCTCCTTCCCTTCCTGGGCAAAGAGCCAGCGCACAAACGCGAAAACCTCGTCCATATCGTCCCACAGTTCGATGTCGGCCCAAACCTTGTGTCCGCGAATCCTCTGGAACTCCAGCCGCGCCTCCTCCGCCGTTGCGAATCTGTTGCAGTTGAGCGGAGGTGTAGAAAGTGCGTAACGAGCATTTTGTGCCAACTGGTGTAGCACAGGTGAGATGCTCATACAGCAACGACAAGTGGTCTGATAATAGGAGATCATAGACTCAAGCGCCTCTCTCATCTGCTCGTATGCGTTCATTCCGCACCTCCTTCATCCGCCGTGGTGAGGGTCCACAGGCCAAACCAGTATTCTGGTGTCAGGTTTTGGTTGTACTTCCACAACTCGTTCTCAAGAAAGTAATCTTTAGCGGATATGTAGTCATCGAACTTATCGCAGTTCCTCGCTGGCGCGGCGAGGGCTTTTTGGATTGCCGTCTTCGCCTCGCACAAATCACGATGTCCGCACAGTATGTCACCACAGTTCGCATTTATCGTGCTGTTCTCCCAAGCGAGACTGTCGCAAGTATGATTTGCTCGGGCATGGTTGCATATTGCCTTCTTCGCTATCTCCAGCGCCTCGCGCATCTGCTTGTATGCGTTCATCCCTTCGCCTCTCCTTCCGCCGTGTACGGCATCTGCGCCCACACCAATTGACACGATTCGCTCCCTGTTTGCCTAAAATCCCATCTCGCATGAACAGGGCAATCACAACAATCTTGCGCTTTGCATTGTTTTCTGTATCGCTCGTACTGCTCCTCCGCCGTGCCAACGTCGCAGTTGCGGCGCGTTTCAGCGTTCTCACCCTTCACCTCAACAACGATGACGAACACGTCCTTCGAGTCTCTCCTCTCCTCGATCCGCACCCCCGCGATGTCGAGCGGGATCCTCTCCCCGTCCCGCTCGATCTCCACCGGCACGTTCGAGTCAGACAGCCTCTGCGCCATCCTCCCGATCTCCGTCGCCACCGTCATCCACCCCATCATTTCGACACCTCTTTTTTCATCTTCCGATCCTTCTTCCTAACGTAGTACTGGCACTCTCCCGGCGAGCACGGCTTGTCGTCCTCCATCTCGTCTAGTTCGCAGAAACAGTGCGAGACAACCCTCTCGCATTCACTGTCAAGCACGATACCCGTTCTAAAGAACGCGCACTTGCTGTTTTTGTGGGCAATCATCGGCTCGCATCCCCTTCCGCCGTGTACTGCATCTGCGCCCATTCCAATTGGCATAGCAATTCACCATGTCCTTCCTGCCTTAATTTTATGTGTATAGGGCAATCTTCCGCGCATCTCACATTGCCTCTATATGAGCATGGATTGTATCTGTCCGTGAATTTACAATACCTTCTAGACTGCTCATCCGGCGTCCCCACGTCGCAGTTGCGGCGAGGAAGGTCAAGGGCGGCGCGGGCTTCTTTGAGAACTGATAGGGTGTGCTCGCTATTCATGTGGCAGTTGGGCGATTTGATTGCTATGGCTAGCGTATTCTCATCAACCCCCATGTTATACAATACATCAAGAAGTTTCTCCAAAGCCTCCCTCATCTGCTCGTATGCGTTCATTTGGGGCCTCCCTCCTGTTCGATCCGCTCTATGTAACGAACGGCATCTGTGAGCGTGTCGCACTCCGTGACGCTCGTCAGTCTTTCGTCGTTCTTTGAAACGCGCCAACGGACATGACCGTTAATCCTGTCGTAGCCGTAGATAGTTATACAAGTTATAACATACCTTCCGTCGAAGTAGTATTGGCTAGCATCGACCTTTGTCAATCTGCCGCCTATCATTCCGCCCTCCTTTCCCTGCTGGTCGCAATTTGCTATACCAGAACTTGCGCTTTTCGCGCTTCCACAGCAACCGCGCAATCTTGCAAACAATCTTGTCCCTGTCTTCATGGTAGTCCAGCTGTTCGCCAAACACCCAACCAACTGCCCATTCGTATGACGCATCATAGCGGAGGAGCGTTACCTCCCCGTTTGTCGTTCCAAAGCGGGAAATTTTATTGTAGAAGATGTTTCGCGCCTCTCTTCTTATTTTGCGTAGTAGTTTAGTCTTCATTCAGCACCGCCTTTCCTTTTGCGATAGTGTTCATGATCGAACATCTTTACCAACTGATCCTCTCTCATACCTTGTACTTTATGGTTGCAGAAATCTACCAAGTCTTTAAGCGTTCCATCAACCCAGTGCCGTATGACTCTAAAATCATCAGCAAGTTTTGTCTCTCTAAATCTGTAGTGGTATCTCTTGAAATCTTTGCACGCATAATCAATGTTGATTTTCGCCGCCCTAAGATGCGCGAGGATTATTGCATCCTCGACAATTTCAACATCGTCAATGGTCGTTGTCTTCGCTTTGCTCTTCTTCTTTCGCTCACTCATTCCGCGCCTCCTTTCTCCGCCTGGTCGAAGAGCCACGCTTCGGTTGAAATTTCAACTCCTATGATTCGACCTTGCGCATCTTTCGGGTGGTTTCGCAATTCGGAGTACATTTCCGCCAAAGACAAGAACAAATCGCAGTTCCTCGCCGGTGCGGCGAGGGCTGCCATCGTCTTGTTGTATGCTGTTTCGAACAGTCCTCTCATATACTCGTTCATCGGATGGTCTACCCTCCATAGGTAGTCCATACAAGATTCCAGCGCCTCGCGCATCGCCGCCGCGTTGCCAACGGGCGGATGTTCGTGATACGTCGGTGAGTTGCATCCGTTCGGCTCACCGTAGTATTCGCAGAACGTTGGCTCAATCTCTCCGTCTGCGCATTTAGCGCAAATTCCATTCCAATCTCTCATTTCTCTCCTTCTACCCGCATTCATACACGACACAGCCAATCGTCACTTCCATTGAGCTTACCCCATCTTAACGATCTTTCCGCCACAGAGCGCGTACCATGTGTCGGGCTTGTACTTTTTACCGTCGATCCGTATCGCCTTCACGCCGAGGACGTTGTTTTCGCCGTCGCGCTCGGTGAGGACAAGCCAGCTTCCTAGCGATCCACGCGCCTTGCAGTTGGAGCCAAGGACGACCGCTATGGCGTTCTCTCCCATTGACTCGGCTTCTGAAAAATCACCGGCAGCAACTGCGTTTGACGAGTCTCCCGAAGTTATGGCGGTTGCGCCGAGTCCCGAAGTCATGGCGTGTGACCTGAATCCGGAAGTTTTTGCGCATGCGTTTATTCCGGTAGTTGCGGCGTTCGCCCAGGATCCAGAAGTCTCGGCACTCGCGCCGTATCCAGAAGTCATGGCGTTCGCGTTGTTTCCAGAAGTCGCGACGTGCGCGTTGTTTCCAGAAGTCGCGGCGTGTGCGAAGGCTCCCGAAGTCGCGGCGTTTGCGAAGGCTCCCGAAGTCGCGGCGTTTGCGAAGACACCGGAAGTCGCGGCGTGCGCGTTGTTTCCAGAAGTCGCGACGTGCGCGTTGTTTCCAGAAGTCGCGACGTTTGAGCAGCGTTTTCTCGTACCAGCATGTGCTCTGACAAAGTCGATTTCAGCCTTGACCAGGTCAGCTATAGTTATCCTGGGTCCGATCTTGATTCTGGTCGAAGCTACCTTCGTCCCTTCGCCGTTGTGTACGATTTCGCCGTCAAGCTCGACCTCGTGATAAACGGATTCTCCCGGTTTGTAGTAGCTGAAACATTCCAACGGGTCTTCACAGGCGTGGAATCCGCATTCACAAATTTCAGCCCTGTCCGTCTCGTAAGACTTGCCCTCCTCGTACTGGAAGCCACGGCAAGTCATGTCCCTGTTAAATCCTTTATAAGCCTTCATCCGCACCACCTTTCCTATCCCTCTTTCTGAGATTAAATGACTCGCACAGCGTATAGACAGGCATGCCGGTGTATGCGCTCACAGCGTCGTCGTACGTCCGCTGCCACTCACCGTAGTATAATGGGCCTCCGAAAATGCAGTCGCAATACGCGATGAACCACTCGCCTGTCTCGTGTGGTGGTATCACATAGCCGTCACCTCGACACGGAAGACTGATTCTCCCCCTTTCGCATTCATACTCAATAAAGCGCTTCCATCTCTTGTAAGGACTTTCCCCTAAATCCGGATTGTTTAGAATGAAAGCCATTTCGTCATCGGTTCCAGTGAACTTGAACGACGCAACCTCTATAGGGCTCCCGCAGTCTTCGCATTCTTTGAGATAGACATTTCCGTTATTCGCTATGAAAATGTCATCTCTGCTTCTGATCTCGTCAAGAAGATCTCCTATAATCTCCATGAGCTGCCTTGAGCTTAACTTCTCCAGCATCATCCTGCCCTTTCTTCCCCTTTCCGTCCATTCCGTCTGAATCAGGCCACTCTTTGTTCTCTTTTAAAACCTTCTTTTCACCACATTTCTCCTTTCTTTTTTCGTTTAGTCCAGAGTTGTTCGCGCGCGTTCCTTCCTCGTAGAACACGCAGCCTTTACTCCTGCACCTTACGTATCCTTCCTGAAGACCGCAGGCCCAGTACCTTACGCTTTTCCATGGCTCTCCGTGGAAAAGCCCGCTCCTTATGCTAATCGCGCGGAAGGCGTGTCTGCATGTTTTCATTAACGCTCCTTATCATTGCTTTTAAATCTGTCGCCGATCTCGTAGTCCGGGCATCCGCCATCAGTGTTCCTCGCGATCGCCGAAGGGAAATCATTCCACCATCCCTGCCCCGGCTTTCCGACTTCCGGATCCGTATCTTTCTCGCACATGAATCCGTCTGGAACAGCGTCCTCTATATGACCGAACCCTACATACCCTCCATCATCACCTTTTACGAAAGCCCCCCTGAATTTGCATGAAAGGCAGTTTCTGTGCCCTGGATCAAATCTGCAGTCGTGACGGGAAGGTGTCTTAAAATTTTTCCCGCACCACCTGCATCGGTACATTGTAACCTTTTCCATCGATCTCATTCCAGTTCCTCTATTCCACTTCTCACTTCGAAGCTGTTTTTTCCACATCCTTGTCTGCGCATGCCTTCACGAACACTACGAACCACGTAAACTTCGACCCGCTCCTCGAAACCGTCTTATGCCAGATGAGCGGAGGGTACTCCTTAGGCGCTAGACCGAGCATATAGTCTATCGACTTGAACGAGTCGCACCACTTAAAGATAAGAGTTCCGTTTTTCTTCAGCACCCTGAAGCACTCTGCGAAACCCTTCCTAAGGTCTTCCTCCCACTTAAATCCAAGCGATCCGTATTTGTAGAACATGAAGCTCGTCTCGCCGCACTTGAGATGCGGAGGGTCGAAGATCACGATGCTGAACGACTCGTCAGGGAATTCCATTTTCCTGAAGTCCCCGACGATGTCCGGCCTGACCTCGAAGTAGGATCCGTTACTCTCTATCTTGTGCCGCTCGACTACCCTGATGTCCTGTCCGACAACGCGTGTGTCCCGCTTGTCGAAGTAAAACATCCGCCCTCCGCAGCACGCGTCGAGGACTGGTCTAGATCCGATATCCATTTCTCTGACATCCTGTTCCATGCTTCCACCGCTCCCTGAAAAGTGTCTGACGCTTCGGCCGTTAACCCGCAGTTCGGACAGACGAAATACACGTCCGATCCGGAAGGGAACGACTTAACCAGCTCAAGACCGACATTCCTGTTGCCGCACCTAGGGCAATGCATTTTTCTGTCTACCATGGCACACCTCCATTAGAACGGCATCTCGTCATCTTCCCTGTCCTCTCCGGGGAAGTCTGCCGCCGCAGAGGACGCCCTTTCGCACGCACCGATCGACGCGAGCGACAGCCACATCGAGTACTTTTTCCATTTACCCGAACCGTCTTTCCTGTCCAGCTCGTCAACCTTTCCGTTCAGGTATCCGGTCACGTGAACCGTTGCCCCGACCTTCGCGAACCCGTCCTGTGGCCCTAGAGGCTCTGGATCTTTCGTTGTGAACGCGAATGGGCTCGGATATGCCCCCTGCTCCTCAACAACAATCGTGTATCGCGTAACTCCGTCCTTTCCAATCCTCTTCGTCCTCTCCCGGACGACTCCATTCATGCTGACCTTCATCATTCATCCTCCGAATATGGATCGTCACCGAACATCATCGCCATCACATGACCAAGTGCCCGAATGACGGTTTCGACATCATCTGTTAAAGAAGTAACCGCATCGCCCACGGAACCGTATCCAAGCTCATAAGCAAAGCTTGACAATCCTTCCAGAGCGTTCACCGCATCATCCTTGACCTTATGGTACCGATCCCACGCTTTTACCCTTTCTGTCATGTCATTCATATCGTTTCCCGCTTTCGTTCCCATCGGACTCCTCTTTCTCTTGACGTTCGCACTTCACGCATACATCGTTCAGCTCAGAGTCACCGATGACATATGGGAGCGCAGACCACCCTAATGACTCTTCGTCGAATCCGCCCTTCAGACCTCCCTCGAAATCGTCAGACGGCATGAAGAAAGGAAGATTGGTGAACACTTTCCTGTCTTTCACAAGGCCTCCGGCAGTCACTACATAATGCTCCTGGTAGCCCATCCCTTCTTCCTCAGCCCAGATTTCGATTCCGACGCCCAGAGCCTTGCAGATACACTGAAGAGGCCTCTTAACAGAACCGTTCTCCATGCTGTAGCTAGGCTGGTCCATGTTAATCCATTCGCTTATTCCCCAAGCGACGTCCCCGCATAGGCCACAAACCCAGTATCCGTCATCTTCGTGAGCCTCATCGTACACGTCGCAGCAGAAGCATCTGTATACGAAGAACTCACTGTCCCTGTATATTAAGATGTCATATACCCTATCGACGGATTCCTTCGTCCTACCTACGACGTGCATATCGTAGAAACAGTTGTTCGCCATACAGACTCTTCTTATTTTCCTTTTACTACACCTGACATGTCCAGGAGCTCTGAGTACTTCGCCTCGGCCTCGCCGGGAGGAAGCGACCTGAGTTCCTCGAACGCCTCGAGAAGTTCGTCACCGTAGAACGACACGACCTCTCGGTAGTGCGCGTATTCGATACCAAGATCATTCCAGTTCGGTCCCTTGATGTAGGGTATCAGCCTTCCCGGATCTTTCACGTATCCGGGATTCACCTTCATGAGAGACTTTGCCCACTTCCTGAACTGATTCATAAGCTCTGACTGCTTTTTCTTCATTCTCCAATCTCCTTTCCAACATCGCAACCGTCTATAACGGACTCAGCGAAACTGACCATATCCGCCTTGCTCTTCTCCCACGCTGACTCAAGCTCCGCTCCGTCCCATCCTTTCTCTGCTATCGCACTGTCGCAATGGCTAAACTTAAGGACGAGCCTAGCGAGCTTAACGAGCCTCTCTTCTTCAACTAACGGCATGTCATTTCCTCAACATCATATCCTCTTGACCTAAGCCAGTCGGCTATCAGGTGCCTGTGGCTGAAGCACAGCCTAGTCTTCTTCCTGTCCTCGTATCCCTCCCATGCCGTAAGTATCCTGTTGTTGTACCTGCTCGCTATGTCGTCTGCGTCAAGCGCGGCGAACCTCATGGTATACAGTTGGGAGAACCGCTGGACGCTCATTTTGCCCTTCATGAACTTCCATAGCATTCCGAACGGAGGGGCGAGCTCGTCAGCGACAGGAAGATGGAAACCTGGAGGCTGCTGAAGGCAGACGCTCACGGCCCTGTCGGACCTGTCTCCAAGTCCGGAAAAGTAACAGGTGTAGATCATATTAAAAAACCTCCGTCGGACGTCTGCCTTATCCACGGCTCTACCCTACGCCTGCTCTTCTTCGACTTAATCTCGACCATCTTGAACATCTGTGCGAACCGGTCGGCGACACGCCTCTCGTACCGCTTCAGGATGTCGGACGCTCCAAGGTTTGAAGTCATGTGCGTCCTGCACGACCTTCTGGCCATACGCATCTCGAGAAGGTAAGGGAACACCTCGACCTTCTCACCGTAATGGTTGAGCATCGGCTCTGCGCCAACGTCGTCGATCAGCACGTCCATCTCATATGTCCTCTCGGACCACTTTGCGGCGTCCTCCATCGTCCACCCCTGGGTCTCCAGCATGGAGAGCTTCACGATAGGCTGAATTCCCATCGACCTCCTGACTGAGTTCAAGCACTCGAAGAAGAAGGTCTTCCCGACGCCGACCGCTCCGCATATCCACAGGTTGTAGCCTCTCATGTAGTCGTTCAGCGCGGACAGCGCGTCAGCACCCATCTCGTATCCGCACCTAACCATCATTCCAGCCACACGCTCCACCGTCTCATCCGGGATATCAGACGGTTCCTTTTGCACAGGAATAGGAACTGACGAAAGCCTCTTCGCCATGGCTTGGAAGTCATGCTTACCCAGATCAGCCTTTTTATCGACCATTTTCTCCTCCATAATCTCCTCCCTCAGATCCCGTCATCCTCCTGATGAGGTCAGCGTCCGATTCTGCGTCCGACGCAAGGAACTTCGCCTTCTCGTCTGACGGAACAGGCACGGAGCCGTTCTCGACGCTGTCCTGCCAATGCCCTGCGTTAAGCCAGGTGGCCGGATAAGGGATATACATCCCGGAATCCCTCTTCCACTGCCTGGTTCGCTTCCAGTAGGCGAGAGAATCCATCATCACGCCCATGAACACGTCCACATCCTTCTGGGACTTGATCAGCTTGGTGAAAGCCTTCTGCGCATCCTTCTTAGCGACCTTCCTCGGATACTGCTCCCAGAATATGGCGAACTTCGGCGGAATCCACGCTAGGTCATTCCGCGTATCAACCGATTTGTCTCCAGTGTCGCGACATTTTGTCGCATCTTCAGAAACCGCTCCAGAATCGCCCACGTTCGCTCCGGGCGTCAAGGCCTGCATAGATGCCTCGCCGAGACCTTCCTGAGCGCCTGATGCCCGTTCTGACCTCAATGAGACGCACTCCATCCGTTCCGAGACATCAATATCTTGGTCAGACAGGCTGTCGGCAACAGAAAAAAGATCCTCGGAGAACTGGTCCATTTTCCCCTTTGACACAGACTTTGCCCTATTCCTTCCCGCACGTTCCGACTTTTCTAGGGGAGAGGGACACTTCTTCTCTAGGGGGATTATAGGGGGTGTCTCTTCTTCAGGGATACGGGGTGTCTTTGGTTTAGAAATTGTGTCAGAGGCTCCGAGCGTTACAGTAACGCTGTCAACCTCGCGACTTTCACCGCATGAAACACCTGTTTTATCATCGTTTCCGAGAACTTTCTTCTTTTGTACGGAACAGTTATTAACAGCCCTGTCAGTAACGTTGTCCTTTGCCCGTTTCCTGATCTTCGCAACCCTCTCCCTCGTCATCGCACGCTGGTGCAATTTGTCACGGTAGATAAGGATTTCAGCCTCGGTTGACGGTGTCGCGAAAAAGTCAGTATCCATTGCAAGGCAACGAGTTATGCGCCCTATGTCATCATTGGAGAGATCCTTTCTTGAGACCAGTTCTCTGAAGGTCCACGGAACCCGGAAATCAGAATGAAGGATCGATTCTGGTATCTCCGGCCAGATGCTTTTGTCGTCCGTTTTCCTCATAAATACCCGTCCAAAACCGTTACAGTACGCGTTACAGTAACGCTGCTGAAAATGTTACAGTAACGCGTACAGTAACGCGTACAGTACGCGTTACTGTAACGCATAAACCGACTCCTAGCTGACGTTATCGGGATCCGCCTTTGGCTCTTTCTCTCCCTTTAAGCCCTTGACGAAAGCGTCGGCAATGGACTTAAGAGACCGGAACAAACATAAGAAAAGTTCGGACGCGATAAAGCACCAACCCTTCCCCTTTTCCCTGAGCCTACCGGCGAATACGCCGATTACGAATAAAAGAACACCAGCAACAACCATAAAACCTCCGGACTCAATTATACCAACCCGAAAATGTACGTCCGAGCATAATGAAATTGTTAACAAGATGTTAATTTCCTGTTAACAAAGCCATGTCAGCCATTAACCGCATTCTCAAAGATACATGTCATGGATAACGTCCGACGCGTGGGACACGCTGAGACCTCCATCAAGATATGCATCGACAGCGACTCCTGCCGCAGACCTGGCCGACACACTTCCGTTTGACCCGTGGACGCACATAATTACGATCCTGAACAGCCTTTCCGAATCGTCCGTCAGGCACTTTCTAGCTCTCGCGGATCTCATCCTGTTCCTGGCTCCGCGTATGGCCATGTCAAGCTCATACGCGGCTAGAACATCTTCAGGACGGACGTCCCTCGATACAAGTTCCCTTGCCTCCGAGAGGGACGATTCATAAGTGACCTTACCCTTTGCCATAAAGATCCTCTCCGACGACCTCAGCATAACGCTGAAGGATATCGATAACACGGTCTGTAAGCTCACTGCTCCTTGAAATGATAACGCCCCCGCCCGTGCTGTTTTGCTTTCTAACCATCACGATTGCGGACTGATTCATGAGTCTTTCTGCGATACCAGCAGCCGTGTCTGCAAGAACTATGTCCCGATCTGTTAGCGACATTTACCCTCCTCGTCAACCTTCCTGTCGGCGTACGACGCGATGTGGCAATACTCCCCAGAACATCTCACGTGGATTTTAACGGACAGATCCTTGATTTCGCACTCCATGTCGAAATCTCCGTCCCCGTCATAATCAAGACCGTACTGGAAATGGGTTCCTTTCTTGATCTTATCAAGCGTCCTTTTACTCAGGACGAACTTCCTGAGCGCCAACGCCGCAGGCTTTTCACCTATGATAGTCTCTCTGTCCATGAAATGGCAGAAAGACCTGGACCTGTTGTCGCACAGCCTGACTCCGAACGCCGCCGTATGCGAGCGAGGATCATTGAGCATCCCGAAGTTCATCGCCTCGTTAATTGAAAGATCCTCTACCTTCCTTATCCTCTTCTTTTTTTCCGTGTTTTTCTTTCCGTCTTTACTTTCGGACATACCAAACTCCTTTCCGTCCCTCACGTTGTCGCAGAAAATCTCCACGTCCTCCGTTCCGCAGAACTCAAGCGACCCAGCTATCCTTCTCCTCTCCGCAACGCGCCTGAGCGCATCGTGCGTAAGCCTTCTGTCGGAGAATACGGTCGTACGGTACTTGCATGTCTCAACGACGACCATGCCGTACGCGAACCGTCCGCTTTTCGCGCTGTCCGCCTTTCCTTTCCTGTTCGACACCATCATAGCCTCCGTTACGTCACAAGCCGATACCTTCAAGAGACGACTCGCACATTGCGGCCGCCGTCATTACCGGAACGCTGTTTCCGATCAGCCTTACCTGTTCCGAGCGGTTGCCCTTCAGGATATAATCCTTCGGGAAACTGTGGGCTGACGCAAGCTCGGAAGGCTTCAGCATCCTGATCCTTATATCAATCAGCCTTCCGTCGTCAAGAACGGGGAACACTCCCCTGACAGCACCCGAAGTCGCTATGGTAGGACACGGGAAGTCAACCGGCCTGCACACGGATCCACCGTGCTGGCCGAGGACTAGAGGAGTCACCATGCTGAACCTGTCATGCGTCGTCTGGGCGCCTATCGGTATGCTTCCGTCCATCGCCTTTCCACCCCTTGTGTGGTCTATCACTATAGGCTGGCACAGCATGTGACACCCTCCCGAGGTAGTAACGGTCGAGCACGGCATGTCGATGTCCTCCACAGTGCTGTTGTTCCTCAGCTTCACGATGAACGGACGGACGATCATTGTCCTGTTCCCGCCCGCATGCTGTGTCCGCATAGGTGAATCCAAAGACAAGACTCGTCCTTCGTGCCCTTCCCCGCACCCAACTATATCAAGCTGGAAATCAAGGCCGTTGAATTTCTTCAACCCAACCATGATACGATCAAGCGTCTTACGTGCGAGAGGCTTCTTCCTCTCGAAGATGCTCGTTCCAAGGTCCGACATGTCCAGGCATTCTCTTATGCCCCTCCATTTTTTCAGATTAGTTGTGAACAGGGAGGCATAAGGATCCTTTGCGTGTGTCGGATTCGGCCATACGATCTTTCCGTACCCGCGCCTGACAGCCTTTAGGAAGAACCTCCTGCGAGTCGTTGCGTCTCCGTAGTCCGCACAGTTAACGATTCTCCAATCGACATCATAATCCCTTGATATTATGTCGTTAATCCATGCCTTGAAACACGAACCAGCCTTCTCCTTGATAGGCTTCACTTTCTCGTCAAGAGGGCCCCAATTCAAGAACTCAGGAACGTTTTCCACAATGAAAGAATCGACGAACAGTTCATCAAGCCAATACGTAACGAACTCAGGCTGTGAACGAAGCTGGTCGTTCCTTGGCCTCCCTCCGAGAGCCCGGCTGAAGTGCGTGCATGTCGGGCTGGCCCACATCAGTTCAACCCTTCTTCCGGGAACAAGAACTGAAGGCCTCGCGCTCTCGATCGACATACATCTCGCGTCGATGTCTCTGTGATTAGCGGACATTGTTGCGATCGCTGTTTCACAGTGGTTTATGGCTACGCCTCGGTGCCATATACCCCTCCTCCTCAGTGCGACCTCCATTCCTGTGGAAGATCCGCCACCTCCGCTGAAAAGATCCACAGTCGTTATGATTATCACCGAAATCCTCCTAAAGGAGCTTAACCATAATGATCCCAAGAATGATAGCAGTGGCTATAACTTCTATAGCCTCAAGCGTGTTTGGGCCGATGTCCACCTCTTCTCCTCCTTTCCACATCTGAACCTCCGTTGAAGATTTCCCTCCCGTCGTCTATGCGGTCGATCAGATAGAGATACGTACCGCACTTTACAAGCAGGGCGCTATCTCCCCAGTAGCGTTTCCTCATTCCCCTGATGCTTGCGTTTGGTCCGGTGCTCGCTATCGAGTTGGACTCAAGCCAACGGAGCATCAGATCAGTGCTCTTCCGATATATCGTTCTTCCTTTTTTATCAGTCATCACTCGATCTCCAGAGAGAACCTTCTGCCGTCGCGCTTATAGGACGTGAACTGCTCGATGTCCTCGTCCTTCACACCGAACTTGGCGAAGATTCCGTCATAGTCGACTGACTTCGTGACGTTTCCAGGAAGCCACGTCGCGATTACCCCGCAGGATCCGACAATCTGCTCACCCGAACCCATGGCGTTCATGATCTCTCCCTTAAGGATGGAAGCCTTAAGCTTAAGGGCGTCGATATCGCGGAGAACTGACAGGAGATCCCTCGCCTTCTTCTCAAGCTCTCCAGTCGCATTGACCGTCTTCCCTGGCTCAACCTCTTTGTATTTAGCCTTCGCCTTCTTCTCAAGTTCGCTCTCAGTCTTCTCGTGTTTCATCATTTTCTCCTTTCAGTTTCCATTGACGTTTTCTCCGGACTCCAACCTGCACGCTATGATCGCGACAGATCCGTTTCGCCGGTCACTCATAATCCAAACCCTCGTCTTCGATATCCACGTTCACCTCCGTGCCTCCGATGACGGATGACACAGCCTTCATTATCCTTCCCGCGAGAGATTCCTGACTGCATTCAGACGCTATCCCGTCTATAATCCTCATGGTGAAGAAAATATCAGCCGCATCCCTGCATTCCTGGCACGACGCCACATCACCGCAAGGGCGCCCTCCTCGTCCAGCCCTGCATGAAGACATACGGAAAGGCGCGTATCCGCGCAGAGCCCTTGCGGCCTCTGACTGGACTTTCTTACTGATGAAATAAGTAGGAGACATCCCTTCCAGGAAAGCCCGCTTCGACCCTATAGAGTCTCCTGGGCGAACGAAGAAAAACTCCCCTGTCACCTCTGCACGGATTCGTCCATCCCTTTTGTTCAGCCTTACTTGGTGCATATCCTCACCTTATCGATCTTCAGGACGATGCCTCCGTCCCTATACTCCCAAATGCCTTCGCCGACCTCGGCGACATCATCACGGCGCCATCCGTTTTCCCTGACATCCTTGTCAATGATGTCCCTGACCCGCTCCTCGGCCTCATCGCGCGTTTCGCACACGCTGATGGATGAGACAGACATCGGGTCCGGATCATTCGTGTTCGTGTCCACCACGACCCATACGTCAAGACCGTCTTTTTCCTCTGTATCCATAAGCCTCCATAAAAAAAAGCCCCATGAATGGGGCATGTTCTAGACTTCCAGACTTCCAGGTTTCAAGATTCCCCGGTTCCTAGTTTCCGGCGCTCCTCTTCTCCCGTTCCTCTACCGCCTTCATGGCTATCTCGTCCAGCTCCTTCGTCCTCTGCGGCAGCCTGGATCCGCACCCGGGACATATCTTGAGGCCGCGCCCCCTTCTTCCCGCCCATCCGCAGGACGGGCAGAGGTAGGCTATCTGTTTCCTCGAGTTCCAGCACCCGATATGCATCGCCATACATACCTTCGGACTTTATTCTGTGGACTACGGACTACGGCCTTGTGTCCATGGAAAAGGCAGGAGATCCGTCTTTATCCGTTATGCCTTCGAGAACAGACGCGGGAGGCTCTAAAGTCTCGCCAGCCTGCTCAAGGGCGTCGACATACCCGAACAGCGCCTCAAACGGGATAACGTGCCGGCGCTCCGCCTTGCGCGTCTCCATCCACTTGATCCTGTGCTCACGGATGATCATCGCGAGAACAGGAAACTCGGAAAGGCTCTCCGATGAGGCGTGGCAGAGCTCGCCGACGGCGTACCCGTAATAATCCGGATAACCCATCGCGCACTCCTCGATGTAGACCGCCGCCGCCCCCAGGTGCTTCACGACGCACTCAAGACACGTCTTTCTCATTGCCCACCTCCCCTTCGTCTCCTATTGCGAATCCCTTGTAGTCTGCACTCGGAGGATAGACGCGTATCATTTTCTTCACGTAATCCCTCCACAGTGCCCCCTTGTCCGTCAGCGGAATGATCTCCATCGACACGCGCCGGCTGTCGCCGTCAAGGATAACGTCGACATCGTAGTCTACGCCCTCCTGCGGGATCAGCCTGGCGAGCGCGTCCGCAAGGATAACAACCCTCTGCTGCTGCTTGAAGGACAGTTTCCCTACGGGTATCTTCTTCCCGGAAGCGCGCTCGAGGAACCTCATTTGGATTTCCTCGACTTTCGCCTTTTCGGAGGCTTGTCGGCGACTTTCGGAAGATCGATCTCGACCTCGGAGCCTGACGGACCGCCATGGGCTGACTCATCCTGAGTCTTCCCGTCCGGACCTATCTTCGCCGCGTTCTCAATGTCCTCACGCCACCCTTCCCTGACGGCCGCGTACTCCTCGTCGTCAAGGGAAATCTCCACGTGCGACAGGTTCGCAACGGACATCAGGGCAGCGATCGCGTCCTTCACGACGAGGGACTGGATCCTGATCCCGACAGGAGCGTCATCGAACGATTCCGAAGAGACGATGAGCTTCATCCCGACACCCATCTTCGCCGTCCTGTACGACACGGACTTCAGCCCGTTGTAGGCCATCAGATCCGTGATCATAGTGACATACTGCACTTTCCGCGCCTCGGCGGGCGTCCCATGCTCTCCGATTGCGCGTCCAACCCTAACTTTCATTCCGTTTTACCTTTCACTTCCGTTTTCGTCATGACGATAATGCGCTCGGCGTCCGTCGGCTCAGCCCTCAGGCGCGCCTCAACGGCCGCGAGCGTCTCACGGTCGTCTATGTCTATCTCCTCGTCCCGGTGCTCCATGATGTAGACGTACTGGCGCCACCTGTACTTCTGCAGCCAGGTGATGAACCAGATCGATCCCTTATGGGCCGAGTTTTTGGAGAACTTGTGGTGCTTTGGGCACAGAAGGATCCCGTTAAGCGCGTCCCACCGCATGCGCGGGTTCGTGTTCCTGCTGTCGATGTGGTGCGCGTTCAGGTAGCACGTCTTTCCGTCCGTGTCGACGTCGCCGTACTCCCTCCCGCACACCGCGCACCGGTCGCCGCCGAGAACGCGGACCTTCTCGACCCACAGTCGCATGAGCCTGTTTCGGATCGTGGTCTTCTTCTCAAGGCGCTTCCGCTTCGGCTTCTTCGCCCTGGCCTTCCTTGACTTTGCCCGTGATGTTCCCATTCTCATGCGATGATTTTACCAAACCATCGCGCTAAACCTCGATTTCCCTGCTGTACGGCGCCTCGGCCATCACGATGCGTTCACAGGGAAAGTAAGTTCTAACGATCTCGGCTTTAAAGCCAGCGCTCTCGTAAATGCGGCGGAGCTCTTCAGCCGTTTCCCCGGCATAAGCGTCTGGCAGCGTCCTGAACCACACGTTCGAGTAAAGGATACCGTCCTCGACATAGCAGTTCGTCTCCGACTCATCAGCATCGAGTTCGATGGCCTTCGCTGCTGCCAGCCTTGCTACCTTGTCGCCGATGGCATGGATCTTCAGGACGCGCTTGATGTCCTCGACTCCGCGCATGCCGGAGCATCCCGCAACGTCGAGGATCTTGCGCCTGAGCCAGCGGCTCATTGAGCAATCGCGACTAAACCATGTGGACATTGCTTCCATCACGTCGCCGTCGCGGATGACGCCAAGCGCGACGTCATCAACCCAGCCGTCCGTCATATTCATTCCTAAGCGGTCGCTCCCCTCACGTAGCAGATTGCGATGCAGTCTCCTTTCGGAAGACCAGGGATTTTTAGGAGGTACATAGGTTCCAGCGGGGACATCGGCGACATCGGTGACTTCGTGGACTTCGTGGACTTCGTGGACTTCGTGGACTTCCGGCGTTTCGCTGGAGCGTCCTTTTTCTGAGCGTCCTTCCGGCCGCTCTTCTTCCCCGGCAGACTCCCCGCGCAATCGCAGGCGGTCCGTTTCGAAGATCCTTCTGATCGCGTCTGTGACGTCTTCCGGTTCTTTGCCTTCTCCTTCGACGGCTCCTTTTTTCGATCCGAACCGGCGGAGAGCTTTGGGGATCCGTTCGATGATTTGCAGATTCCTGCTGACATCAGAGCCTTCTTCTCCTCCCTCTCGATCATCTTCTGGCGGTACGCCTCGATCTCCTCCTTCGTCTTTTGGCTCTTCTGACGGACCGATTTCATTTCCGGCTTCAGGTCGTTGCCGTCCGCATGCGTCCCGTTTTCCGGCCCCTGATTCTGATGCCGCTCCAGTATTTCCCTCTTCGCCTCTTCCAGTACAGACATCCTCTTCCTCCGAATTATCAGCATCCTTCGCTATCCGATCAAGCAAAACGCTTATCTCGCTTAACCTTTTCAGGACGCCTTTAAGCGCAGATATTTCTTCATCATCGTTAACTTGCACTTGGTGCCTCCGTAAGTTTGCAGACAAGGTCCTTCAGCAAAGACTCCTGCTGCGGTTTCAGTTTCGCCTCCTCGCAAACCATCCTCACGGCGTCGAAAAGCTGTCCTTTCGTGACGCCGCCGCACGCCCAAATCGCCAGACGCGCGGCGGCAAGATAGATTGCCGAATACTCTTCGCCAGAGCCCACTACCCGTTCCCCTCTTCCAGCTGTTCCTGATCATCTGGCTCGGACTGACCGGGATCATCATCCTGCTCCTGATCATCCTGATCCTCAACGGACACCGCCTCCTCCTCAGGCATTGTGTACTTCGTCTCGAAGTCAAATCCGTACCCTCGGATCCTGAGCGTCTCGCGGATCTTCCTAAGCCTCTCCTCGTCGGAGTAGAGCGCCTCGACGAACTCGTCCGCGCTCTTAAATGTCTTGTCCGACACGAGAGGCGCGGAGTATCCTCCGCGAACACGGGTGATGCCCCATTTAGCTCCCTTCGGGCAGAGGAATCCTCCCGGGCGGAACGGGTTCTCTGAGCAGTTGTTGTTCTTAGGGTCGCCAAGGAAGAACTGTAGATCGGTCTCAGCCATGTTATAGCCTCCGAGGTTCTTCCTGAACAGCGTGATTGTCCTGTTCCTCGGAGCGATCTTGGACTTGAACGTCGTCAGCATCTGGCGCGAACCGAGCACTTCCTTAGTCTTCTCGTCCTTCCACGGATAATCCTTTGTATCAAGACCGATGGTAAGGGCCATGCCGATGGCGAGCTGGTTTCTTGCCGTCGCCTTCGGTCCGCCGTATCCGGCTCCAGGGCCAGTCTTGATCTCAGTCGTCTCGTGAGTTGTCAGGAACATGGTCAGCTGATGGTTATCGTAGTCTTGCTCCCTCGCTCGCATGAAACGCCTGACGTCCTTCGAGTCTCCTCCTGGCTTCTCGCTCTTGTCGAGATCAACGAAGTCACCACCGGCGTCGCTTCCTACGTTCGATAGAGAGTCAACGCCAACGATGGAGATCTTCTTCATCTCTGGGTCGAGCGCGTCTTCCTTCGAGAACTTGCTCTTCGTCGCCCGTCCCGTCTCTGGATTGACCGTGCCTTCTCGCCCTCCATGGAGAGCCATATCGAAGGTGTCGATCTTCTTGAACAAGTCATTCAGATCGTTCGCCTTCAGATAAATGAACAGGCTAGGATCAAATCCGAACTGGGCAACGTAATCAGGAGGGTTTGGCGCGCCCTCCGTCTCAATGTGTGCGACCCATGCATTGCGGTCTTCCTGGCTGCTCCCGTGGAGCGCGCAACCATAGACATAGTAAAGGAACGAAGACTTTCCGGCGCTGAACTTCGCCCTGAGCTGATACACCTTACCGGCCTGGAATCCCCTCGCGCCGAGCAGCCACTCCATCGCAAGACACGGACGTCCCTTCACAGGGTCTATCATGTCGATGTAGCGCATGTTCCTGTAATAATCGGTGATTGTCGTTACCGATCCCTCCGGGTCGATCCCGGCGGACTTGAATCCGCCGAGGACCGCCGCCATCAGGCTGTCAGTCTCCTTTTTCTTTGCCATTCTCTCTCTCCTACTTACTCATTAACTATTTTGTCCACAAGCTCCTTGAGCTCGATCCTCTGATTCCCTACAATTCCTGCGACGTCGCATTTCAGCATGATCTCAACCGCCTTGAGCCTGTTCATCTTCTCAAGCTCGCATGCGATTTTAGGTATTCCGTGCGCTATAGCCCTCAACGCGTTTTCCTCAATAACCGTCATGATTCTTCTCCTTTCTCGTTCTCTACGTAAGGCCTAAGATAAAGGCCAGACCACCACGCGACTCTTTGTCCGTCCTCGAACTCCAGCTCACAATCAAGGATTGGCGAAAGCGCGTAACGCGGAGGCAATCCGTAAATCGCCTCCATCTCCATTCCGACCAATCCCATTTTTTCCCCTCCGTTACCAGGGTGATGCATCAGCGGATGGGTGGTAGGCGTCATCGTGACTTCTGCGACTTTCCCGATCCTGAACGCCTCGCGCCCATCTCCATCCATACCGTCGAAGTCGTTTGTGACGACCACGCGGTCTCCCTGCTCGAAGAACACCCTGCCCCGGCACCAAGCGTGCCATTCTTCGACCGTCTCCCTGTATTTGTCCCGGTCCTCCTGCTTGAAGCATTCGGGCAGTTCGGGCCTCATGTCAAGGAGCCACAGCATCTTTTTCTTTGACAAACGCCTGATCATTACTACTCCACGATCTCGATGAGACCTAGCTCCGCGCACCTCTTCTCCTGGTCGTCATCCATATCGAAGTCGTCGATAGACCAGTTCTCATTCTCATTGAACATACTCAGGTCATCCGACAGATGGCAGTCCTGTCCGTTGGCGTCCGTCCATACGAGTAGATCCCCGTCCGACGCCCTGAGCAGGTATGTCGTACCCGAATAGGTGTTGCTGTGGTTGTAGTGGTCGTGCTTACCGAGAACCTCGCACTTCAAGGTGTCGTACCGTTTTCCGTTGATCGTTGCCTTCATATCCTTCTTTTCTTCCCTTACTACTTGCTTGCCAGAATGTTTGTCGCCGTCGTGATGACAAACATGAGAATCAGAAACAACGCGATTTCTCCGTCCATTTTACCTTCCCCACCTTATCCATAGCTTCATTTTACCTTCTCCTTATCCTCTACGGTTACTTCGCTCGGAGCGAACATGTCGCACAGTCCGGATGCCTTAACGTACAATGATCCTGAGACAAACGGGTGAATGCACTCATATACGCCCTCATTGACATGAAAGGCATGCAGGCACGACATGCAGCACTCTCCCATCTGTCTCAACCTGAACTTCTTCGCGAACAATTCAGCCTTCATGTTTCCTCAACACGGCAGTCTTCGCCTCCGCGAATTCTGATATGAAGTCATAGTACTCCATGTTTTCTCTCCCGATCTCTTTCTCCTTCTTGCGGTAAGCCTCCTCAGCCTCAATCGCCTATGGGATGATGTAGTCTTGGATCGCATACTGTCTTGTAGACCCACCAACATAGAGGAGACCCTGAAGCTCCTCAAGCTTCTCGAACGCGATCTCAATCGCGTTTTCGACCACGTTTTCAAACGTTTCCCTTTTCACTACATCCTCCCGTTTTTCCCCCTCTCCTGCCTTGCATGTTGGTCTTGATGAAAATATCGAACAGTTTGATACCCTCTCTCGTTCGCTCGTCACTCTCGAGGAACTTGTCTATCATACCCTGGGCATCCTCCTTCTTGCAAGGAACCTTTTCGATAACATCATGAAACACGACATCTTCGCCGTCCAGAATTTCACATTCGTGCCAATTGTCTTTCACGCGTTCCGTAGCCAGTTTATCCGACCACAGCGCGTCATAGTTTTCCCCGCCGGCGACAAGCCAGGACTTCAGCTTTTTGTTCAGACCGTCCACGGAAACATCTTCGCACATACGTTCCCCTACGCAAGTCCCGATCCTCTCTATAAGAACCTCAATCATCAAAGGACTCTTTCCTTCCATAATGAGCTTCTTGGCGTTCTTCCTCCGGACAAGGTCATCCCTCAGATCATAGAATGACAATGTGAATGTTGCCGGAATGCCGTCCACAAGAAAGTAAACATAATGCTCATCGGACGTGTAGTTAAGGCTCCCGATCCCGAAGTACCGAACCCCGGGTATCCCGTCAAGGATACTGTCGGCTACGGAGAGCACCTTCACAAGCGCATCCCGCCCTTCCTCGTTGTCATCTTCCAGAGACATCTGGCAGAGCGTTTTACCGTCGATCACGCATTCGCCCATTACCTCTTTCATCTTAGCCGCGTAGATATCGTAAAGCTCCTCGATCGAGGATTCAGCATAGTACTTTAACGCAAAAGCGTATGCGAACCGCTTCGAGAGCTCCTCGAAAGAGGCGTTGTAGGCCTCCCATAACGGTAGGCTCCTCGGGTCTATCTCCTTAAGCCCTGCCTTCTCACGGGCATACTCAAGCAACTCTGAATAAGTCCCCATCAGTTCCATCTCCTTCCCATCATCTGCTCCTTTCCTGATTACCAGTGTTCTCTTGTCCCAGCTTCCAGTGATCATGCCTTTCTACCCTTAAGCATTTCCCTTATGCTCGCTATGTCAGCTGGATCAATGTCCTCGCCTGGAACATGGGGCATCTCACCCTTCTTCTCTTCCCTGTCAGCCTTCCTTGCCTTCGCCTTGCCTTTCCTGGGCTTCGGATCAGGCTTTCCAGGATTGTCCGGCTTTCCAGGATTTTCATGAGTTTCCGGATTTTCCGGGTTGCTCACCGGCACGTACCGCTCGCGCTCGACGCCGCGCTCGACGGACGCCGAGACCTCGCCGGCCTTTTGACCGTCGTCTCCTGACGCCGTCTTTTCGGCCGCATCCCCGAATGGGTCATCAATCATGGCCTTGGCTGACGGAGGGTCGATCTCTACGGCTTCGTCATCGACAATGTACTTGCTGCCGTATGCGAACTCCATCGCCTCCTTGAGCGCGTCGATCTCGTCATCACCGTCCGGGGACTTGTACCCCCTCAGCATGCCGGCAAGCCGGTCGACGATGTCCTGCCCGGTCCCCGGATGGACAAGGAACGACTCCGGATCCTCCATATGCACTCTGTGCCGAAGAAGAGTGTCCGGAATCTTCACACGCATGACGCAACCCTTAGCGTCCAATGCCGGCCTCGCCGAATAGGTCTTCCCGTTGAACGCGATCTCGATGACAAGGGCTCCATCGGGTGACGTGATGTCACCAAACATAAGCCTTCCTTTCTCGTCTCGCTCGAACGCAAGCCCGTTCAGCCTTTTTCCATTCCTGTCCTCGGAATAGAGGATCCCCTTCGCCACAGACTCAGAAAACTCAGCGACGAAAACTCCGCCCCTCGTCCCGGCCGCAACGTCCATCACGTTCGCGGAGAAGTAATTCCTCATACGAGGGAACACCGCACCCTCGACCTCTCCGGTCAGGCGTTTACCACGGTTGTCCTTCGTCAAATAGCTCCACTTGTCAGACCTTGAGCAGTAGTCGAAGAACGCCTCATACGGATCGTCAGCGTCAATGTCGAACGTCTTAGGGCTCAGGAACGACGTTTTCGCCATCCTGTTACCGTGCCCGACGAACTTGGCCGCCCTGATGGTCGTGTAGAAATCGGACTCATCGTCTCCGAGAACGGCAGGGATCCAGCTGACCTGCGCCTTCTCAGCGTCTCCGTCTGCTCCATATGCAGGAAGAATGGCGATCTTCAGGCTTCCATTTATGGACGGGTAGAGGTTCTCTATCCCGTCCTTGAAATACGCCTGCTGCTGGGTCTTCCTGACAAGAAAATTACGAAATTTCATTTATCCTCCTTACTTGGCATGCGGAACCCCCTTTCGGGGGTCCGCCTTAACCGATTCCTAGCCGATATACGCGAGCTTGATCGCCTTGTCGCGAAGCATCTCCTCTTTCTCGACCTTCTCCTGCACTCGGTTGAGATACGACCGGTAGCTCTCGGAGATCGCCGAGATTTGGGCGGACACGTACCCGACCATCTTTTCGATTGTCGCGTTCGTGGCCACCTTCGGAAACCTCGTGATGAGGCAGGGCTTTCCGCCAAGCGTGATTACCACGCCGCCGGCATACACCTTCATCGCCATTTTTGTCGAGGAATAGCCAACTCGGTCGACAGCGTCAGGGCAGACCATATACAGACTTTTCCTGACCTCGTCGATCGCCTTCCTCGACGCCTCGATGATCGCGTCCGCCGCCTCGCGGTTCACGTTCCCGGAGAGCATCTCAGGGGGGAGACCAGCTTCCTTCAAGACATTTATAGCCTTTTCAAGCATTCCCGACTCCTCCGCGAGACCCTTGGCCTCCGAAGAGACTTTCCCACGCGCATCTACCGCGCTACGGATGCTCTCGATCTCGTTCTCTACCGTCCTCCTGATGTTACGGATAGCGGTGTCCGGGTTTCCGGTCCGCTCGACCGCTATAACAGGAGTCGAACCTGAGCTCACATAAATTCCGGCCCTGTCATAATCAACGCTGAACTCCACTTCTTCGAACTTAAACGGAAACCCGTTAGAGTCCGAAGTAATGGCGCCAACCCGATCATTCGCGACATCGATGATCTCATCTATCTTGTCCATAACGACTGTGAACTTCTGTCACATGTCAAATGACACTTCCCGCTTCAACGGATGCTCCACTTCGAGGCCCATGGACCTCGTCGCTTCAACACCCTCCACAGGCACTTTCCGAGTGACCCTCGGTGAAAATTCTCAGTCCCTCATCGCGAATATTCATGGATGCGTTCAGATCTCTGTCAAGCACAGACCCGCACTCGGAGCATCTGTAAGTCCTCTCGTCGAGGCCAAGATGTTCCTTCACGTGTCCGCACTTCGAGCAACGCTTGCTCGATGGGAACCATCTGTCGATCTCCACATAGTTTCGACACTTATACGAGAGAAACATGCGCAGTTCCGCCATGCAACTCTGCTGAGCGCCTCTCCTTATGGATTTCATCGACCTCTTCATTCCCTCGACGCACAGGCTCTCACAACACACGACGCCGTGGTTTTTGGCAATCGCGGATGTGAACTTGTGCACCGCATCCATCTTCGCGTTTCGGATTCTCTGGTGAAGCCTTGCAACTCGTCTTCTGGACTTGTTCCGGTTCTTCGAGCCCTTCTGCCGCCTGCTCAGCTCTCGCTGTGCATGCTTGAGACTCTTCTCCAGGCGAGGTATGGCCTTAGGCTTGTCGAGCACAGTTCCATCGGACGCGACCGCCCAATGCTTGATGCCGACGTCAATCCCGACAGCAGTCTCTCTATCGGTAGGCACAATCTCGCCTTCCAGTTCAACGGTTATCGCAACATACCAACCGTCGGCTTGTTTGGACACTACGAATCTCAGGATGTCGCCCTTGAATCGCAGTTCTTCGGCCATGCGCACATCTCCAATGTTTGGCAGATGTATGCGCCTGCCGTCCTTGAGCCAGCCCTTGTCGTTCTGGACGTAAAACGAGTCTTTCCGACCCTTCTTGTGGAAGGTTGGATGTTTGGCCCGTTTCTTGAAGAAAGCAGAGAACGCCGCACCGAGATTCATCAGTGCTTGGGTTTGTGCGCCTCTAGCTATCTCTTTAGCCCATTCGGGACGCTCGACAGTCCAGAGCTTAGACAGCGTGTACTTGCTGCACTCTTCACCATTCTTGCGCATCTCATCCCATTTGGCCAAACCCCAGTTGTAGCAATAGCGAACCGTACCGGCCGTCTTGGCCAGCATAATCGCCTGCTCCTTGTTGGGATAGAGCCTAATCTGGTGGGATCTTGTCACGCCACATATCATAGGATACTAATCCAATTTTGTCAACGTGGCAAGTGAGAATTTCTTGTGTCAATTGACCATGCTTGTGTTCACACGGGTTCGCTACTCCCGTGCAGTTTAACCGGCGGTCAACCGGGACATCTTCTGGTTTCCCAGAAGCACAGACTATATCATCATCCCATTCCTGGGATGGAGCACTTCGACTCGCTTGAGCCTACTCCATTGCGGGATAGTCGTTGAACCTTCTCGGATAGGGGTATCCCTCCACACCGAGCTTGGCTGCTGATTGCCATAGGCACTCCTGCCATTAGGTGTTCCAGCAATTCACTTTCTTTTATTCACCGCAGATCGCTCTGCGGCGGGACTCTTACGAATCCATTCTGTATCCCTTTCGTGTTTGTGGTTGTGTTTGTGGTTGTGGTTGATACCCTTTCGGGTGTTAGATAAGGAACGTCAACCGGCTTGGGTCTTGGAAATCCTGGAAGAACCCCATATTTCCGAACCGTTTTCTCCTATCGCCGTCCCTTATCGCAAGATGTCCTGGACGTCCGTTGTGGAAATCCCATCCATTCTCGAACGTGAACACGTGAGCGGATTCGCCGGGGAACCTTGGCTTGCCTGTCGGTATGCGCCAGTCAGCGACCTCCGCTCCTCCGCACGTAGCAAGGATGACGACCCTGTGTTCTGACGGCGGAGGCAGAATGTCCGCCGTTACGATCGCCTTCCTCACCGTTCCGTTCTCGATTCCAGTGAACAGGTTTCTCCTGTCACGTACCTTCATTCTCCTGTCCGACACAGGTATGTCGGATTGCTCCTTCTCCGAATATGCCTTGGCGATCCTTTCCGCTATGGCAAGGTTCGCACAGCAGCATATGGCGCCCATGTCGTCGGGCGTCTTACTTATGATCCCCGCTACCGTTTCGCAGAAATCTGGATTTTCCGTCATAGCGACGGACTCCATGAATCTGAAAGATGCATTCCACGCGTAGCTCGGCTGCTTCATCCGTATCCAGTGTACGGACACCTTCAGCGCAGATCCGTCAGCGACGGCGTCGGCATGCGTTGCTGATGCCACCACAGGTCCGAAAAGGCCCTCGCACAGGATAGGCTCTCGGATCCTGTCTCCTCCCTCGAAGGTCGCCAGAATACCCCACCTTGCCGCGTTCCTGACAGACGAAACCGGCTCAAGAGCGAGCTCCATGCTGTCAGTTATCTGTGCGACAACGACGCCGACGGCCGTAAGCGGGAGATCGCACATCGACCCGTAGTCAGTGACGATCACGTCGTCCGAGTCCACCAGGGAGTGGCCTATCGAAAGCCCGACGTCCCTCTCCGGCATCTCAACCATGAGCCTGGCGTGCAGGTATCTGGCCGAATCTTGGTCCGAAGAAACCACGAGGGAGAGCGGAGTCCCCCTCATGGCCAAGTCTTTTGACCCGAACGCACGTATGATGGCCGTTGCCATTCTGGCGAACCCGAACGAATGCGGGATGCAGACAGTCCCTCCGCATGACATGATAGCCCTGACGGCAGTGTCCCTGAACAGGCCATCGCACGAACCGACAGCCTCGAAGTAGTCCGGATCAGGCATAGGAATCCTTCCGTCGACTATCTTCGCATAGCCTTCAGCAGATATGCCTCCTATGATGCGGCTAGCGAACCCAGGCATGGTCAGAATCTTGTTCGGAAGAGGCAATGAGAAAAGGTTTTCATAATGTCCTTCACCCGATCCATCCTCCCTCCTGAACACCCTTAGGTCTCTTAGACGCTCCTCAATGGCTTTCATGCTACCGGCATTGTCTTCCTCGATGACTATCGACCCTCTGTTCAGAAAGACTTTCATAACTTTCCTTAGACGCCTTCCTGGCCCGACATGAACTTCTCCACGAGAAGGTGGATCGATGCCGGCTCCGGAGAATGCAGAAAGCTTGCCGTAAGGCGTGCCTCACTGCTGTCCCTAGGGAACCTAGCCTCGATTGCGGACGCAAGAGTTGCCACACTCTCTTTCCTGTCGACAACAGGAGCGAGATCCCTCGCCTTGCTAGACCGCATGATGATTCGTCCCATGCTTGACGTGTCGTGGATAACCTGGCTCAGACGCTTGAACACATCGTTCACCGAGTCATCCGCGATTATCTGCCAGAATGTTCTGTCCTCTCTGGCAATCCCGAGACTGTCCTCCTCTGCCATGTCAGCGGAAGCGTTGGCAAGATCAGACTCGCTAGAGATCTCTAACTGTCCCACTTTCCTTGTCCTGAGCCTGACAGGCTCCGCGTTCCACGTGTCCGTCTCAAGGAGGAACCAGTACTTCTCCTCCGGCTCGTTCGACGACTTCATCTCGGTCGATCCTGGGTTTACGAACAGGATACCGTTCCACGTCCTTGCGTCAGGGATGTGGACATGGCCCATGAGCACGCACCGTACGCCCATCTTCTCGAGCATAGGGCACAGCTCCTGTACGCCGGTGTCTGCCGACCCGCCTCCGTTCATCTCGGAAAGCGCGAAATGAAGGACAATGATATCGGCCTTCGTTCCGATGTCAACGAGACGCTGGATCTCCTCGACGAGGTCCCGCCCGTTTCGGTAATTCACCCCTATGATCCTTATGCCACCTACCGTGACGGGTTTTTCGGAAAGCGGCGTCGCGCCGATCACATCAGCCCATTTCCCGTCAGACAGGTCATGGTTTCCGTCTACGGACAGAACGTTTACGGCCCTCTCCCTGATCTTCCCGATTACCTCCTTCGCGCAGAGAACGGATCCTGCGTCAGGACGAGGGGAATCGAACAGATCCCCTCCTATGACGACTGCTTCCGGCCTATGCGAAAGGACATCCTCCCCGAAGCGCCTGAACGCATCCAGGAAGTCTTCGTACCTTTCCTTGAGATTGTACTGGCGCGTGCCAAGATGCACGTCGCTAATCAGCGCTATTCTCATTTCTCCTCCTTCATTTTCATAACAAGCATCTATTCCCCTTTCATGATCCCAAGGTCGATCCTCGTATCGAGGAACGGCATGATCGCCTTCTCATGGGTCGCCATGATGATCTGTAGCCCCTTGTTTCTTGCTACCTCGCCAACTTTCTGCAGGAGCTCTCCAAGATGCCCGATGCTCGCATCGTCAAGATACGCAGTCGGCTCATCAAGGCTCAGCAAACCGAGTTCTCCTCCGAAGCACATGTAGATCGCCAGACGGAATGCGATCGCAAGCGCAACCTTCTGACCTCCGGACAGCAGGGACGCGTCCGGATTCGGATCAGGCATGGACCGTCCGTCGATGAATCTGCATCGGAACCCGAACCCCTCCTCCTCCGCCTCAACGACGAAAGGAGCGCAGAATTGGTCGAGGAAACTGTTGACGCAAGCCGTCAGATCCCTCATCACGTTCTGAGACATGATCCTCGGGCCTTCCTTATAGGAGAACCAGTCCCTCACGCGCTTCAGCACATCAACCTTCTCCCTTACCGCGTCTTCCACCCTCTTCTTCTCCACGAGGTCGTCGATCATTTTCCTCGTGCTCTCGATGGATTTCTCCGCAGTGTCGAGACGGCCTTTCTCTGTTGCCATGTCCCGCAGGATTCCGTTGAACGCGTCCAGGTTGGAGCGCGCTTTCTCGGTCGCCTCGCGGCACTTTTCGGAATAGTCGCCGTGTACGTCCACAGCCTTGATCCCGATGTCCGCCACGCGCCTCTCCGCCGCCTCCATGGCCTGTCTGACCATGTCGACCTGGGCCGAGTAACGCGCGACGTTGTCCCTGGCCGTCTTGGCCGCGTCCTTCGTCCTGACCGCATCATTCAGCTTGCGCCTGTTGTCGGCCAGCCTTGACTCGATCTTCGGGAGATCGTCGGGGACATTGCCCTTGTATGAGACCTCGAACGAGACCATGTCGATTACGACACCCTCGACGTTCTTGTCCTTGGCGTTCTTGAGCGCCGCTTTTGCGGCTTCCATCCTCGTCCTCGCGCGGTCTAACTTTCGCGCGCAGGCGCTTTCTTCCGCCTCGCGCTTGTCGAGGGCCATTCTGGCATCCCTCGCCTTTTCGGTCACTTCCCTGCGCTTCGCCTCCATCGCGTCAAGCTTCTCTTTAACGTGTCTGGAGATGTCTTCCTGCGTGGCCGGAGCGCCGCAAAGCGGACACGTCCCGTCACTTGACGCCTCGCGCATCATGTTGCGCAGACTGCGGGCCTCGGCCTCTGCGGCAGCCTGCTCGTTGTCGAGCCTCTTGACCTCCGCACGGTCGTCCTCAACTTTCGTCGTGTACCGCGCGAGATCGGACTCAGCCTCCCTTATGGCGGCGTCGCCCTCATTCTTTGCGCTGAGCGCCGCATCGGACAGATCCTTCAGCCTTGTGAGGAAACGGACGACATCCCCGTCCTCGTCGACGAGCTTCCGGAGCCGCTCCTCTTCCTCTTCCGAGAACGATCCGACTTCGTCAAGCTCCTTGAGCGCGCGCCCGTGCGCTTCCTGCGCGCTGTTTAGCCTGCGCGTCACGGAGACGAGCTCCTCGACCGCGGCCTGCGCGCCGGCCAGACGGTCGACTTCCTTCTCAAGTTCCTCCTTGGTCGGGAGTTTCCGGATCGCCGCGTCATACTTACCGAGCGTTTCCCGGCAAGCTCTCGCGACGTCCTCGTGCGTGTCGAGCTGCTCCCTTGCGCGTGCGATGGCGTCGTCGAAGCCCTGAGGCTTGTCATACGCAGCTATCTCACTACGGAGCGACTCGTAGATCTTAGTGGCGTTCCCGATACCGATGAGTCGCTGGAACGCAACCTCCCTGTTCTTAGGGTCATCGAACAGGATCGCGTCGATTCCCTTCTGAGGTACAAACACGATCTGCCTTATGAGCTCCTTGTCGAGCCCGGCCTTCTCGCGCAGGGCATCCTCTACCTTCCTCGCCTGCTTGATCGTCTCTCCGTCCACCTTCAGCGTCACGTCACCGTTGGTCTTCCTGACAATCACGAACTCAGTGTTGTTCGACCCTGCCGTGAATATCAGCTTGACCGAACCTTCCTTCTCACCCCACGTAGTGAGGTTAGCTTTCGTGAACCCAGGCTGCTCACCTGTGAGCGCGAACTGAATGGCTCCGATCAGGTTCGACTTGCCGCAGTTGTGTGTCAGATAACAATGTTCGCGTCCGATACAATATGTGTATGGTGCTTCTCGCATTCGGATGGTATAGTAAGCGGCTGCTTCCAATACCTTAATCCGTACGCAATTTCCGAGATGCTCTTCAGGCTCAGCTTTCTCGCCGCCGGAACAGCGTTCCTCACCTCCTCCGCAAGGATCCTTTTCAGCGACACTCCCGCCACATGGTACGGATACTTCTTCCGATTCTCCGACCACACCCTCCGAACCTCCGCAATCTCCTCCTGCGTCAGCACCTGCGGATTCGGTATTGTCACCCTGCCATGGGTTACCCCATACCACGCATTGTACTTCACGCTGCACCACTCCAGGTTCTCCGCCCTGTTGTTTGACGGATTGCAGTCGATATGGTTCACCACTGGCAACCCAAGCGGGTTCTCCAGCCACGCTTCCGCCACGATCCTGTGCACCTTCACGGTATGCCCATCGAGCATCGTCCTTAAGTACCCATTCGGATCCCGCGCTGGCTTCATCACGGCAACTATTCTGCCGCCATACTGTCGCGTCGTCAAAAGGCGCCCCATATTGCTCACAAAGTAATTTGAGCTGTGCCCTCTGACCTGCTTCCAGCGCTCCCCAGACAAGCTGATAGAGCGGATAGAATCCATCTCCCGCGAAGAAGGGGTGGTCGTATGTGCAACACGTTTTCTCTCCATCGATTTCAACCTCCAGCATCGGTTTCTGTTTATGATCGGGACTGGTCATAACGACACCGGAGACCGTGCTGGACGTCAACCGACCGCTCTCATCGTCAAAAGCAAGCAGCACGTCTCCACTCTTAACCTCCTCTACGGGCCTGACCGTCCCGTCATACATCCTTACGGGCGTTCCCTTCGCGAGACACCCGTTCGGCCCTAAAACGGCAATCAGGTTGCCGCTGAAGTCGACGTCAAGCTTCTTATGCTGGCGAAAGTTCGTCAGCTCAATACGCTTCAAATGCATTCTGTTCTCCTTCCTGGTCAATACCAGACCAAGCACCATAACTAAAAAAACGCCCCCCTTTCGGGGGGCGCCGGCCTCGGGGAAACCTAGGCCTTGCTAGTTGAAAATGGACATGACCATGCGCCCGAGTCCATAGGCTGCCTTGACGGCCAGCCCTGCGATCCCGGCCACGCTTCCGGCAAGCTCCACGGCATTGTTCCCAATGCCCTTTATCGACTTGCCAACGTCGCGCGCTGCGTAATCCATCACATTGAGAGCCTCTGCCGCGATCTCGCCGTCGTCCATCCTGAGGACCTTGTCGGAGTCCACCAGTCCGAACGTATTGGCGTACCTCCACAGCTTCGGCTTTCTCTCATGCCTTTCGCGGTTGTCCCTTCTATTCCGTCCGCGGCGCCTAGTCTCCGCGTCAGGATATCCGTTCCAACCGCCCCAGCTGTTCAGGCTGTTCCAGTCGCTTCTGGCCATGACGGTGTTGGTCACGTTGGTAACGCTGTTGTCAGTGACGTTGTACGACACCATTCCTGCGTTTCCGCGATGACCGCACATCGCTTCCCATTTCCGTTTTCGCCTTTTCCTCTTGCACTTGCCGTTAGTATAGTTCATGGCATTTCCCCAGATGGTTCACGCGGCACCCTCGTTAAGGGCTGTACGGACATGCCGTGCCGCGCCGCAACCGTGGGCCAAGGACGAAAGGCCCCTCTCCGGAAGCAGAATTCCGAGGGGGATCTCCTGTCAACGCCATGAGCTTATCGTGAAGAGGAAAAATCAGGAAACGGGGGTAAGCTTGGCGCGCTCTGCGAGGTACTCCTCCCTCGTCCAGAACATACCGAACTCCCTCCCCTCGATGATGATCACGACACCTCCGGACCCGCCGGGCTTTCCCGGTACCCCTGATCCGATGTCGTGATCGTAAACGCTCAGCACCCTCCTTTTGCCAAGCCTGTCAGCGTCGTCCGCGCATATTTTCAATCGTTTTTTCGATGGCGCCCTTGACGGGGGCCTGGACGCGGACGAGCTGTTCGCGGAACGCATGGAGGCGATGCGCCTGAGAATGGCGCACACGGTGAGAAGGTCTGACGCGGCCTCGTCGGCCGGTCCGATGAAGAAGAATGACGAACGCGCTCCTATGTAGACAGTCTTCCCTGACTGCCTGGCGAGCTCATCCGCCAATGTCATTTTCTCCCTATCCGCCTTCTTCTCTGACATGATTACTGGATTATACCTAAATCAATGGAAGGATGCTGTCATCACTCCGAGCCATAACATCCTCCGATTTTCAACAGAATCCCGACAGCCATCTCCGCCCCTTTTCGCCCGACATTCCTGAGCTTGACCGCCTCGGACACCAGATACCAGTAGGCCATGTCCAGAGCGACATCCCTCATGTCTTCAGGCACAGACCTGACCACATCCATAGCGGACCTGGATTTTGAAGCAAGGGCCTCTACAACACACGAAATATCCATAAGACCTCCAATAGCGAAAAAGAAAGCGGGCCCTCACGGTCCCGCAGTCTTCAATTGAGAGCGGACTTCGCCGCTTCATCTCATACTCCATTTTCGCGGCCAGACGCCGGGCTGGGGTTACGGCTCGAGGGCGAAACGGCTCGGCCGGTAGTGATTGAGGCCGTAGGCCTTTCCGTCCTCGTACCCCTCGGTGTACCCGGCCTCGCGGCCGACTTTATATCCGGTCTTGAAACCGGTCTCCTTGCCTTCGGCAAGGCCCGCCTCGTAGGCGGATCTAATGGCGTTGTCCAGAAGGGCGTCGCCGGTTTTGAAGGTCATGTTTTCTCCTTCCGGTCGGGCCGGGTTGGGTTTAGGTCCCGGCACATCGCCGTGCGCTGGGCCGGTTGAAGTGTCTCAGGGCATACCCTGGAGCCCGGCGTAATTGCCGTCCCGGTAGCCCATCTCGTACGCCGCCCGGAAGGCGGCCTTCAGCTGGGCCTCGGCCTCGATGCTGAGCATCGAGTGGTCGAGGCCCGCGAGAAGAGCCTTCTCGGCGCTTGCGTTGAGGACCTTCATCAGGTCCTCCTCGGACGCGGCGGTCCGATTAGATACGACATCGTCTATTGTAAACCGCATGGATTTCTCCTTTCCGGTCTAACCGGATTGGTTCAGACCCCGGCACGTAGGTGCGCGTGGCTAGAAAAGTTGAAAGAGCATCGCTGTCCCGTCGATTGACTTCAGCGCTCCGACAACGGCCTCGACGAAAAGGCCGTACCCCGGCAGGGCCGGGTTGAGTCTCTCAAAGGAGACCCACTCGTCCCTGTCCCATTCTTCCTCGACGACTGTCGGGGACAGGACAAGCTGCCACTTGCCCCACAGGGAGATCAAAGCTCCCCTGAGTTCAGGGGACGGTTCCCCGTCAGAACCGTCCACGTACATCTTTGGTACGTAGACAGTCTCGGCGAGTAAGCTTTGACTTCCGAGCCGAATCTCGACCTCGAAGAGGCCGAGCTTCTGCTCGTAACAACTAAAAGCCGAAATTTTCATCTGGCTCTCCCTCCTCCCGGTCAGGCCGGGTTCGGTTTAGGCCCCGGCACGTCGGTGCGCGGGGCCGGAAAGACATTATTCGCCGCGGAGGCGCGTGATGACGCGCATCACGTCCTTCGCGGTCACGGATTCCGCCCACGTGATCGCGCGGTCGATCTCGTGGCGGAATACGGCGCGGTACCGCGCCGTGAACGGCGGATCGCCCCGCCGGTAATCTTCCGCCTTTCGGCGTAGGCGCCCGAGGACGTGGGCGATCACGTCCCCGATGGGCGTGTCGAGAGGGAGGCCCCGCCCCGAGAGCCAGTATTTCACCGGCTTCTCGATGCGGGTCTCTCCCCAGACCGGTGCTCCCTCGTCCGCTTCGATGAGAAGCTTGTGGACGGGGGAGACGATCCCGACGACGTTATAACTCTTCCGCATGTGGAAGAGGATAGCGTCCTCGACGACCCGGCGCCCGGCCTTTCCGATCCGCCGCTTCATGTAGCGGCGGACCGGGTCCAGCCGGTCGTCCCTCTCCAGCGCCTCGAGCGCGGCCGCCGGGTGGCGGTCGCGCTCCCAACCAGGGCGCCCCACGCCTATGTCATGGAGCGTCACGGCCAGCGCTTCCTCGGGCGCGAGGGGGCCGGCCTTGAGCCGGCGTGCGGCGGCGAGGACCGCCTCCGCATGCGGCCAGCCCCGCCCGTCGGGCTGGTCGTAATACCACTTCGCCGCGTCGACTATCGTCATAGCGGCCTCCCTTCACCGCCCGGTCGGGCGGAAAACAGTTAAGGCCCCGGCGCAGGGCAGCGCGTATGAAAGAACGCCCGTGCGCCCGGGCTTTGGGTTATTCGGCGAGCGGGGCACCCTGGGCTAGCCTGATAAGCTCGTCCACGAAATCTCGGCCGAGCTTATCCCTCGTCTTCATGATAAACCCTCCGGAGTGTGCGAACAGCACCTCAGGGCGCCCAGCCAGACGGCTGAAGTCGATCCGCGGATCGTCGTTCAGCCTCAACATGGTGAGTCCCGACCCACGGTCGTCGTGGAAGACGGCGACTCCTCGGTCGCCGACCAACGCGTCCGACACCTCGCGGGTTTTAGCTGGATCGTCCGCGAGGAAGTCATAGACCTCCACTCCGCCTACATCCCTCTTTTCGAGCCCTGCCTTGACCTCGTCGTAGGCGGCCAGCTTCGCGGCGATCATCTCCGCGAGCGGAGAGACCACCTCCCAGCGGGCATCGTCGGTCGCATCCTCGAACGCCAGGAGCACCATCTGCTCGCAGGGGCCGAGGAACTTGGCGACCGTAGACCAGTCGGTCCCCGCCGACTTCGCCGTCGCGAACGGACCGCATGCGTCAAGCTCAACCCGCGTCTCAAACCACGGGAAGAGCTTCGCGATCTTTTCGCGGATACCAAGCCAGCTCGCCACCAGACCCATCGCGGACTCTTTTGTACCACGCTGGAACTGGTGGTGGTCGAAGCAGAGGTGGTCGGGGTCGTGCTCCCACCCGACATCGATCACCGCAACATCGGGGTCGCTGATCTCTTCCTGTGTAGGGTCGCGGCGGTATATGAACTCTTTCTCCACTCTACCGCCATTGTCCATTGCCTTCATGGCCATGACAATAGCCACGGCCATCACCTCATCGAGGTGGGAAGTACCAGCGTGAACGATAAAATATTTGATGCTCTCCAACATGATGATCCCTTTCCCGTTTTGTTGCGCGGACGGACGGGCGCTCTCGCATGTTCTCCGCCGCAGAAATCCTCCGGGCAGTTTAACGTCATGCCCGGGACGTCCAGCTAATCAAGGAACTTCGCGTGATCCTTGACGAAGAGATTGCTCCAACGTTTGTACTCCTCGTCCATGTAACTCTTGATCACGCCTTCATGCTCGCGCCTAGGGAGCCCGGTGGACAACCGAAGGATCTCGTCGAACTTTTCGTTCCCGAGGCCCATATAGTCGTTCGCGAACGAGCAGGCCTCCTTCAGCGCGCGCGCGCCAATTTCTCCGGATACCCAGCTGCGCTCAAGCGTTTTGCGCGAGAGCGAGTGGATCAGCCAGATCTGGACGACACGGACAAAGCACGCGCCATCTTTCTCGTCCAGAATCTGGATCTCCTGACCGGTTGCCGGATTATTGAATCTGGACAGCGGAGCTACGACGAACATGTCGTCATCGTGCTTCTCGCCGTTCTCCCCAGCGCTCATCCACTTCCCGAGCACGACCACACGGCGCGGCTCGCCGATCCCGAACTCAGGCGACATCATCCGGATCTGCCCCTTTTTGATGTCAGGGTCGAAGTCGTCGACGAGCCGCAGACATTCGGCACGCGCCTTATCGTCGTCCGAAGTGGAGAAGTCTCGGTCCATATCAGGATCCTCCACGCTCTCAAGGCGCTTCCGGATCTGGTATTCGGCGACGAACATATCCGAATGTTCTCGCCTTGCCTCTTCTTCGCTCTTTGACGGACGCCGCAGTATCTCGTCGAAGCTATCCCACAGTTCTTTTGTGGACTTACCTTTCGTGTCCACTCCACGGTCGAAGCAGAATACCTCCCTAAGAAGGGAGTCAAAAACGGTTTTACTCATAGTTTTTTCCTTTGTTTTCCCCCGAAATGGGGGAATCGCTAAAAAATGTCATTAACACTCCTTTCTCTAGGTTTCTAGGGTTCTAGGATTCTAGTGTAGACACGTCCTCTTCTTCGCTTTTCCTGACCTCCTCTAGGAGGCGGCTGACGATATAGCCCTGCAGATAGGTCAGGATCTCCCCTCCCTTGCCGATCTCAAGGCCAAATGCGGTCACGATGTTAAGCGCCGCGTGAAGCGCCTCGTGGTAAAGCTGCCCAACGCACAGCTCGTCACTCATGTCGAGCTTCGGAAGGCGTATAAGCGCATCCACTCCTTCCGTTATCGTATGGGCGAACCCATCTCGCTCCATCATGCGTTCCTTTGCGCTCAACCTTTTGTTAAACTCAAGGTCAACCGCATCGGAATGCCTCAGGAACTCCTCCCTGCTTCCGACAAATAACATTATCACAGCAGGGAAAATCGGCATAATAAACCCTACGCACCCCTTCCAGTCTGGATCGATTCTGATCTGCCCTTTTGGGGCAGTTTTGTCTACATTTCCTACCTCATTTCTCTCCATTCTCTCTATCCTCAAATCTCAAATAGCGAAAAACAGGGAGGGTGTTTCACCTCCTGTTTTTTCCTTGCCGCGCGTGCGCGGCTTTTGGCGCAGGTTCGCGCCTATCCTTACGGATTATTAGGAGCCTGAGGCTCCTTCGGACGGTCCTGAGGCTTAGCAGGTTTCGGTTTCGCGCAGTTCTGCGCGATAACCTCCGCCTGTGCCTCAGGAACGCCCTGCTTAAGCAGGGCGTAAAAGATTTCCTCTTCGGACATCTTTTTTTTTCCCAGGTTTCCCTTCCCCTCCATCCGAACTTACGACAGGCACGCCTGCCGCAGTACTCGGACTTTAGTCCGGTATTACCCTGCGCCCCCCATTGCTGGGCCGCGGTCTCCCGCGGATCTTCGGCTGGGCGCCTGCCAAAAACCCCGACCCACCCGGGCGGGGAAAACGAAAAACCCGCATGCCGCTGGAATGACGGCATGCGGGCTCCTACTCGGGATTCCAACCCCTTTCGGAACAGGGGCCCATTTGAGGGACCCCTCCCCATCGGCATCCTGGTGCTGCCTTTGGGGGAAAATCTCTTTCGTCCCGCCCCCAGGCCACCGAAGCGGCCCGGGGACGGGACATGCCGCCGGTTTTGACCGGCTTGGGGAAGTTGGATTTCGGAGCGCGGCACTTCCCGATGAACACGCTCCTAGCCGGTGGAACACCCCGCGGCTCCCGGCAGCCGCGGCCCCTCTATGATGAGGGGGACGCCATGGAGGCCCGCTGAAACTCCTTGAAAGTCGCGGGCCCCTTTTATCATTCCTCGCCCTGGCTTGACGAGGAAGGGTGAGGAACTTATTTTTCACCTTATTATAACCGGGAATTCGTATATTTTAACTCCCGGAAACAAAACGGCGGGGACCATCTCTGATCCCCGCCGCACGCACCTCCCGACCCTAATCAAATAGGATCAGGAGGATGTAGATGAGGACTGGCATGTCCCCTCCTTTCCCCCTTGATGGGTTTTTCCAACACGGCCCCGTGGGGGTGGGGCGAGAATCGCCCCCGAATGGTGCGCGTGCCGGGACTTGAACCCGGAACCTGCGGATTAGGAATCCGCCGCTCTGTCCAGTTGAGCTACACGCGCAAAATCCTTCCGCCGTGACGTCGCGGATTATGTGAGGCTTGGTGCCTCAACGGTGTGCCGGGGACTCGGGCATGGGGTAGCACACTTTCCATGCCATTCGAATAAGGGAAATGTTTCACTTTCCCTCACAGTATTATAACCGGAAAATGCCCTTTTTTTAGCCATTTTACGGCTTTTTTTGAGGAAAAACGCCTTTTTTTAGCACCTGTTTTCGCGCTGGCGTGACGCTACGCCTTTTCTGGGGCGAAATCGGCAATGGGGATTCGGAAAAGGAGGGTCCTGCGGTCGCTCACGCAGAAGGGTAGGACAGCCTTTCCGTCCTCAACTGACATGCCGCAGATGAAGTTGACAGGGGTCTCGGGCCCCATGACGGTGAACTCTCGGCTGTACGACGCAGACTTCATACGCTTGTCCATAAAGACGAGGGCGTTGACGTATCGCCCTTCCCGAGTCTTCCTGTGGGCCACGCACACATATCCTTCCCCGTACGGGCCGTCGCACGGGACGATCTGTGAGGATCCGCGCATCTGGCGCATTCCTTCGCATAGGAACAGCCTTTTTTCAGGCATCGAGAGGGTTGCCGCCCGGTATCCGTTCACGACCATGTCGGTTACGTACATGATGTCTCCCGTATCCAGGTCAGATCCGACAACAGGCATGTAGTTTTTTTCCCTCTGGGTCGGAAAAACGGTCATTTTCCCGTCCGTCACGAGCCTGCACCTGCCTGAAAGGGGCCCTCCGGAGATGGCGATTCGCATGGCGCACATCACATGGCTCCGGTTTCCGGCCGAAACGTCCGTAGCGCTCGCGAAGATGACGCCGTCCGCGCCGCCAGCGAGCCTGATATCCTCAAGATAGGCCAATTTTGGGATTTCGGCGTCGATTTTGGCCACAGGACGGAAATCTTTGTCCGTTACGATGAAAAAATAGGCTCTTTTTTCGAGAAAACCGCCTAACCAGCCCGGGGTTTCCCCCTTTTTCAGCCCGTATGGGAGCCTGTAGTTGAACTGGCGCACGGAGACGAGCCTGAACCCGTCCCATCCAGGAACGGAAGGCGAGCAGAACGACATGTTCCCAAGCGGGACAGACGGGTCAATTCCGAGAAAGCCGTGGTAGTCGAGCTCATCGAACGGATACAGGTCGCAGACGTCATCCATGCCAAACGCCCTCCTCACCCTCCTTCTGACGTCCTCCATCCGGATACGCATCACGGACTCCATTCACGGCATACGCTGAATCAGGGGGATCTGGACTTCAGACGCATCGTGAAGCATCCGTAGAGAGGCGTGATGTCGCTCACGTTGCCAAGGATGTCCCTTGTGGGCGAGATGTGCCCGTACGCTCCGCATCCGCACCCGATCTGGCCAGTCACGCTCCCCCTGATGACGTTGTCTGACGGCCCTGTTCCAGACATGACGATGACCAGCGTGTTGTCCGGCTCGTCATCGCCGATGTTGTAGGAGGGGTCAAGATCTAGGTTGATCCGCATGCATGGCCGCTTGAACACGCCGGTCTTGTTGTCGCCAATGTAACGCCACATGATGTCCGTTCCGACCGCGCAGTCCGCGTAGGAAACCTTCTTACCGGACACCTTGTGGGTGTTGTTCGTGAATCCCCATGACCACACGGACGGCTCTCCGGGCGCTCCTGAGCAGTCTCCCGTCACGTCAGACTTATCGACGGACATGTAGCCGGTGATTTTCTGCCACTGAGGCTTCCTGTACCCGAGAGACTCCATGTTGTTGTAGACCCTTGGCACAAAAAGGCGTATCGTGACCTTGTAGATGAGCGTTTCAGCCATCGAAACGCACGTGCATGCTAAAAAAATGCACGCGATGAGCGGAAACCGATTGAAAAAGGCCTTTTTCACCATTTTCACCCCCCATTAGCCTGAATTATGTCCGAGATTCTTCTGTACGCGTCGCCATGCGCATTCATGGCCCTTAGATTCTTTACGCATCGAAAGATTCCTCCGCACGCCCTGTGCGTTGCTGTGCGTTGCTGTGCGTTGCTGGTTGGTTTTTATGTTCGCTTCTTGTGGGTTGGCTGTGAGGGCGTGCGGAGGAAATCGGGGTGCCGTCAGTCCTTCATCCACTCGTCGATGGCAGCCTTGACGTCAGCGATCGCCTTCTCGATCTCGTCCTTCGTAACCTGGTTGTCGGCGAACACGCCGCAGAGCGTCTCGACCGCGGACAGGAGCTTTTCGTAGTGGACAGTCCATATGGACGGGCAGAAACTCTGGTATTTGCGCAGGTAGCCGAGAATGGTCTCGACGTACTCCCTGGCCTTTGCGACCCTGTCAGCGACCTTTTCCTTGGAGAGGTAGTCGTTCAGGAGCTTCAGCGCGTAGTCGGTTGCTGACTCGAACCCTCCGAATAGGAACTTAATTCCGATCGTCAGTTTCTTCCAAAAAGACATGGCTCTTTCCTTTCTTTTGAATCTAACGCATTATACCAAATTGAAATCTAAAACGCCTCCTCATCCTCACCATCGCCGTACGCCCTTCTCGGCAAATCTCCTCCGGACGACAGTTCGGACAGCCTAGCTATCGCCCTTGACCCCCTGAGCTTCTCCATGGCCTCCAGCTCGATCTTCCTGATGTGCTCCCTGGTGACGTTGAACACCCGCCCGATCTCCTCCAGCGTCCTGGCCGATCCGTCGGAGAGACCGAACCTGAGGTCGATGACGATCCGCTCACGCTCTGTGAGGCAGGACATCGCCTCCCTGATGCCGTCCATCACCATGTGCCTGCCAGCCTCCTCTGCTGGGTCCTCGGCCGTCTCGTCACCCATCAGGTCGCCGAGCGTCGTGTCGCCGCTCTCGTCCACGCTAGAGTCCAGCGAGACCGAGTGCTGGCGCATCCGCCTGAGGGACTCGATCCTGTCCGGCGTCACGCCCATCTCGTCGGCTATCTCACCGACGCCCGGCTCGCGCCCAAGAGCGTTCGTGAGGGCCTTCTCGGCAGCCCCCATCTTGTTTAGAAGGTCCACCATGTGGGATGGCAGGCGGACCGTCCTGGAGTTGTTTGTGAGCGACCTGGAGATAGCCTGGCGTATCCACCATGTGGCGAATGTAGAGAATTTGTGCCCCCTGGACAGGTCGAACTTCCTCACCGCCGTCATCAGGCCCATGCTCCCGTCCTGAAGCAGGTCGGACATCTCGATTCCGCGGTTGGCGTATTTCTTCGCGACATGGACGACTAGGCGAAGGTTGGCCTCCGTGATGCGCGTCCTTGCGGACTGCACCACACCGAGTATGCTGATGACCTCGCCGAAACTGTCCATGAACTCGCCGGGCGGCATGCCGAACATCGGCTCCATGTCCATCGCCCTCGCCTCCGCGTCCGCGTCCCCTGCGTCAGCCCTCCTCCTGAGGTCCATGTACACCGAGTAGACGCTCTCTTTCGCGCTGTCGCAGAACGACTCGACCACTGACTGCCTGAAGTGGAGGGCCTTCAGGCGCCTCCTCATCTCGTCCCTGTAGGCCTGCAGGAGTCCGTCGGCCTTAACGGACTCCCCAGGGCTCCTGACGGAGTACCTAAGCATGCTGGCACCGGCCACCATGTCGGCCGCCTCCGCTATGCACCGCTTGAATCCTGGTATGGCCTGCTTGTAGGCGGAGCACCTCATGCCTGACGACTCGGACACGACGCTGTCGAAGTGAGTCTCACCGGACAGGAGGCGGTCCAGCTCCCTGACGTACATGTCCGGGGCGAACAGGTACCTGCTGAAAAGCTCACCGACCCTGTCGAGCGACGCTTCGATGACCCTGAACCATGAGACCTCCTCCTCCCTGCTCAGCAGACGCGTGTCCGAGGCCTGGTGCAGATACATCCCGACGGTGTTTGACGCCCCAGGCGAGTCTCCATCCACCTCATACCCCTCATCCCCATCATCACCATCGTCCTCGTCATCCTCTTCATCCTCGTCATCACCGTCCCCTATGTCCTCTATGTCTTCCCCGTCTTCTCCGTCTTCGCAGTCTTCCCCGTCTTCGCAGTTAGCTCCGAAATCACCCTTACCCCGTAACGCGTATCCGCCATCTTCGTCATTCTCATCGCACACGCCACCCGTCTCATCCACTCCTAATTCGATTCCCCATCGGACGCCTGCCACGCCGTCATCTGGACATACGGACATGGAGAATCCGGCGTCCATAAGGTCCGCTCCAGGCCCGCCAGCCGTTCCTGGCCATACGTTGGTTCTTGGATTTCCGGCGATTCCTGAGCTTCTGGCGCTTCTACGGGCTCTCTGTGTTTTCTGGGCTACCATGGCAGTGTCCTCCGTCAATATATTGTGAAGAATGCCACAACATCGCTCCCATGTCAAGAGCCTATGTTGAATTTTCCGCTACGGACAGACGGGCCTGTAGACTGCGCGGGACACCGTCCACAGCCGCTTCAGACGGATGACGCCATTCGCGTCCGGATCAAGCGTCTCTCCAGCCAGACTGAACGTGAAGACGGTCACTGAATTTGGCTCGAGCGAGCTCCAGCCAAACGCGCCGCCGTCCCCTCCGGACAAGGCGAACGCGTTCCTGCCCGATTCGAAATCGACCGCCGAGCCGCCGGGCGTCTCCGGACCGCACATGACCGACCACATGACCTCGAGCCCGTTTGAGAGGTCGGATTCATCCGTGTCCGGAAGCGGAAGGAAAATCGTATTCCCGGACGGGTCGGAACCCGAGCCTGAGACGGTCCCGTAGAGACGGACAGTCCGTCTCGGACGGGTCTCATCATACGGCGGCAGGATATCGAAGGATATCCTCGGGCACAGGCGGGTGCCGTCGCAGAAGCATCCGTCGTAGGGGGAGCTGACGCCTCCGAAGACCAGCCTCATGCTCACCTGAATCGTGTCCTTGTCGGCCAGGACGGACCCGACATCGTGCCTGCTATCAGAGAATGCGATGAAGTGCCTGTCACCGGGATTAGCGAACACAGCGCCTATCCCCCCGCCTGGGCTTGAGCCTCCGCTGTCCGGGAACAGGAACACAGCCTCGTAGTCTGAGCGCTCGTCCGGCCACACGGATGCGTCGGATACGGCCACGACCGTGCCCTCCGCCATGGGAGACTCTGGTGAAGACCTGTCGAGCGCGCAGACGTGCGCGTAGAGCGTTTTCCCGAACGAGTTGCAGTGGTCCCACTGGGACGGGGCGAACGTCTCCGCGTTCAGGATGCGGACGGCTGTTACGGATGATCCTGCCCGTGCACCGACGTTCTCCGGTGTGAAGAAGACGCGGCCGACGTTCTGGCTTTCGCTGGATACAGGTATCATGATTGACGATACCGTCCTGGCCCTGTACAAGTCTGGAACACAGGGCCGACCGCCCTTTTGCGGAAGGGCGTTGGCTACCGCGGAGGAGAGGGCATCCGCCAGAGCGTCTATGATCGCCCCGACGGTGAACCTGTCCGTCCACCTTCCTGCCTTCATGTCTGGGTCGAACGACTTCCCGCTCGTGTGTGCCTCCGAGCACATGTAGGCTTTCCCCATCCTGACGCACAACATGCCCTCGCGGTACGCCGAGTCCGGTCGCCACGGGTCGCCTAGGTCCTCTAGCAGGGCAGCCGTCCCGGACCTGGACGGGTAGCGGAGCGTCGACGACTGTACGCCTTCCCCGTATGACGTGACGCCTGACGTGGAAACCAGCACGCGACTCTTCCCGCCGTCTAGGACGACGCACGGGTTCACCCCTTTCGCCGTGACGGACTGTGGGATCTTGGAAACCGAGTCCTCGACAGACTCCACCCGGCTCCTGACGGAAGACACGGTCTCCGACACGCCAGACACGGACGACGACAGGTCGTCCGCCCTCATGGAGATGATCTCGGAGACGGTAGTCCTTCTGAAGACCGCGTCTGAGCCCTTTCCGCCTACGACGCAGCGCACGAGCTTCCCGTCTCGGAACACGGCGTCGCCCTTCGCGTACTCTGCCCCATCGCTGAACGCGGGGAACAGGACGTCACTCGTCAGACGCTCCCCGACCGCGCCCATCACTTTGGAGACGGCCGAAGATAGGTCTTCCTTAGACGCCTTGCCTGCGATCGCCTCCCTCAGGGAACTGATCACTCTAACGAGCTTGTCATATACGGTCAGCGACATAGCTTATCACCCATTCCTACCGTCAGACGGACGCCGATTCCTGATCGGCAGCGGCAAGGACCGAATCCACAGCCTCGTCCCCGAACCGCTGTCTCGCCAGCTCGATACCCGACATGAACGTCTGGTCGTCCTCTCGGATCACCTGGGCCATGATGAAATCGTCATAGATGCCGGCCTGCCTCATCGCCGAAGCCACGTCCGGCCACAGTTTGCCGCACGCCCGCCTGATGGAGAGTGGCGTCCACGAGCGCACGACCCTGACCTCTTGCTCGGTGTAGACGCATACGCACTTGCCGTCCCTGTTCACCCACCTGTCGATGACGACCTCGACGCCGTCGCGGCTCGGATAGGGCACGATGTCCTCGATCGGATAGAAACCCTCCGCCGCGCTGTCCGGCGCGTACTGCACGCGCCCGTCCTCCGTAGCCCTTCCCCTTCGGAAATCCATACGGACTCTCCTTCCTATTCCTATGTCAAACAATATCCCTTGCCGACCATTTTTACGGTCGCCTCGCACGGATACGCCATCCTCGGGTTGTCGATCTGCGAGATGATCGTTTTCGATGAGGTGAACACGACCCTGAGCCGCCTTTCCGGGTCATCCGCGAAGTAGAACTGGATCATCTTGTACGGACCCCTCACGCCGTCGACATTGGCGTGGTTCGATATCCTGGCCTCCGTCCTCGTGATGACGATGCGCCTGTTCAGGATCTCCGGCATCTTCGCCTTCTCCCCCTCCATGATGCCCGGGATGTCCAACGCCGAGAATTTCCTTATGACGCCGTCTGAGCTCACCATAGAGATCGTCGATCCCTTCGCTTTTTCTGAAGTTGTATGTCTGCGCCCACCTGCACACTCCGACGGCGCTTGAAGCCGACCCCATCATGCTGAGGATCCTGTTCGGGCCAAGTTGGATCCCGTCAGCGTCGGAACGCTCGACGACCCTACGTATCCCGCGCATCCTACGGGCGATCCGCCTTGCCGTCGACCTCCTGAGCAGGAGCTTCCGCGGGAACGACCGGTATCCGCAGAAGTCGAGCCCGTCCCTCGTCCTGGCGATTTCGCGCTTCGAGAACGAGAGCCGCATCTCCCCCTCCACGAAATCCGCGATGCCGTCGGAGACGGCGCGCATCTCGTCCCTGCACCCGAAGGCGATGAAGTCGTCGCAGTACCGGACGTACTTTTTGACGCGCATGCGCTCCTTGACGTGGTGGTCCAGGAGGTCCATGTAGATGTTCCCGAACCACTGGCTCGTCAGATTTCCGATCGGGCACCCGACCCCCGTGTCCGTCTCGAACGAGTCGATCCAGTCGAACAGGATCCTCAGCGCGTCAGCGTCCTTCAGCCCTCGCTGGATCGCCTCCTTCAGGACGTTGTGGTCGATGCTGTGGTAGAACCCGCGGATGTCGCACTTCAGGTAGTGCGAGGAGTTCCGTACGAACACGGAAGCCCTATGCACCGCCCTGTGCGTTCCCTTCCCGACGCGGCAGGCGTAGGAGTCCGAGATGAATCGCGGCTCCCAGACGAGCGGTCCGAGGACGTCCACGACCGCGTGCTGCACGATCCTGTCCGGATAGAACGGGAGGATGTGTATCTCGCGGCGCTTCGGCTCTGTGATGACCCTCATCCTGTAGGGGGCTGGCCTGTACGCCCTGTCGAGGAGCATCTCCCTGATCCCGGCGATTGTCCCGTCCGGGTCGTCCATCCGCGCGGAGACGTCCTCGGTCCGTTTCGCCCCTCTGGCGGCGTTGAGGAGCGCCCTCCGGATGTTCTCCGGATCGCAGATCCTCTGATAGACATTCCCCACGCGCTTCACTTGTCCAACATCCAATCTCACGGAGTCATGGCGTGAGCATAAAAACGCGGGCGGGCGTTCGGCCAGACGCCTACCAGACCGCCCGCGTCTCCGTCGTGTGTTTCGCCGCCGTGGAAACCGCCATGGCGACGGGGCTACGCGCTCAGCCGGAGTCAACTCGAAGGCGTTGCCTTAACCAACCTCGGATCGAACCGCGACCGCCGTTGTTCACGTTCACCGTGGAACGGGAATTGTTCGCGTTACGGTAGAGCGGACCGATCGCGACAAGCGAGGTCGTTGTCCAATTACCGCCAGCGTTAACGGCCGTCACCAGCGCGGAGCCATCCGGCGTTTCCGCCGGCAAAGACAGTATACCAAATTTTCCTGACGTGTTGCCGAAACCCGTGGGAAGCCGGAAAATTTCGCCGCCCGGCCGGGCGGCCGGGCGGTTTCTTTCTCTTTTTCTTCTTCGTTTTGCGTCTCGCGTCTCACGTTCCGCTTTCAACGCGCCCGTTTCCGTCCCGCACGTACATTCACGCGTCCGGGGGCTGTACACTGTGGAGACTCCGGCTCGAACCGCGACCGCCGCTGCTCACGCTCACCGTGGAACGGGAATAGTTCGCGTTACGGTAGAGCGGACCGATCGCGACAAGCGAGGCCGTAGGCCAATTACCGCCAGCGTAAACGGCCTTGTACTGCCCCATGTAGTAGTGGCTGCCGAAGGAGTTCATCGCGCCGTCGAAGCCCTTTGTGGACGTACTTTCTGTCGTGTTGTCCCATTTCGCGCCGCTGTAGGTGTACGGGGCCGCCTGCCTGAGCCACTGGTTCTGGAGACCGCACATCTCCTCGCATCCGACCGCCGAGACCATAGGGTAGCCAGCGGTGTCGACATGGCCGCCGGTTGTGTCGGATGTCGGTGGGTGGCTCGCGTCCGATCCGGAGGTGGACTCCTTGGTGCCGCAGTTGGAGCCGAGGGCGGCGAAGTAGAACTCCATGTCGTCCAGCAGGGTCTTTCCGACGTTGGCGTAGCCTGTCCAGAACTGGGTCATGGACTTGGAGTGGAGGCGTGTCCCTCCGAATCTCGTCTCCGGTGCTGCGATGGTCCCGCTCGCGTTGTATATGTCAACCCAGGTGTCTGTCGGCCTGACGTACACCATGCCGGACGGGTCGTCGCAGGCCGGTCGGAAATTGACGGCCCAGACTGATTTGGGTAGGATATCCCCTGCCGTCCATCCGGCGAGTGGGTGTAAGTTGGGCGAGAATACGGACGCAGGTGCCATGACGAGGTCTGCCGCGACATTGCGGCAGATGGTGTGGAATCCCCCAAGGCGACGAGTGTTCGACCCGTCGTAGGCTGCCCCGGACGAGGTCTGCCCAGACGGGCATGAAGGGCTGCCGGATATGACGACGCCTCCGTCGACGGTGAGATAGACTGAGTAGTCCGTTCCCGGATGGATGGATCCCGTGTCCAGTGCCGAGGACACCGTGACCGTCACGTCGTCCGGTAGCCATACGCGTGTCTGACCGACGAAATAGTTGATCCCGCCGAGGACGGTGACCTGGGTCTTGGATGCGTACAAGACGACTGGGTCCTCTGGCAGGGTCTCGTGGAGGGAGCCGTTGAGGTCGGAGAGCAGGAGCGCGATCTCGTTCGGCGACATGTTCTGGAGCGGTTTAGGCATGGTGTTGTTGTCTCCTCAAACGTACATCCGGCCTTGGCTTTCGCCTAGGGATTTCGTTTTTTCTGATTTTCGCGTTTCACGTATCACGTTCCCCTCCGAGCCCTGTGGAGACTCCGGCTCGAACCGCGACCGCCGTTGCTCACGCTCACCGTGGAACGGGAATGGTTCGCGACACGGTAGAGCGGACCGATCGCGACAAGCGAGGTCGTTGCCCAATTACCGCCAGCGTAAACGGCCTTGTACTGCCCCATGTAGTAGTGGCTGCCGAAGGAGTTCATCGCGCCGTCGAAGCCCTTTGTGGACGTACTTTCTGTCGTGTTGTCCCATTTCGCGCCTGTGTAGGTGAATGGCGACGCCTGCCTGAGCCACTGGTTCTGGAGACCGCACATCTCCTCGCAGCCGACGGCGGAGACCATTGGGTAGCCTGCTGTGTCGACGTGTCCGCCTGTCGTGTCGGAGGTCGGCGGGTGGCTCGTGTCGCTACCTGACGTGCTCTCCTTGGTTCCGCAGTTTGATCCGAGGGATGCGAAGTAGAACTCCATGTCGTCCAGCAGGGTTTTTCCGACGTTGGCGTAACCTGTCCAGAACTGGGTCACGGACTTGGAGTGGAGGCGTGTCCCTCCGAATCTCGTCTCCGGGGCGGCGATGGTCCCGCTCGCGTTGTATATGTCAACCCAGGTGTCTGTCGGCCTGACGTACACCATGCCGGAAGGGTCGTCGCATGCCGGGCGGAAATTGACGGCCCAGACGGATTTGGGGAGGATGTCCCCTGCCGTCCATCCGGCCAGGGGGTGTAGGTTTGGCGAGAACACGGCCGCAGGGGCCATGACTAGGTCAGCGGCGACACTGCGGCAGATGGTGTGGAATCCACCAAGGCGCCGCGTGTTAGCCGCGTCGAACCCAGATGGATTCTCAGCGCTTGTGGAGATGACGATATCACCTCCAGAGGTGAGATAGACGGAGTAGTCCGTTCCTGGCTGGACGGATCCCGTGTCCAGTGCCGAGGACACCGTGACAGTCACGTCGGCCGGTAGCCATACGCGTGTCTGCCCGACGAAATAGTTGATCCCGCCTAGCACGCGCACCGACGTTTTTGACGCGTACCGGACAATAGGCTCGGATGGAAGAATCTCGCTGATGGACCCGCCGAGGTCGGAGAGGTTCAGCGCCATCTCGCCCGGCGACGCGCTCTGGAGTTTCTCTGGCATTTTGTCCTACCCTCCCCTACTGCGACTGCTCGGCCGGGAAATTCGTGACCGTGCCTCCCATGGCCTCTACGGCAGCCTTGACCGCTAGCAGGGCTCCCCTGATCGTGGCGAAGTCGAACTGCGCGTATCCTGAAAGCGAGGGTATGTCGCTTGTGAGAGCAACGGTTCCAGTCTTGAGCTGGAAAGTGGCCGTGTAGACAGAGGGGGAGTCGCTGGTGACGTCCCTGACCATCGTGACGGCGTGTGCGTCTGACGAGAAGGCGAGCGAGTTGTCCTCGTTGTTGTCCACTATCGTGACCGATGTGTAGACTATCGGCGAGCCTTTCGCGGCGTAGCGCTGGTCAGCGGCTTCCGTCTTGGTGTAGTCGGCGAGCTTACCGTTGACATAGGCCTTGGACGCCGTTATCCCAATTCCATGGGCCGCGTCCCTTGGCGAAGCTGTTTTAGGCGATGACCTCTTTCCCATCATGCTCTCCTATCCTTCAAGATTCTACAGAGACTCAAGATCTTCCAAACTGCTCTCGAGCCCGCTCTCCATCGCTCCGGTCACGACGAATCTCGTTCCGGTCCTCGATATCTCCATGAAATGGTACACGCGGGTCAACCCTGCCACGGCCTTGAACTCGACTGGCTCGCCGAGGTAGTCGATGAAGTTCCCTGTACCGAACGAGACGTCGATGACCGTACCCGACGGGACGCCCGACGACGTCTGCACGCTGAGGACGACGATGAACTCCCTGGCCCTGTCAACGTTCGAGACGGATGCAGGGGCGGGAAGCGACAGCTCGATCCCGTAACCCTGCGGGACCGCGTCGGAAATGGTGTTCACCGCCCTGTCGGAGAGCGTGTAGGCGTACGCGCTATTGCCCTCCGTCTTCACCGGGCTCGCGAATCCGAACGGCAGGCAGGCGTTCGCTACGGCCGAGACGTCCGATATTGCGGTCCCGGTAGCCGCGGCGTCGGCGGCCTTTCCAGACACTGTGAGCGTGTTGTCGACAGTCACGCCGGAGGGGATGTCGTCCTCCGTCAGGTACCCGGCGCCGTTCTCGAGCTGGCTATTGTCCGTGGGGATGTCCGCCTTCGTGGCGAGAAGGACCTTGGCTCCTGTTAAGCAGATGAAGGACGAACCTCCACGGAAACATCCGGTTACTCCTCTGTAGGATTCACCGTTCTGCCCGTCTTCGAACCCGTACACCGCGTGCGTCGCGTCGAAATACATGACGACGCCTGACACATACTCCCCTGCTGGCGTCAGGATGCGGAAATCGTGCGACTCCAGCGCGTCGAGCCACGGAGGGTTTGTGAAGGTGAAGGTGTTCAGGGCCCCTCCGGTAGCCGTCAGCAGCGTGACCTCTGCAGACTCCGCGAGCGGGGTAGATCCTCCAGTCCTGAATATGGCGAGTTTGGCTGACGCCTCTGATCCGCCCAGGAAGATTCCGACGGACGTGAACTTCACGAGCCTAGAGGCCCTTCCGTCCAGAGCGGAGAACGAGTCCGTGTAGTCGGCCGGGCGCATCCTGAAGCAGTTCGACGTTTCGGAGTTCGAATTCGTAACGTGCGACACCGTAGCGGATACGCTCTCTATCGTTGCGGACGAGACGGCGTCGACCGAAGGCTTCTGGCCGGACATGTCCACCCTGACCTCGTCGCGCATGGAAGCCTCGTACCCCGCCTCGGCGTTTGCCCTGATGTCTTCAAGGTCCGTTATCTCGTCCTGCTTGGCGTCCCACCCGGACTTCTCCTGCGCGGTAACGTGGATGGACGTGTCGTTCGCGTGCCGTCCGACTGTGGTTTGGATGGCGATCCCTACCGTTGTTGACGAGAACACCGCCGAAGGTCCGGTTCCAGCGTTCGTGCAGATATTGAGAACGCCGTCCTTGAAGACGAGCGCGTCGACCGCATAGGACGAGGAAAACGAGTAAGATGGGGCGATGTCGGAGTCGTCGGCCTTCGTGCCGTCGCTGTATCCGGAGAGGAGCGCGTCGATGGCGGACTTGCCGGCGGCGGACAGAACGAGCGTCCACTTGGACGGTTCGAACGACTGCCCTGACGTGTGTGCGGAGACGCACCTGTATCCAAGTCCTGACAGCATGCAGTAGTCGCCAGCGGCGTAGGTGGTAGAGGCCTCCCAAGCGGGCGCCCTGTACGCGGCGACGGCGTCCTCGTCGCTTGCCGACCGAGCGGCCTCGCCGAACGCCTCGGATACGGCGTCAGCGGTGTCCTCCGCAATGTCAGAAAGCTTCTTGCCGGAATCCTGCAGGTTTCCTGATTCGCCGAACACGGCGATGTCGCCGGTGACGGCGCCCGGTGGGACGGGCCCCGTTCCGTCGAGATCCGACAGATAGGCTACTTTCTCCGTGTCAGCCATGCTCACGCTCCTTGCTCTTACGGGCTTATTCCGTTCTGCCCGATCTTGATGTCCACCTCTCCGGTCTCCGGGTCCCTGACGGCGGACAGGCGGTGGTACTTTCCGGTAGAGTCGTCCCTGATCGCGACGGAGCCGGTGTCGTTTCCAGTCTCTTCGGACTCTCCGTCCACGTTCTCGTTCGGTGGGAGCAGGTTCTCTGACGTTCCGTCCCTGTACGGGATCGAGCGCTGGTCAGACGTCGGGGCGTACTCGACGAGGAAATACCCCCTGATCTGCGTCTCGAAATCGTACCTCATTGGGTCCGAGACCCTTGCCGAGAACATGTACGAACCCCGGCGCAGGGCCCTCGTGACCTCCCTGGGTATTTTGACGCGGACAAGCCCGGGGCGGTTTTCGTCGGGGAAGATTCCGCTTAACCACGTCCCAGTCCAGAGCGCACAGGCGAACTGGTTCTCCGCGAGGACGAACTCCACCCTGCTGTTGTCCGGCGAGGCCGGCGACCCGTCCAACGCCCTGAGGACGGCCGTTACGTTCCACGTGTCCCCCGAGAAGACCATTGCGACGGGCATCCTGTCCTCCGGATTTGGCCTGGAGCATCCCGGGGGTCCTGGGTTATCGATGTTGTCCCGGAGATTCCTAACGAACATCAGAGACCCCCTTCTCCGTTTCCGCGGAACCTGACTTCGCCGATCGGGCGATCTTGAAGAACACGCACTTGCCGGCAGGCCTGGACGGCGAGATCGACACCGCAGCGACGGGGCAGTATTTGCGCCCGAAGTCGCCCTTGCCGACCCTCGCGCACGCCCCGCAGACCTTTTTGCCTGAATCCGTCTTCATGCTAACCTCCACAGTCACGAATTCGCCGAGCCGGATGACGCAGAGTCCTGCCCGTGTCCGGCCGACAGGGCCCTGAGCCTCTCAAGAAGCGACGATAGGGTTGCCTTCACGGCGTCGATGCCGTCCGAGTCCGACACGTACAGTCCGTCCACGCACGCCGCGATGTCTGACTTTTTGACGTAATCCTCGGACTCGCCGTTTATGCTGTCGATCTCCTGCCCGAACCGCTCGATGGCGGCGTCGGACTGCTCGAGCCTCGTCATGACGGATGGGTCGAGCGAGACGGTGACGGTAGAGGCCCCTGTATGCTGGTCGACGCCCGGCGTGACCTTCACCTCGCCTGTCTTCCCGAGGATCCTGTTGAGGACGCCCGTCAGGCGACTGTCAGCGATCTGCTCTATGGTCCTGCCGTCCCTGTCCTTAAGCGAGCCGGACAGGCGGACCGTCTCCGCGACGAGGTTGATTACCGTACCCGACCCAGCGGAGCCTCCCCTTGATATCGTGAGGACCTTCCCTCCGTTCACTCCGTAGTCCAGCGTGGGATTCTCGTCGGACGAAAGCATGCGCCTGGCGAACCTTGCGTACCTTCCCGTCTCGCGTGGGTTCCCTGCCACGTCGATGAGCTTTCCTGTTTCCGAATCGATTATGAGAGCAACCCTGGCCATGATCAACCGCCCTTCATCTGCTCGAGCATCATGGCGCCGCCCTGGCTCCTTGCCTGCGAGCGGATGTCGGTCATGATGCCCATGACCTGGTCGTGGAGCGTCGGGTTCGACTGCTTGATCTTAATGAGCAGGCCCCTGCGCTGGGACTCCGGCATGGAGAGGAGCTGCTGGGCGTATACCTCGGCCTGCGCCCTGACGTCTCCAGGCGTGGCGCCGACGCTACCTCCGGGCACGCCGGCCGCGTCCCCTTCCTCAGGCTGCGGTCCGCCGTTGAGCTGCTGGGCCTGCTGAGCGGCCATCGCCAGCTGCTGGATGTTCTGAACCTGGGACTGCTCGGTGACGATCTTCTTCTGCTCGTCCATGAAGTCGATGTCCGCGACGGCACGGTAGGCGGTGCCCTTGGAGATGTCTCCTGCGGCGGCCGCCTGGAGGATGAGGCTCTTGCGCTCGATGTCGTCCGCCAGGGTGGTGGACTGCAGGACGCCGGTGATGGGGTCCCAGTGCATGTGCCTGGAGATTCGGTCGAGGCACCAGTCGATGAAGCCGTTGAAGCCGTCCACCATGAACTGGTACTGCTTTTCGAACACGCGGATCGCAACAGGAGCGGTCTGCATGGTCATCTTGCCCGTGTAGAGGTCCTCCGGGTAGCCGAGGGCGTTGATGAGCTCGGTCATGGCCTGCTGGAGGCTGTCCTTCGGAGAGAGCTGCTTGCCCTCCCCTCCGAGCATCTGGTAGTTGATCGGGTAGGGGGCGATCTGGACGTCGGTGATGTTCTTCCTCTTGCGCTCCACCATCGCCTGCATGGCGGCCACGAACCCCCGCATGGACGAGAGGGTGAGGGCGTCCTGGGCGTCGGCGTTCCCGACTGGGCTTGGGGAGATGACGCGGAATGGGATTATGTAGTCCATCGCGATCGCCTCGTCGTACCTGCGCATGAGCTGGACGTAGTAGGCGAGCTTGAGGTAGGGGAGCAGGGGCGGCATGCCCCAGCCGTACATCTCGATGCCTGCGAGAGCGGGAACCTTGATGTGGAGGAGGCTCTCGTCCTTGAACTTGAAGAGGGGGGTCGACTGTCCCATTCGCATGCAGCAGGCCTCGATGAAGTCCCACGGAGACTCGTCGATGTAGAAGCGGTCGAGGGGGTTCCCGGAAGTGATGTGGGAGACCAGCTTGTCCTCGTCGAGGCGGTAATAGTATTCCGTCTTGCCGGAGATCGGGTGGACGCGCAGCTCGATCCGCTTGGGGTTCCAGCGGCGGACTGTGATACGGTCCTCGTCTGGAGACGGGTAGTCGGACCGGTTGAACGTGACCGTGTCTCCGCAGCGGTAGCACTTTCCGGAAAACGTCATGGTCCTAGGGTCGAACCGGTAGTCTATCTTCCTGGCGTTGTACCGCGTGGCGCACTTCGGGCAGATGAGCCACCGCTCGAAGGGTAGGTATACGCTGGAGAATGAGTTTCCGTAGACGAGGAGGTCGTTCCCGATCTCGCCGAGCTTGTCGAGGAGCCGCAGCTTCTTGTCGACAAACCTCTCGTACTTGTCCTTGTTGTCTCCAGATGCGCCAGTGATCCCGATCTTGGTGAGGAAGTAGCGCACGACCCGGTTCGTGACGGATGCGAACGGCGGGGTCGTCGTCATCATGTACTCGCTGATCGTGAACGCGTCGTAGATGTTTGTCGGGAGGAGCGCGCCGAGCACGTCGTCGAAGATGTCCGGGAGGTTCTGCGCGTTCTCGCGGGATATGCCCGCCGCCCCGGTGGACCCCCCGAATACGCTCAAGAAGTTCTCTGTGCGTCCGATCATTAGGCCTCCGATATCCTGTTAGACCATCCGGAGCTCTTTACGCACGCGGGAGGCCTCGAACATCTCCGTCGCGCCGATGCCGTCATCATCACCCGAACTCAAGTCCGAAAGCTCGTCATCGACGGACGCGAGTCCGGCGAAAGACGCGGATTTTCCCATCGCCACATCGAGAATGTCGTCGATGTCGGCCTGTCCTATGCCTCGGGAAGTCATCGCCGATTTCTCGGGCCGCATGAGGTCCGGAGTCCTCGCGCTCGTGACGAAATTGCGTTTCTCCATCATATTCGCTCCTTTGCCATATTATACCGAAAGGCCTGAATATCCGACACCTTCTAAACCTCAACCGCCCCGATCTGCGTTTTCGGAACGCCCTGCTGTCCGATTCCGAGGTCGACCTCGCCGGTCGAGCCGTCCGTGACGGCGACGATGCGGTGGTAGAGCCCGGTCTGCTCATTGTACGCGTACAGCTCGCTCCCCGGTCCGGCCGATGAGGAGGACATGTCGATGACGAGGCGTCCGTTGACCATCCTGACTTCGTAGACGAATCCCGTCTGAGAGTCCGTGATGACGAACTCCGTGATCGACCCTCCAGCGGTTCCGGAACCTGATCCAGAGCCTGATCCATCCCATGTATCCGGCGCGTCCCTCGACACGACGAGCCTGCCGTTGGACACGGTGATCGCGTAGACGTCGCCGTATCCGGACGATCCGGTGTCCTCGATGAGGATGAACCCAGGCGGAGGGTTCGCAGGAGAGTCCCCTCCGTCCTCGACCACGAGGTAGCCGTACGCGTCGACCGTGAGCCTGTAGCCTCCAAGGTAGACGGCGTCCATCACGAGCCTTCCGGCCCTGACGACGTCCGCGGTAACGGTCCCGGCATCAACGGTGTCGGCAACGATGTTTTTCCGGAGCGCGACGAGGCGGTTGATTCCGCCAAGGAGAACGGCGTCCCTGCACCTGAGGTCGTACACGTCGAATCCGCCGTCGGACGACGCTCCGACGTCGCTCCACGAGTCGCTTCCGAACAGGAAGCCGGACGATCCCTCCGTGAAGTTCAGGACTCGGATGGCCCTTCCGCCGAGCCTGTCCATGGCGTCCTTCACGGTCGAGCCGGGAACTCCTGACGTGTTGCCGATTCGGGCGTCCTCCGACAGGTAGGATACGGTGAGCGAGTCTGTCGAGCTGATCCTCGACTCCGATGAGAGGTGCAGGGGCGTGGACTGCCCCACGCTGAGAGAGCCGCCCACGTAGGTCGTGCCAAGGCATGTCACGGATGACGCGCCCGAGACGAGGATGTTCGAGTCGGTGCTGAGGTTCTGCAGGAAGACGGCCTTGCCGGATACGCCTCCGACGTAGAGCTGCGTCTCGTAAAACTCGCAGTCGCCGACGCCGATGATGTACGCCTCGCTGACGCCGTCCGGGAAGACTGCGTTCGAGTTGTCGTTCCCCTTGTAGAGCCCCGGCATGAGGAGGATGACGCACCTTCCGGACTCGTCAGGGGTTACGCTCTCCGCCGCCTTGTGGAGCGTGCCGTACGGTGCGACGGCGGACCCGGACTGCGTTCCGGAGGGGACCTCCGTGTTGGGGTCGACGATGCAGACGTTTCCGATGCGCTTGACGACAGACTCGACCGCGGATGACGGGATAAAATCGACGCAGAGCTTCCCGTCAGCGTCGAGCATGGGTACGAACCCCTGGAACGACGACGCATCGTAACCCTCTGGGATGTTCGGGGTAGCCCCCCTGACGCCAAGCGAGGACAGGATGTTTGACGCAGTCGGCGGTTTAGGGACTTGGTTAGCCATCGCGCTTCCCTTTCTCCACGTTTGTTATTCTATGGACGCTGACGCGGCATCCAGGCCTTATGCCCTTGGCTGCGAGCAGTCCGCCCCTGACCTCTATGGCCGACACGTCTTCCGGTCCGTACGGGTATCTCTCAGGGTCTGACTCCTCCGCGTCCGGCTCCATCTCGTATGTCCGTGTGACTTTCCCGGACCTGTCCATGAAGAGGATGTCTATAGGCATGAGGCATCCGCGCATCCAGAAACATCCGCCTCCGGAGAGCCCCTCGAAGAGCATCCCGCAGACGCGTGGCAGCGAATCCTCGTCCCTGCCCATGAGACCGCGCCTTCGATCCTCGTCAGTCGAGGCCACCTCGAGAAGTAGCCTGGCCGCCGTCCTCCAACCTTTCGCGTCCGTTATCGTCGCGGCTCGCGTGATGGATCGCCCGGATCTGGCGTTGACGACGGGGGCGCCCTTCATCCTGGCTACGCCAGTGATCCTTTTCGTGATGTCTCCGGCCTTTCCGAACGCCATCGCAACCCCCGTCTAATCCTTGAGGCCTTCCGCCGATCCTGAGTCTTTCCGTGTGGCATCCTCGGATCCGGCTGCCGCTCCAGCGTCCGCACCAGCGTCCTCGTTCAGCGCGCGGAGGATGCCCTTCTCAAGGATCGTGTTGTCGATGAGCGTTAGTCCAGGAAGTGAGTCGAGCTGGTGCAGGCAAACGGACACGCGGCGCCTGAGCATGCTGTCGATGTTCGCCGTGTTGTTCTCGCCGGCCGTCGGAAGCGCATCCTCGGGCTTCCCTATCAGGTCAGCCAGGCTTACCCTGACGCTTCTCTCGGAAGGGTTCCTGTCGAACACGCAGGAGAAGATAGGGGGGAACGCGTCCTCTCCGTATCCGTCGCCGACGAGGGACAGGCGGACGAGCTCACGGACGGACGGGGCGAAGGGGATCATGTCCCTGTTCATGCCGACCGTTGCGAGGGCGATGGCGATCTCCTCCGCCTGGAGGGTCGTGAAGGTCTGGAAGAAGGGCTGGCCGTTCGAGATGGTGTTCACTATGTTCCGGAAGGCGTCTACCCTGCGGAAGAAGTCGCCCGTCCCCATGACGACCTGCATGGCGCAGATCTTGTCCATGTTCTCGGATGCCGGTGAGACTCCGAAATCGTCCCTGATCTCCATCTGGACGGTCACTGGGTCCCAGTCGAGGGCCTCCTCGCCGTATACGGAGAGGACCATGGCGTTCAGGACCGTCGCGTCCGCCTCCGGATTCTCCCACATCTCGCGCCATGCGGCCGAGTCGATTGACTGCTGCGAGACGAGCATGGGCTACTCCTTCTCCCCCTTGTCTTCCTTCTCTTCCTTATCGTCCTTCTTTCCGCTGCCGATCTCGATCTCCACGCCGTTGCCCTCGCGTTTGACGCTGACCTCCCTGCCGTCGACGGTCTCTTTCTCTACCGTCGCGCCGTTTTCATTGTCATCGTCATCGTCCTTTTCCGAACCGTTGGACCCGCTCATGGCGTCCAGCTCCTCGTCGTCCGGGATGTCCAGGCTGCCGTCCGTGAAGTCGCGGATGGCCCTGAGCAGGTGCGACGACTCGGGGGACTTCATGGAGACGATCGTGACGGAGAGCTTTTTGGGGCTGATGCGCCCGTCCTCAATCATCCCGTCGACCTTCTCCTTCGGCATGACCATCTCGAACAGGCCCCTCGGAAGTCCGGAAAGCGCCTTGGCAGACAGGGTCTCGCTCCCGATGGGGACGGCGTCGTCGATGACCTCCTTGACGGACTCCGGGGTGATGTCGAAGATGAGCTCCTCGGGCGAGAAGAACCGCTCGCCGTACAGGTCGTCTATGCCCATCGTCTCGTCGATTCCTGAGAGGGCGTGGAAGAGCCCCTCTCGGTTCGTGTCGAGTTCCTCGTCCGGGCACACGCAGACCTCCCTGGCGAATTTGCAGAGCTCGGACGCCATCTTGACCCTTCCCATCTCCATGAGTGTATTCGCCCTGAAGAGCATGTTCTCTGCGAGCGCCTCGCGGTCGGGGAACCCTTTGCCAGAGGAAAGGCGGACCTGCTCGGACGGCTCCACTCCGTACTGGGCGCACTTTTTCATGATGTTTTTGGCGATGGCCATCCGGCGCTCGTGGCCGTACTTGTACGCGTGCTCCGTGAAGAACGCGTTTGCCAGCTCAGCACCCTCCTTGTCGAACACGGGGTATCCATTATGCAGGGGGTCGCAGTAGCACGAGGGATCCGGCTCTTCATGGGCGGCAGTTTTCTCCTGCACTGATCCGGAAGCCTTCTCCATCATGTTTCTGACGTCATCGAAGATGCCGTACAGCTTGGCGGCCCGCTCGATCCTGGCCATGACGTCTCCCATCGCCGCTTCTGAGTACCCGCAGTCGGATGCCGTCTTGGCGAAATAGCCTGCGGATGCCCATGTGTTGGCCCTGTCCGTCAGCGGGAAGCGCCGGTTGACCGTGTCTGCGAACGCCGCGTCAGGAAGCGATTCGGCGTCCTTCGCGTCTACTAGGGCGCCGTTCCTGACGTATTCGGGGATTCCAGCCTTCTTCATAAATCCCCATAGCGTGCGGAAAGAGTTGTCTGTAGTGGAGTCCATGCTTGGTCCCTTTTTTAGCCGGGGGCACGCGGCCCCCATTGATTAACTCTAGTATACCAAGTTGGCCGTTTTTCGGTATAATGAGGCATGAACATCGTCTCTACGTCAGCGCTTCGCTATTTCCAGAGGTCCGCACGCGGCAGGGAGGGGTCGAGGGACTACCGAGCCGAGATGCGTGAGGACCCCTTCAGGAGCGGACAGGTCACATTCCATCCTCGGCTCGGGTTCCACCTGAACACGGTCGAGCGAATGATCTCGAAGCCGTGCGCGATGAAAAAGATTCTCAGGGACATGTACTGAGGAGGGATGGCTATGCCGGCGGTATCCAAATCACAGCAGCGCCTGATGGCGATGGTCCTCGCCTACAAGAACGGGAAGCTCAAAAAGGCTCCCAAGAAGATCAAACAGGTAGCCAGGCACATATCCGACAAAGGCGCGAGGGACTTCGCAAGGACCGGGCATGACGGGCTTCCGGAAAAGAAGGCTGAATCCGTCATCGGGCGCATGTTCGCCATGGGCTATCTGTCGGCATTCCGTGACATGTCCGCCAAAGGCTAATAACGCGCCGGGCTAGGGGCATGTGACGAACGCGCCTCCATCGACGAGGAAACGACCGTCCTCGACGATGAGGCCCTCTCCCTCGCAGTAGCAGCAGTCGCACGGGCTCGAACCGGATGATCCTGAACTTGAACTGCTTGCCTCTGGACTGCTACCGGGACTGCTACTAGGACTGCTACCGGGACTACTGCCTGGGCTGCTCCCAGCAGGACTGCTTCCAGCAGGACTGCTCCCAGCAGGACTGCTCTTCCCAGAGCTACTCTTCCCTGGACTGCTTCCGGAATGGCTGCTCTTCCCAGAGCTACTTACGGCAGGAGCAGATTGATGTGATGACTGGCTCGGTCCGGGCGGGCCTGGTGGTGGATTGCTTGAGCTGGCATTGTCGCCTGGACCGAGCACGCCGCAGTACCACCCGACGTTCTCAAGGTCTCCCTCGAACGAGACGGACCACTCGTAGTCTATCCGGGTTACAGCGATCCTTCCCGCCATCAGACCTCTCCCCTATTTCCCCTATTTCCCCTTCTTGCCTTTAGGGGATTTTTGGGCCTTCTCGGAAGCTGGCCTCCCAAGCTCGCTTTTCAGGTACTCGATCTCCCTCTTGAGCGACTCGATCTCCGCGCTGCGGGCCGACAGCTCCGCGCAGAGACGGTCGTTCTCGGCGTTTGCTGAGGCGAGTGCGCCCGCGGAGGCTGCGAGGTCAGCGCTGAGCTCGTTCGCCCTCATCCGCATGGAGGCTATCTCCGCGTCACGCCTGTCGCCAGACTGGATGATTGGACTTCTGTCTGGACTGACGGCCCCGTTCCGAAGGGGGATTGGACGGGCCGTTCTGGGAGTCCCAAGATTGATTACTCTTCTTGCTACCGTACCCATACCATTACGCCCTTCCGCGCTTCCCGTCGCATTGTGGTTTCGCGTAACGGAGGAGCTTGGACTCCCCGGCCCCGTTCACGACCCTGGCGACGATGCGGTCGCGGATTCCGAGCTCCTTAGCGATCGCCTTTATGCTGAGGCCCTTCGCCGCCCTCAGCGTGAGGACCTGGTCGACACCGACGCGATTCCATCCGTTTGATTTGACGATCTTGGAGACATACTCGTCCCTGCGGCGGATGGCCCTTGCGATCTCCTTGATCTTGAAGCATTTCCGCTTCATGTCGTAGACCGTGTCGAGCTCCTCCTTCGATGGGCTGAAGTTCGCGTACCCCTTCAGCGTCTCTTTCAGGACTTTCTTCCCTTTCTGCCCTTTCTTATCCATGCCCATCTCCTTCTCCTTCCCTTTCCCTTTCTGCGCCAGGCGGACCTCCAGCCTAGTACGTGAAATGCTCCGACCTGTTCTTCGAGAGCGGCTGTCCCCAGTCCCCGAACTCGACGCCCTTCGCCAGCCCCGGATAGGGCTCCGTGGAGTGCAGGCGGGATTCAGCGCCCCTGGCCACGTCCTCCTGCAGGCGGCTCTTCAGGTACGTCGTACCCAGCCTCGCGACCCAGTCGGGCTTCTCTGCGTTCGAGTCCTCGATGCGCTCCATGAACGGCGTGACGTCCGGCTCCGTGTCGTTCACCATCATCTGCTGGACCTTGAACTTCTTCAGCGTCTTGATGACGGACGGCGTGACCCGGGTTCCGATGGTGTAGTGGAGGACCGGCTGCTCCAGGTACTTGCCCACCGACGCGACCGTCGGGGCCACGACAGCAGATCCCTGCCTGGGCTTGAAGCCGAAGGACCAGCTCGTGTATGTCGTAACGTCGCCAGGGAGCCCGTCCCCGGCAGCGTCCTCGCTGTTCAGCTTCACGGTGTTCATCACTGTGCGGGCCAGGACCTCCGCGTTCCTCCTGTTGCCCTTCATGCCCGAGTCGCGGATGGCCTGCGTGAACCGGCTGGCCCAGTAGCGGCGCCCCTCGCCGATGCCCTTGTACTTGACGAGCTCGGAGGGGTCGATCACGCCGTCCGACATCTGGTCCCCGGCCTCCACGGTGTCCCCCTCCTTCACATCAAGGTCGTATCCTGGGGCCACGTAGTGGCGTTTCTCCTCGCCTCCACGGTCAGCCGTCACGTAGATGTAGGTGCCGCCCTGCGGGGCCTCCTCGATCTTCGTGACAGTCCCGTCAACCTCTGCGAGCGTCGCCCTGTCCGGGAAAACCTTCGGAACCTTGGCCAGAGAAGTGAACATCTCAAAGCCCTGGTACTTGCCCGCTCCGCGCATCTTCTTTCCGGAATTGCTCACGATGAGCCCGTTGGCGAGAAGGAACAGGTGGTCCTCGTTATTGACATGTATATCGTACACATGACGGATACCTATATCTTCCTGCGAGATTCTTCTGTAACCCCTATTATATTGGAACTCCTTTCCTGACGAACGCGCCTTTTCTACTATGGCCTCTAGTTTAGCCCTCTTAGATCCCGGAATGTGGATGTTCTCAAGGACGCGCTCAAGCATAGCGTTGCCCGATATCATGAATTGATACTGGTCGTGCTTGCGGTAGTATATGCCATACTCTTTCTCAACGGCATTTATCTCTGCTCCCGCTTTGCCGGTCCTTGTTATTGATGAAGACTGTATTCCGAATCTAGAGAGCAGCAGATCCTGAATGCTCCTAATAAGCTTGAGGCTTGTCGAGGCTATGGCGATCATCGCGGCCCCATTCGATGCTTCGCAAACCGATCCGTCCGTGGCTATGAACCCGCCGAGAAGGTCTGCGACTGATTTGTTGCTCCACCTGAACGCTACATCAGGAACGTCTTTCTCGTGCGCGAACTTGCCGTACATCCCTGATTTGATGAGATAGTTCTTTAGCGGGTTTCCCTTCTTATCCTTTGAATCAGCTCTTATCATTGAAATCCGGTGGTAGTACCCGTCATGATACTTCAGCTTATTGATCCTTAGGTTCATTGGGAGAAGGTACTCGTTCAGCTCCTTGATCTCCAGCTGATCCGAACTGGACAGATGTACGCCGTTAACGCTTTTCGTGTAGCAACCGTTGCCGATCAGCATGCCTAGGATTCTCGCAAACGGCTCGTCCATAAGTCCCGTATCATCGAATGATGTGACGGATTCCGCGATAAAAACCTTCGCTTTTGATCCGATTTTGACCGGACTCTTTCCAGAGGACATCAGAGGGGTTGGCTTATCTCCATATGATGCAAGAATCTTATGGCTGGACGTGCTATCTATTGATATGTCATTAAAATCAGACCTGCACCTGAGTTTTCTGAATGTCGTTCTTATACACGGCTCAAATCCATTATCGAACGTATCGGTAACGATTACAGGGGACACATGCCCATTCCTGTCGCTACCCATCACCATGTCACCGACTTTTATCTCCTCTATTGGCTTAACGGACCAATCCGCCATGCGAACAAGCGTCCCCTCACTTAAGCAGTGCTTGAAATTTAGTGCCCCCTGGGCAATTCTTTCGGCGAAAGCGGAGGCGGCGTTGGTGCCGAGGTTGTACCCAATTGGCGGGAATCCGCCGGTCTCCCGTATGCCGGCGCACTTGGAGCATACGCCGTCCTTGCAGCCGCATGTGGCAGGGGATCGGACGACGATCTCGTCGTGGCGCTTGTCCTTGCGAAGGTCCGAGAGGACGCTCTTGGTGATTACTGTCCCCGCGTCATATCCTGCGGCCGGTCTGGCGAGGACGGCGCCGATGTTGTCGTCATCGTCGACCTTCACCGGCAGCCCGCTATCCGTTCCGCAGTCTTCCTCCGTGATGACCTGTGCGATTGCCGATGCGCTGAGTAGCTTTCCGAACGCACCTCCCTTCGCCGTTGCTGATTTAGTCGATATGACGCCAGCCCTCGCCCCGAAACTTCCGGCCCAATACTCTGCCGGGGAAAGGCCCTCGGCGTATGAGTGGCGGATGAACATGGGGACCATCTTACCTGACGGGTCCGAGTATGTGCCCGGAGTGGAGACGAAGGAGGCGAGCTGGACCTTGTTTCCCCTAGCCTTGGACGCAACCTGGAGAGCGAGCTGGTTCCTCCTTGCCATCTCGGAGGCCAACGTCTCGTCCATGATGCGTGAGTTGGCATTGTCGTAGAGCTTCTCGACCATCTCGGACTTCTGTGCGTCCGTGAGGGTGGGGTCGGAGCGGATCTTGGCCTCCGCGGCGTCGATCGCCTGGAGGATGGGCCTCTTGTCGTATGCGGGGGTTAGGTCGGATAGGCGGATCGTCGTTCCCGTGTCGAATGACGCCGCCGCGCCGATCTCCATGAGGCGCTTGGAGACCTCCGCGTAGGAGCCGGGGTCCTCCGTGGCGATGCGGCGGAGGACGGACTCGATGCCGTCGGAGTCCATGACCCTCTCGTAGTCGCGGAACTTCGGCGGCAGCGCCTCGTTTACAAGAACCTGTCCGACTGTGGTGATCATGTCAACCCTTAGGCATTAGTGCCAAGTAAACCCCTTCGCGCTGTCATATCCCTTGATGCGCTTCCCTTTGATCTTTTCGAGCCTTTTCGCAAGGTCTATGGCCTTTCTGGAGAGCTTAGTGGTTGCGCCGGGTACCGTCGTTTTCGCCATTTCATCAGCGAGTTCCTTTTCCAGTCTCGTTACGTTACCCGACATGTCCTGCGCCATTTTCATCTGGTTCAGCCCCATGTCGCCGAGGGCCTCGATGACCGCGGCCTTGATCGCGTCCTGACCGGCCTGAGCGGCAGGCTGGGCCGGCGCATCGGCCGCGATGCCCTGTCCGTTCGCCCCGATCTTCTTCGCGAGCCCGAGAACCTTCGTCACGATGTCCCAGAGCTGCGAGAGGGTAACCGTGATGGTCGGCTCGGGAACGCCGGCCCCTCCGGCCCCGGCGGCAGCTCCGCCCGCTCCTGCGTCAGGTGGCATTCCGCCGAGCATGCCTGCAGTGGCGGGGTCTACTCCCATTGGGGGGACGCCGCCCATCGCGGCCATCATGGACGGGTCCATTCCAGCCATGGCAGGGTCCATTCCGGGCGGCATTCCGCCTGCGGCCGCGGGATCAACAGGGGCTACCTCGGGCGGCATTTCTCCGGGTGGCATACCGGCGGCTTCCGGCGGCATACCGGCGGCCGCAGGGTCTCCTCCGGGGGGCATCCCGCCGGGGGGCATCCCGCCTGACATGTCGATGAACGCCCGCTTCAGCTCCTGGGCACGCTTGACGAGATCGGCCTTCGCCTCGTCCAGTTTTTTCCAAACGTTTTCCGTCATCTCTCGCTCCTTATTGGTTTCGCCCCTCGTCTTTAACGCGGTCCGAAGAGGCCCCTGACGATATCCACTATTTTACCAAAGACGCCTGTTCTTATCTTCATGCCAAGGGCTGGATCCATCATCGCACGGAGACTGCGCCCTTTTGCTTCCCTGAAACGACCTCCTCCGTACAGGACGCCGAATCCCGTCGAGTCGTCCCATCCGGGGTCTCCAAGATCTTTTGACATCGCCATGAGACCGTCGAAAACCTTCCGGACAGGGCATCGGCCATCCTTCCTGGCGCCAGACATGATGATCGCGCAAAGCCCGGTCGCTATGGCGGCCGAGAACGAGGTCCCGTAAGCCATCTGTATACCGCCCGATAGGCCAAGCACAGGAAGCCCGTCTCCGAACGTGACGAAGTCGACCTCTCCGGTGCTGGAGAAGGAAGCGCGGTCACCGTTTTTCGATACGGACCCAACGCATAGCGTTGTCCCCAGGGCGGCTGGCCAGTTGACCGGGCCACCGTCATTCCCCGCCGCGCATACGACGGCTATTCCGGACTCTCTAGCCTCACGGCAGGCCTCCTCAAGCTCGGACGGGCACGAAGACGTCCTTGCGAACCCTAGCGACAGGTTGATGATGTCGGCGCCCATCTCTACTGCACGCCTGATCCCACTGGACACGGTAGCAACGCTCCCCACACCTCCGGAGTCCAGCACCTTGATGAAGATACGCGTCGCCTTCGGGCAGAGACCGGTTATCCCTCCTCCTCCGAACAGGATGCTCGAGACAGCGGTGGCGTGCCCGCACGAATCCTCGTGTCCGAAGAAATCGTCACCGCATCTCGGCCCGTTCGACAGGAGATAAGGCGGAGGCGTCCCGGAGTCCAGGACGGCGACACGGACGCCTTCCCCGAGAGACAGACCGTCTACACCCATGGCCATCCTGTAATTCATCCCGTCCCCGCTAGAACGCCCTGAGTATGAGCTGGCGCGTGGCCGGGTTGACGGCCCGGATGAAGAACTTCTGGTCGTCTCCGATCCCCAGGTACCTTTTCAGCACGCCCGCCCTCTCATCTGGCAGGCGTGACGCGATCGCGGCGAAGTTGCCGTCGATGTTCGCGTGAAGCCTGCGCCTGTTGCAGGAACTGCACCCCTTCTTCGAGTTGATGTCGATGTGCATCGCTGCTATCTGCGATTTGATTGACGCGAACTCCGGCATGAGGGAGAAAAACTTCTCGTCCTTCACCGCCCTCTCGATGTGCGTACCCCCGAGCATGACGCTCGGCTTGCTCGTGTTACCCATTCGTTCCTCCTCTCTATAAGGTCAGTCCACCCACCAGTCGGACTCGTTGAACTCGCTGGCCGGGTAGATGTAGCTCGCCCGCGAGGCGTAGGCCGCGTGCGCCTTGTACGTGTCCACGGCCTCGTCCGGCACGTAGAAGCGGCATGTCGAGGTGATGCTCGTCGTGTTCGTGAGCTGCGTGGCCGTGCTACACGGTGGGTCGGTGGCGAGGAGCTTAATGCAGCGCACGCTGATGTTCTGCCACGGGTTGTTCCCGAAACCGCCTACTCCGGAGTTCGACACATTGATGTAAACCCTCAGCTTTGCGTCATACATAAACGACCAATTGCCAACCTTGCACCCCTCAGGCCTGAAAACACATACGCCTGTGTGCGGTGAGTTAAACCTCTCAAGGCTGGTGCATTGTCTGAAGCAGTCTGCCCCGAAGGACGACAGGAGCGGTGCGTCGACGGACACTAGTCCCGAACACCCGGAGAACACAGAGGACGATAGAGTTGTGATAAGGGGGATCGATACGGATGTTACACCAGTGCAGTTCTGGAAAACTGCACTGCCGCCGAAGCTGGTTAACGAGTCAAACGACAGATCTCCTGTTAACCCTGTACAACCGTAGAACGCGCTACCGCCGACCGATGTCACGTTTGGCAGGCTGACTGACTTAAGGCCCGTGCAGCTGTAGAACGCGTTACTGCCGACCGACGTGACGCTCGGCAGGCTGACGGACCCCAGCTTATCGCACCCCCGGAACGCCTGGTCCGTCACGCCGGTAACGTTCGGAAGCGACACAGAGACTAGTGATTTGTTGTTATAGACCTGCTGAACGGATCTCGTGAACTGGCTCGTGACGTACCCCTCGGGGTCCTCGAGCGACCACGGGTCTCCCGTTATGCCTGCGCGGAACCTCACCCTGTCGACGGCCTGGTTCGCAACGATCTCCGCGTCCGTCAGGATCCTGTCATAGACGCGTATGCAGTAGATGCGCCCGACGAGCGGGCCGTCTGTCGACCCGACGGACACGCATTTGGTCGTGAGGTACGCCTTGTTCAGCGTTGTTTTCGCCTCGGTCGATCTGACCGCGTTGAGGTATACGTCGGTCGCCGTGTTGGCCGTCCCGTAGGTCATCGTCGCTGTCTGGACGCGCCCGTAGGTTGCCGTACCGGTCGCTTTCTGCGGAGACGATGAAAACGGATTGATGAGCACGGATGACGAGGCCCCTGTGATCAAACCCTTACCCGTATTGGTACTGCCGCTGTAATTGTCCCGGACGAGGTACATGGTCTGGTTCGACGTGGACAGTGTGTGGCAATCCTGCCTATAGACGACCTCCAGGGTCCGGAACTGGGAGGCGGGGATGTGCTTGTTCGCGGCTGTCGCGCACTGCGAGAACCCCATGTTCCGGATGAAGTTCGCCCCCCACCGGAACGTCGACCCGACGGTCAGGTCGCGGTCGCCGATCAGGTCCTTCCATTTCGTAGCCGAGTCGTCGTGCTTGCCCTTCCCGGCGTTCCACTCGCCGTCCCACATTGCGATGAGTCCGTCGGTGACGTACGGGATCTTCGACCCGGACACCATACCGCTTCGGTTACCTATCAGCATGCAGCACCTCCCTCCGCAGAGAGAGATGGAGAGCAGAATGGAGATGGCGGTGATGGCGTTAGACATTGGATCTCCTGATGTCGGGGCCCGGAATTAGCGGCGTTGAGGTTACAGATCCCAGTATGGATCCGGTAACGCGGTCGTACATCATGCCGACAGACTTGACCCTCACGGGCTTCAGGTCGACGATAGCGACCCCGTCCCGGATATGCACGTATGAGTGGATCCTGATCGTCGCCCGCGAGTACATGCCTTTCCCCGTTCTGTTCGCTATACCGAAAAGTGCGTTCGCACTCCCTACGTTCCAGGAGTTCGTCCGTATTGCAGTCGTGGAGCCGTCCCACCATACGGCCTTCCGAGCCCCAGCCACGGAATCGTCGTACGTGACTTCCAGAACGTCCTTCTGAACCGCTCCCGCTCCGCTTATCCACGGTGAGTAGAAATCGTTGTTCCCGGAACCCGACGGAATGACGACGACCTGCTGCCTCGACAGCGTGTCTGAGTTCCTCCTGTGGACAAGAGCGAGCGAGTATGTCGAGTTGTCTGTTCTCATCCCGCCGCAGAAGTAGCAATCCGAAAGGTTTATCCTCGAGTACCTCACCGTCAGTTTGTCTCGCGAAGTTACAAGCGGGAGCAGGATGCCCTGGTTTCCGTCCGACTGGAGATACTCGACCTGCGAGTCGTAGGGCATGCGCTTGCCTGAAAGCATGGCGTTGCGGGCGGCTAGCACGGGAAACCTCCCGATGTGGCACGCAATCTGCACACACACACACACACACACACACAGCAATCAATGTGCCAATGGTTTTACGCATGAGTCCTCCTATGATTTGTCGGGGCCGCAGGTAAGGTCGCCGTTGCCGAAAAGCTGGCCGCTCACGCGGTCGTAGAGGTAGCCGGAGGTGCCGACGCGAACGGGGACAAAATCTCTTAAACTACCGAGCGCGAGGTGCGATATTCCGCAACCCGCATAACCGTTAATCGTTCCGGCGTTATTAAGCCCGCAAACGTAAATGGTGCGTGTCCCACTCCGTGAAGTTTGCGGTATACTAACCGTGTTAACAAGCACATCGTCACGGTAAACCTTCGCGGAGCTTCCCGTGTAAACAACGCGGTACCAATGATTTGCGATGCCATAAACCTGCGTGTCGGTACGGCGCCCGCCCATATCGACATGAAGCTTGTACACCCCGTCGCTGTTCGCCGTCCCCGCACCGGTCAAAACATAACCAGCCCCTGCGGAACTAAGATCGCGTGCCCCGAACACTACCGCGAACGCCAATTTAGACCGCTGATACCATGTAACGTCGAACGCCATCTCGGTGTCCCAAGCGACACCAGTGTCAACATACGCGCCGCCCGCGCCGTAGACGTACTCCACCTCGGCGTCGTACGGCAGTTTCGCGCCCGCAATCATACCGCTTCGGTCACCTATCAGCATGCAGCACCTCCACGCACCTTCTTCCGGACCTACCGGGCTACTCCTCCGAGTAACTCCACACGACGGATGGAAGACCGGCGACGAAGTCCGCCATGGTTGGCGGTTCCATGTCGCCCGACTGCACGGCGTTGAGGATGGCCAGCGCGTAGGCCATCACCTCGTCGCGGTGGGCCACCCAGTCGCGCGCGTCCTGCGCCCACCGCCCTACCTGCGAGGTGAGATAGGCGTCGGGCTCGCGGGTGGTATATCCTCTCGCCTCGCGCTCGGCCAGAAGGTGCCCCTCCATCGCGGCGTCGTAGTCCTCAATGGTTGGAGATGGGTCGTCCGCGAGCGTGTACACGTTCACGATCATATTCAGGCCTGGATCGAAATCCCAACCGGTATGGTCGTAGTGCTTCCCTTCCGGGGCGTCGTCAGGAGGCTGGTTGTTCGCCTTCGGATACGCGCCGAGCATTGCCGCTTCCGATTTTGTCGGGTGTATCCGCATCCTTCCGCCGACCATCACGGGGAGTTTGAGCTCAACGGGGTAACCATCTACGAGTCTGTAGTAACGTTCTGTCATGG